TATCCTTACTCTTCACCTACCAAGGTAGGAGTTATGAAGCAAACTTAAAGTATGGTGTTAGGGATAACACATCGAGTAGTTCAGTATTTTGTTGCTCAAAAGGTAACGAAGCAGGTTGGCGAACCACTACTTGAAACCATCTACGAACCAAACTCAATTTGCCTGTTAGTGCAAACTATAAACAAAAAGAGCAAAAGTGTTCGTCAGTTGCAAACGAAAGGTGCGTACATAGTAGGGAGTTGTTCCTTGCCACGATACCTCCGCAAGAGGTCTGTGATTCTTTCGAAAAACTTCTAACACCGCAAGTGTGAATCTGTTCGGCAGAGTAGAAGAAGCGGAGTAAAGAGAGAGTAGTTTGTAACTTTATGAGTGGTTGGCTTAACCAACCCGCATTGAATCGGTACTACCCAAAAGGTAGTGGAAAAGTTGGGAAACAATAATCCAACGAAAGCTGGTTCTTTTACGTGAGTATTCTCATCCGTAATAATATAAGCGAGATTGGTGTAACGATAGCACACTCTACATCCGTAGAGAAGAGGAGGTTTGATTCCTTTGTTTCGCTCCACAAGCGGTGGAAGTGTTACGGTAGCATACCGGCCGTCCAGGTCGGATGAGGTGGTTCAATTCCATCCCACCGCTCTAAAATAATTTAATTAAAAATAAAAAAATTACATATATATTATTATAAATAAAGAAATGAAAACTCTTAACCTACATACGATTACTTATCAACCGATGTCAACTTTGGCATGGGTAGGCAATCGCGTGTGTGATTTTAGTTCGAAAGGAATTAAAACACAGTTAGGGGTAACAATATTAAATGATGTAGACTTGGGATAAAACCAAACTACATACTTAAATTAAAACAACCCCTGACTTGTAAAAAAGTTAGGGGTTTTTTTGTTGGTATAGCTTAATGGTGAAGCGCCCGGCTGTTAACCGGAAGATTATAGGTTCGAGTCCTATTACCAACGCAAGAATAAGTTCTTTGACATAATGGTGAAATGGTGGGTTAGCTCAATTGGTAGAGCGCTTGGCTTACATCCAAGAGGTTTACAGGTTCAAATCCTGTACCCATCACAATAAAATTGTTGTTTGAATATATAAGTGTATATTTATAGGTATAACACTAAATAGTTCGAAAATGAATAAATGTAATGAATGTGGTATTGATATACCAAAAAATAGAAAGTTTTGTTCAAATAGCTGTGCTGCTAAATATAACAATAAAGTATATCCTAAAAGGACAAGTGGAAGAACAAAACCTAAATGTAAAAATTGTGATGCTGAATTAAATAACTATGTAAAACAATATTGTAATTCAAAATGCTGTGCGGAATATAAAAGTAAAACAATAAGTTTACCAAAAATATTAAATGGTACATCTACTAATAATTTTGCACTTAAAAGGTATCTAAAAGATAGTGTGAAAAATGAATGTTTTGATTGTGGAATATCAGCTGAATGGAATGGTAGACCACTAACATTACAATTAGACCATATAGATGGTAATTCTGATAATAACAATTTGAATAATTTAAGATTACTTTGTCCAAATTGCCATTCACAAACTGAAAATTATGGTAGTAAAAACAATGGTAACTCTCAAAGAAAATATAATAAAAGAAATGTTTATTTAAGAAATTACAGGGGTTATGAATAAACTACAACAAATACTCTTGTGGACAAAAGGTAAAGTCACCGGTTTTAGACACCGGGTTTTATAGGTTCGAATCCTATCGAGAGTACAGGTAGTTCCCGATGCTACATATCAAAATCGGATTTGAACGGGGAGTTAGGCTGAATTGGTTAAGCGCTAGACTGTAAATCTGGTAACCTGCATGGGTAGGTGGTTCGAATCCATCAACTCCCACAATTGGAACTTTGGTATAGCTGGTGCGTACGTTGGTCTGAAAAACCAAAGGAGTGTGATTCGATTTCCACAGGTTCCACCACAAGAACTCGTAGCTCAATTGGTAGAGCACTACACTTTTAATGTAGGGGTTTTGGGTTCGATTCCCAACGGGTTCACAATATAGAGTAGTATATCAATGGCTAGATTACACGTTTTGGGTGCGTGAGGTTGCAGGTTCGAGTCCTGCCTACTCTACATAGGAATATAGCTCAATTGGTTAGAGCACTGACCTGATACGTCAGCGGTTATAGGTTCGATTCCTATTATTCCTACAATACGAATTATCCCCCGTTCCAGACGAGAAAAAAATGTGGTTTGAATCCACTACGGGGGGATGTTCGTATTATTCCTACACTTTTTCAACTTTTGGGTAAAGGTCCAAAAATTTTTTGGAGGTAATTTTTTCAGTTGGAAAGTAAATACGCATCTATGGTGAAATGGTATCATAACGGACTCCAACTCCGTTGTTCTGGGTTCGAATCCTAGTGGGTGTGCAATTGGTTCTATGGTGTAATGGATAGCACCTGACACTACGGATGTCAAAGTTGGAGTTCGAGTCTCTATGGAACTACATAAGGTGAATTGCCCGAGAGGCGAGGGGGTGGTCTGCAAAACCATTTACATTGGTTCAAATCCAATATTCACCTCGGTGATTGTCGTCTAATGGTAGGACAAATGTTTGTGGTGCATTCAATAAGGGTTCGATTCCCTTCAATCACACCAGATTGCGTGGATTAGTGGAAAATAGCTATCTCTCATAAGGAAAGCCAATTGGGTTCGAACCCCGAACACGCAACTTTTATTAAAAAAATTAGGAATTGTGAAATAAATGTTGTATATTTGTTTCATAAAATCTAAAAGTAAAATATGAAAAAGTTACAAATCAGTCTAATAGGTATTTTCCTATTATTAGGGTGTGCAAAGGAAGAAGCACTAACACCAACGATTATTGATTTACCACCATCTGTATTAACAGAGGATGCAACCAATGTTACACTTAAATCAGCATTTATTGTAGGTAAAGTAGAAGATGTACCCTATGCACCTACAATTGAACGTGGATTTATTTACGCAACTAATCCAGATGTTGGTGGATATGGTACTACCATTAAATTGGATACAAATGTTACAATATTTAAATCACAACTAACCAAACTAACACCAAATAAAACCTATTACTATAATGCATACGCCAAAAACAAATATGGTATTGCATATGGTCAATTAAAGAATTTTACAACTGGTGATTATATACTACCAACTTTAACAACCGATAGTTTGGGTAATATAACTCTAACATCGGTAAAACTATATGGTAATATTACAGATGATGGTGAAACACCTATATTAAAGCGAGGATTTTGCATTAGTACCAACCAAACACCTACAACTACCGATAGTACATTCAATACAGGTGATGGTATGGGTGTATTCAATTTAGTTGTAATCAAACTAAAAGCAGGAACAAAGTACAATGTCCGTGCCTTTGCTACAAATGCTATGGGTACATCGTATGGTAAAGAACTTTCATTTTCAACATTAGAGTATAAACTACCTACAATCCAAACAAATCCTGCAACGGATGTTGGATTAGATGTGGTAACATTAAGTGGTAATGTAAAAGATTTGGGTAGGGGAGAATTGAAAGAACGTGGTGTAGTTGTATCTAAATCACCAAAACCATCGGTGGAGGATTTAAAGTTCAAATCATCAGTCACAGACTTGGGTGAATATAAAATAGTAGTTACTAAATTGGAGGTAAATACTAAATACTATGTAAGAGCATACGCTCAAAATGAAGCGGGTATTGTATATGGTGATGAAATCAATTTTTCAACATTAGATTATACATTTGCTAAAATATCTACCAACGATATTGGGAATATTTCATTTAAGAGTGCAAGAATTGGTGGTGAGGTTACAAATGAAGGTAATACACCTGTAACTGAAAAGGGTGTGGTTATTAGTAGAGAAAAAACACCTACAATTTCAGATAGAAAACTTATATATGGGAAAGGTTTGGGTGGATATATGGTAGATGTAAATGAATTAATACCAAATTCAACCTACTATATTAGAGCATATTGTATAAACTCAAAGGGTATAGTATATGGTGATGAACGCAATTTCAGAACATTGGATGATACACCACCACCGGTATATGTAGCACCAATAGTACCTACCCCACCAACGGCATCATCACCATCTACACCATTTGTACCTGGTCCAATTGTAACAACTCCACCACCATCTCTATCGGCATTGCCGGAGTATATGAGTGTGCCAGATAGTAGATTTGAGCAAGCACTAATAGATAGGGGATATGATTTTGTTTTGGATGGGCGGATTAAAACTGCACCAATTGCAAACGCAACTACCATAGAAATCCTAAATCCTATGGGTATTGTAAGTATCAGAGGTATAGAGGCATTCCCTAATCTACAAAGGTTAAGAATTATTCACAATGAAATTAGTAGTGTTGATTTATCCAAAAATACTAATCTGACTTGGGTTTCACTTTGGGATAATAAATTGACAAGTATTGATGTAAGTTCATTATCAAAATTACAATACTTTGGTGCAGGGGATAATGATATTGTAACATTTGATGTTTCTAGAAATCCAAATTTAACTGAATTGGATTTTGGTAATACAGAAGGTAGAACTGGATACGGAACAACCAGAGGTGTAACATCAATTGATATAACTCACAATCCAAACCTGCAACAATTGTATATGCAAAATAACAGATTGACAGCTTTAAATTTGAGTGGCAACCCAATGCTTAAAGGACTTTGGGTGCATGATAATAAAATTGAATCATTGGATTGTACAAAAAATCCACTTTTAAGTTGGTTTTTAGTTTGGAATAATAATTTAAGATATTTAAACATTAAAGGATTACCATCTATTTTTATAGATAGATTATATACTTATAACAATCCAAATTTATCGGAAATTAGAGTTCAAAGCGTTCAAAAATTATTACAAAAAAAATCCGATTGTGGAGGATGTTTTAATGTAGATAGTTGGACAAAATATGTAGAATAATTTGGATATATAAAATATTTTTATTATATTTGTAATACTAAAATAAGTTGCTCGAATGTTGGAATGGTAGACAAGAAACACTTAAAATGTTTTGTCCGTATGGGCGTGTGGGTTCAAGTCCCTCTTCGAGTACAAAGATAGAAGTAAGATGCACCTGTTGCAGGCAACGTAAAGTAAGATTCACAACTTGACTGGTCGTTTCTTCTTATGATGGAAAATGTGAACATCATAAGCTATCTTTAATGGGGATTTAGTTCAGTTGGCTAGAACGCTTGATTTGCATTCAAGAGGTCGTGGGTTCGAATCCCACATTCTCCACTTTGTAATGATTCGAAAGAATGACGGAACGGACGCTATGTATGAAATGGAAACTTTTGAAGCTCGTATAAAGGAGTAGATAAGACACAAACCGTACAGACATTACAAAAGAAATATGCCGGTGTGGCGGAACGAATGGGAAGTACAACCATTAGACGTACCTATACTAGTATGGTGGTGTAACCGAAAAGGACATCGTGTGAGTAACCAATCTCTCCACCGGCACCTTATTGGACTTGTAGCTCACTCGGTTAGAGCAGTTGACTCATAATCAAAAGGTAGTAGGTTCGATTCCTACCTGGTCCACAATGAGTAAGAGATACTCAAAGTCTTCGAATCAAGACTTAAAGAATGATTCCGCAGAAAGTCTACGGCGCGAGTGGGACTTCGTGGGAATAAAGGAGAGTGACACACCTCCTCCCAGTAGTGTTGACTGTTTTTATGAGGGATGCCTCGCAGGTTTTTGGAACAGAAGAAAAAACCGAAATAACTACTCACAAGTAATCTCAATGTGGGGAAATAAGCAGGTATAGCACAGAGGTTAGTGCTCTGGTCTTCCAAACCGGAGACGTCAGTTCGAATCTGACTACCTGCTCAATTGGGAGTATCGCATAGTGGCAATTGCGGCTGACTGTAAATCAGCTCTCTACGAGTTCGGAGGTTCGAGTCCTTCTACTCTCACCAAAAATAATTCCGATAAAGTTTGGAATTATGAAATTAAATACTTATATTTGTAAATGCTCCGTTCGTCTAATTGGTTAGGACATCCGCCTTTCACGTGGAAGCTTACGGGTTCGAGTCCCGTACGGAGTACAATGTATCAAATGTGCAGTGAAAGTTGATGTAGGCATACATTCAATGAGGTGGGTTCGAACCCCATTTACTAATTCCTTATGGTGGAAACCAAGTAACTGATAACACATTATAGCCGATTGGGTTGTGCACCTCGTCCGAGAAACCCTAATAGTTCCTAATAGGCCGGTATGGAACTGATACATAATTTGCTTCCATAGCTCAATTGGTAGAGCAACGCACTTGTAATGCGTAGGTTATTGGTTCGATTCCGATTGGAAGCTCAAAACAAACGAAGACTATGGTGTAACCCCATGGTATATAAAATCTAAAATGGTCCTGTTGAAGCCGGAATAGTCATACAGGTCAGGAGAGAGTTACTATAAGCAGGGAGTAATTAACCCAACGTGAAAATGTAACCACCAATAAAATGGTTATGATGTGTAAAAGGACACAAAAAGTTTGTTTTAATTTAGTTCGTTGGTGTAGAGGCCCAACATGCTTCCCTGTCACGGAAGAGACCACGGGTTCGAATCCCGTACGAACTGCGAATTGCTCGATGGTGTAGCGGTAGCACAACTGTTTTTGGTGCAGTTAGGGTAGGTTCGAATCCTGCTCGGGTAACATTAAATAAAAATATTATGAAAGAATTAGGAATGTCTATTATGCTTTTATTCAACACATTGGGTGGTTCAATTGACCCAAAGTTTAGTGATGAAGCACCTTTGGTTGAAACAATAAAAACTGAAATCAAAGAATTACAAAGAAAAATTCAATGGGTTGATGCAACCGATGAGGATTATGCAAGTAAGTATGTTCGTATAGAAAAATTATCGAAAGATATTATAAAGAAAAAAGAACAACTTAAAAATATGGAGAAACGTGCCAAACTTAAACAAAAGTGGGCATTGGAAGATTCATTAGAAATCCGTAAGAAATATCCACCAATCAAAATAGAATCGGATACTTTAGCATCAGAACAAATATAGTAAAAAGGAGAGTTGGCAGAGTTGGTCTATCGCGACGGTCTTGAAAACCGTAGCCTGTAACAGGGCCGGGGGTTCGAATCCCTCACTCTCCTCACACTTGGAGCACGAGGAACTAACATAAAAGGAGTGCTTAACCCATAAGTTGATTAAATTCAACTATAAGGTTTCCAGTGAGTTAGTTCAAATCTGGCCCCATAGGTAAAGGGATATACCGTCGCTCTTCTAAAGCGAATTTCCAAGTTCGAGTCTTGGTGGGGCTACCAAATAGAGGGTTGGGTGAGTTGGCTTAAACCAGCAGTTTGCTAAACTGTCGTGGGGGTAATACCCTACCAGCGGTTCGAATCCGCTATCCTCTACATTTAATATAAATTGATATTTATAGGTATGATAATACAATTGAACCCAACAATACCTATAATTCGTATATCAGATGGTATGAAAGGTTACGCATTTATGTGTATAGATTACTCACAGGAGCACGATTTATATTTTACTTGTGGTATGGATGATGGTGAAATATGGGTATTAAATAATAAAGAAATAAGGTTACAGAATAATATAACATTCGGCAGACCTTAAAAATTGTGGGGTGGTGAAATTGGCAGCCATACCGTACCGTCTCTACGGCGGGGATAAAGAAATAGGTAAGTGATATGGGGTAGACCACCAGCCGGCCGGCATAAGTGTTACTTACTGAATCTCCCTTTGCAGGTTCGAATCCTGCCCCCACAGCAATTAAACCAAACAAAATGAAACTACGCAAGATATTAAAAGAAATACAAAAGACACCATATCAGTATGGATGTGCTATGTTATACATAGATTTTGATGAATCTATATTGACAAGTACAATTAGTAATGTTGATGTATATGATGATGAGAATGGTCACTATGGTTTAGAAACAGAACCACACATTACATTACTATATGGTCTACACACAAATGTACCAGATGGTGTGGTTTCTCAAATTATCAACCAAGTTCCGTTTGGTGATATTAAACTAACAAACCCATCTATTTTCGAAGGTAACCCAGATTACGATGTATTAAAGTTTGATGCAAGTGGTGAAGGATTACAAAGAGCAAACGAACTCTTAAAAAAACTACCACATTCAAACGATTATCCAGAGTATCATCCACATATGACGGTTGCTTATTTAAAGAAAGGTAAGTGGCAACAATATACAAATAAGTTTAGAGAAATGCAATTTGAAGTTTCACCATTATATGTTATTTATAGTAAAAGCGATGGTAGTAAACACAAATTTAAAATAAGGTAAAGAATATGAAAAAGGTATTCAGAAGATTAATTGACAGAAAGAAAGTAGAGTTAGTAACATATATATCTGAATACCTATCTACGAATGATGGTATCGAAATCTTAATTGGATGCGATTCACAAGTATTCAAAACAAAAACAATCTATGCAATTGTAATTGCACTTTATACTCCCGGCAAAGGAGCTCACTTACTTTTCACTCGTTGGAACACAAATAGAGAGAACTATTCAGGTAATCGTTTGATACATGAAGTATGGTCTTCTATTGAGGTAGCAGAATATTTAAGAGAAGCGGGATTACCAAAGGCAACATATATTGACGTAGATTTAAACCCAGACCCACAATTCAAATCAAATGAAGTGTTCCGTCAAGCAGTAGGAATGGTGGAAGGAATGGGTTACAAATGTAGACACAAAGGAACAAATGCGGCAGTAACATACGCAGCAGATAGTTTAGTAAAAATGTACTAAACTATTTGTTCTTTTGGTTTATATTTCGTATCTTTGTATAAATTAAACCAATAATAAGTTGTATCAAAATATATTTTATCAAAAGGGCAAAAACAAAGTACATTTGTGGGATGACCTTACAGGTTATCACGTTTTAGATTTTAAACCATATGCTTGGAGACCTGACCCATTTGGTGAAGCAACATCGTTAAGTGGAGTTAAAGTTTCTAAAACATATGAGTTTACAAAAGATGACCCAAACCTATTCGAATCAGATGTTCCCGAAACAACTCGTATATTAGTAGATTTATATAATTCAAGCGATATTCCATCGGTTGGACATGTTATAATGACATTTGACATTGAGGTGGAAATGTTATCAGGTCTACCGGATACTCAAAAAGCAAAGAATGAGATTACTGCAATTGCTCTACATGATAGTGCAACTGATATTTACTATGCTTTGGTTTTGGATAAGGATGATAAAGTTAAAAACACTACTACTGGAAATAGGATTGTTAAATCATATAGTAACGAAAGAGATTTGTTAAGAGCATTTTTAACAATCTATGAAGAAATACATCCATCCATTATTACGGGTTGGAATATTGATTCGTTTGACGTTCCATACCTATTCAATCGTATTACAAATGTATTGGGTAGGAGTAATGCAACTCGTCTATCACCTATTGGGGAATGCTTCTATTCACCATACAGAAATCGTTGGAGTTTTGCTGGAGTTAGTGCATTAGATTATATTCACTTATATAAAACATACACCTATACATTAGAACCATCATACACCTTAAATTATATAGCAACTAAAGAGTTGGGTAAAGGTAAGTTGGAATATAAAGGTAATTTGGATGATTTATTCAGAGAGGATATAAACAAATACATTGATTACAATATAGTAGACGTTGAGTTAGTGGTTGGTTTAGAAAAGAAACTACAATTTATAGAACTATGTAGAGCCATCTGCCACGCGGGACACGTTCCGTATGAGGACTTTGTGTATTCATCAAAGTATTTGGAAGGGGCTTGTTTAAATTATCTTAAACAAAAGAATTTAGTAGCACCAAACAAACCTGCGGATAGACGAGAGCGGATGCAGGAAATAAATGATAATAATCAAGAGAAGTTCATTGGTGCGTATGTTAAAGAACCTATCGTTGGTAAGTATGATTGGATTTATGACTTGGATTTAACATCTCTATATCCATCTATCATTATGACCCTAAATATCTCACCTGAAACAAAGATGGGTAAGATTGAGAATTGGGATGCAGAAGAATGGATTAGGGGTACGGATAAAACCTATGATGTAACATCGGAAGGTAGTACAGAAACTTATAGTAAAAGTGAAGTACAACAAATGATTAAGGAGCACGGATTGGGGGTAGCCGCTAATGGGGTTCTGTATGACCAGAGTAAGCCTGGACTTATTGCAGATATTTTAGATTTATGGTTTTCACAAAGGGTTGAATTTAGAAAATTAGAAAAGCAATATGGTGAAGCGGGTGATACGGAGAAATATGAATTTTATGCTAAAAGGCAGTTGGTTCAGAAGATTCTTCTTAACTCTATGTATGGTGTTCTTGGTCTTCCTGCCTTTCGGTTTTACGATATTGATAATGCAGAGGCAGTTACGATTACGGGTCAAACTGTTATTAAGAAAACGGCAGAGATGGCAAACATTAAGTACCAAAAAGAATTAGGTACTAAAGAAGATTACAATGTGTATATAGATACGGATTCAATCTATATGTTAGCAGAACCATTGGTTAAACATCGTTTTCCAGAATACAAAACATTTGACGAGAAACGTATGGCTTCGGTGGTAAATGATATTGCAGAAGAAACACAATCATTCCTTAATAAGTTCTACGATATGTTAGCTGAAAGGTTCTTCTTCATATCAAAGGATAAACACAGATTTGAAATTAAAAAGGAATACATTTCCAAAGCAGGATTTTGGGTAGCAAAGAAACGTTACGCTCAATGGATGATTCTAAAGAATGGTATTCCTTGCGATAAGTTGGATGTGAAAGGATTGGATGTAGTTCGTTCATCATTCCCTAAAGCATTTCAAGACTTTATGAGTGGTATCCTACGTGATATTCTAACAGGTAAAACCAATGAGGATGTTGATAGGGAATTACGAGATTTCAAATTGAGTTTATCTGGCTTGGATGCATCACTTATAGCAAAGGGTGGAGCAGTAAAGGAGATTAGTAAGTATGATACTAAAACTTTGGATAAACGAATAGGTGCATTTGAAAAAGGAACACCTGCACACGTTAAAGCAGCAATCACATATAACCGATTACTCAAACATTATAATTGTGCATTTATGTATGAGCCAATTAGGGATGGTGATAAGATTAAATGGGTTTACCTAAAACAAAATCCATTTGGATTGGATACGGTGGCTTTTAAAAACTATAATGACCCAGATGAAATTATGGATTTTGTTAAAAAGTACATTGATGTGGATAGGATTTTTGAAGCAGAGTTGGAAAATAAGATGAATGACTTTTACAGAGCATTGAAATGGGAGAAGGTAAACCACGCAGAAAAAAAACTCTCACAATTTTTTGGTTTCTAAATTAAATTTTCGTATATTTGTAAAAATTAAAACAATAAATTATGAACAAAGTAAGATTAAATCGTTTCATTCAAAAGTATAATTTGGCTGGACTTATTGAAAGTGTTGCTTGGAAAACAGATGGTAGTACATTAACTACAAAGTTTATTTCCGATGATAAAACTTTATTAGGTGAGGTTGAATTAGCAAATTTCACATTTGATACCGCAGAGTTGGGTGTTTACACTACATCAAATCTAAATCGTATGTTATCCGTAATGGGTGATGATATTGAATTAGAGGTTGGTAAAATGGAAGAAAAAAGTATTTCATTAAATATCAAAAGTGACAAGACAAAAGTAAATTATCAATTGGCTGAATTAGCAGTTATTCCAGCCGTACCTGATTTGAAATCATTGCCTGATTTTGATATTCAAATTGAATTAGATAATGCATTCATTGACCGTTTTATCAAAGGTAAAAACGCATTATCCGATGTAGATACATTTACAATTCTTACAGAGAAGGGTGATTTGAATTTGGTATTGGGTTATTCAAATGTAAACTCTAACCGAATTACATATACTGTACATTCTTCGTATGGTGCAGAAGTTAAAGCAATTTCATTCTCCGCTAAATATCTCAAAGAGGTATTGGTAGCAAACAAAGATGCAAATTCAGCTAAATTACAAATTTCAACACAAGGATTAGCACACGTTGCATTCCAAATTGATGATTTTACATCAAAGTATTATTTAGTTGAAGTTCAAGCTGGAGCATAATAAATTACATATATGAAATTTTGGGATACCGAAGAACCGAAGGAGGTTTTTAATTACGATGAGATGAAACGAAAGTTCATTGAGAACTTGGATTATCTCAAAGAAATGTCCGTTGAAGAACAAACGCTTTATAAAAAGTGGATGGAATGGAATGCGGATTTAAAGACAACGTTTCCTAAAAAATCATATTTAGGTCAATTCTACGATGTATTGTGGAGACCAACTGATATATACGATATGGAGCTAACTCTGAAAGAATTGGATGAGTTAGACCCATATGTGGAGATTGTTGAAGAAAACCCAAAAGAGTCAACTCGATGGACGGATATTCGTAGACTTATTCATACGATGGAGTTTTCAGCTAACCCAGGCCGTAATGTTAAAATCTATGCAAAAGATAGAAAGACTAATAAAATATTAGGACAGATTTGTTTAGGTTCTGATATTACATCATTAGGTGTTAGAGATGCATACATTGGTTGGAGTAAAGATGATAAGTTTAAGAAGGGTAAATTGAATTGTACTGCTATTGCAACTACTATCGTATCAACACAACCATTTGGTTATAACTTTTTGGGTGGTAAACTAATCGCAGCATTAGCAACCGCACCAGAGGTACGGGATTATTGGAAACGTAAGTATGGTAATCCATTAGTTGGTATAGGTACAACATCCCTATATGGTATTCACTCACAGTATAATGGTATCCCACATTTCAAAACATTAGGGGAAAGTAAAGGTAAGATTTCTACAAAGCCAGATGATTCGGTTTATGACCCTTGGCATCAATGGATAAAAGAAAATCGTTCAGAGTGGTATAGTAAAAATATCACACAAGAACGTGAGAGAAATGGTGCTAATATGGGTTATGAAAAGAATGGACCTGTAAGTGGTATTAAGCAAAAGATTATTCAATCAATCTATAAAGAGTTGGGAATTAAATCAGATGCTTATGACCACGGATTTCAAAGAGGTGTATATCTCGCTCAAATGTATGAGAATGGTAATGAGTTTCTATGTGATAAAATTACAGAAGATGAGTTGGTATTGAAGGATAAGTTTAAGAATGGTATTCAATACACAATGGATTGGTGGAAAAAGAAAGCCAAAAATCGTTACATTAAATTATACGAAGAAGGTAAGATTAAGCCAGAGGTTCTATTTTATGTAGATGCAATTGGTATTAGTTGGGAGAAAATGAAAGAACTTTATTTATCAGAGGTAGGAAGGTAATATGCAATTTTGGGAAGGACAAATAAGTAACGAAGCTAGACGCGTATTGGTAATACCAAATATCACCAATTCCTCTAATATAGAGAAAGATTCTTTTGTGGATGTAATTTATAACCACATTAAAGGATTGGAAAGTTATGGTGAATACTTTTGGAATATTATACTACCAAAACCCGTACAAAAGCTGAACTTATTAAATGTAAAGCAGCACATACTACCATTCTCTGGTGATATGATAAAGATGCGTACATATCCACCCGATATGAATAAAGTGTTGGAGAATGTTGAATATGATGTAATTTATTCCCATTTACCAGATTGGCCGCAAGTGGGTAGATATAAAAACTCATTTGATACCAAAATCATTGGTTACGCACATTGGTGGGAGATGAAATCATGCAACGCAGAGGATAGAAAGAACAAATGGAGATGGATGCCGATTGAGTTGTTGGGTGTATCTCAAATGGAAACTTGCTTCTTAAATACACAAGACCAAAAGAACAGAGTATTGGAAGAAGCTAGTATTTGGTATAGTGATGGATTTGTTAGTAATTTAGATAAAATACTTACAGTATGGAATCTTGGTATAGATGATAGTAAAATTGTATCTACACCATCTAATGAAAAAACTAATACGATTGTATTCAACCACAGAGCAGCAGCTTATAAAGGGTATCCATCTTTCATTAAATTGATGGAAGAGTATAGAGAGAAACGGCAAGACTTTAATGTATGGGTGCCACAATTAGATGGTACACCCGAACATAGTTGGATTGATAATACGAAAGTACCAAAGCACGAATACTATAATAGATTACAAAATTGTTTAGTTGGTATTCAAATGAGGCAAACTAACTATGGGTGGAGTGTAGCAGCTACGGATTGTATGATGAATGGTACACCAATGATTTATCAGGAATCAGATTGTTATAGAGAAATCGAACCCGATGGTATGTTCTTCAAATTCAAAAAGGATTTATTTGAAATGTTGGATAAACTATTGGATAACGATGGGTTCAGAAAAGAAAGAGAGGTTATGGCTATAAATCGTTGTAGTGAATTATCAAAAAACAATGATGTTATGTTACAAATATTGCATAATAAATTAACAGATAAACAATAAAATATAATGGCGTTTTTTGAAACAGAAAAAGTAGAGGATGCATCTTCAAACCATAGTTTGTGGGTGGAAAAATACCGTCCAAAGGTATTAAATGAATATATTGGTAATGAGTTATTGAAAGAAAAAGTAGAGGGCTATTTGGAGAGAAACGATATACCACATTTATTACTTTATGGTAAAGCTGGTACTGGTAAAACTACATTAGCTAAAATCATAGCAAACACAATCAAATGTGATTATATGATTATCAATGCATCGGATGAGAATGGTGTGGAAACTCTACGTGTTAAAATTAAAAACTTTGCAAGTGGAGTTGGTTTTGGTGGTTATAAAATTATCATTTTAGATGAGGCAGATTATTTAACACCAAATGGTCAGGCAATTCTTCGTAATGTAATGGAAACATTTAGTGCACATTGCCGTTTCATTCTAACTTGTAACTATCACGAAAAGATTATTGAACCAATCATTTCTAGATGTCAAACATTTGCGGTAATACCACCATCAAAGAAAGATGTTGCAGTTCATGTTAGTAAGGTATTAACTAAAGAGGGTATTGCATTTGATATTAAGAATTTGGCAGAGATTATTAATCAGTATTATCCTGATATTCGTAGAGTTATAAATACTTGCCAACTACAATCATCGAAGGGTGAATTAAAAATTGATACTCAAACTTTGATTCAATCGGATGTTAAATCCAAATTAGTTGATTATTTGAAAGCTAGTGATGATAAACGTAATACATATCTAAATATCAGACAATTGGTATTGGATAATAGATTAAATGATTTTACGGAGTTGTATGCATATTTGTATGAAAAGGTAGATGATTACGCAGCTGGTAATACGGCTAGTGTTATTCTATCATTAGCAGAAGCTCAATATAGAGATTCTATGGTAGTAGATAAAGAAATCTGCTTTATGGCAGGAGTTATAGGTATAATTGGAATTATTAAAAAATAAATTATGGAAAACACAGAAACAGCAAAACCTATTGGTGATAGAGTTTTAATTGAGATTGAAAAGCAAGAAAAGACAGTTGGTGGTATTATCTTACCAGAGACTGCACAATATGGGGAAAACAAATTGGGTAAAGTAATATCAGTTGGACCTGGTGTATTTACACAAAACGGAACTCGTATCCCTATGACTTTAGAGGTTGGTAACAAAGTATTACTACCACACAATAGTTATGATACACAAACTATTAAGTTGGCTGGTAAAGATTATATTTTATTGCGAGAGCAAGAAGTTTTAATGGTGATACGATGATAGGTGGTAATTTAGGAAAACCAAACATATCACAAGCAAAGGATATGGCTTGTGCAAATTGTGGAGGTGATACTTTTGCAATTGGGTATAAGTTTAAAAAGATGAGTAAATTACTCACAGGTGCAGCATCGGATGAAATTATCCCATTTGAAATCTACTTATGTGTAGAGTGTGGAGAACCATTAGAAGAGTTGTTACAACCCGAATTAAGAAAACCAAAAGAAAATGGCGAAGGAAAAAACCCGCTTGGGCTTATTTGACCACATATCGGCAATAACGGAACATCAGAAATCTGATTATTTCAATACAATATCCGTAGAGGATAAAAAGACTTGGACTAATTATCTTATTTTTCGTTACCTATCAATGAATTATGAATTTGTAGAATTTTTGGCTGAAATACAACCATTGGTTGAGACATTAGAGGCTGAACAATTCTACAAAGTTATGATTGATGTAATACCAAAGAAAAAATATTATCTAAAATACATGAAAGGTAAAAAATCAGCTGATTATGAAAAATGGTTAATTGAGTTGGTAGCAAAAGATAATCAAGTATCCACATTACAGGCAGAAGAATATTTGGATATTCTATATTCTACCAAATATGGTAAAACTGAAATACTAAACCTTTGTCAAAAATACGGAACGCCTGAAAAGGAAATTGCTTCCTTAAAACTTAAAATTTAATATCGTTTTATGATTTCTCCTATATTTATTTATGGGAGAAATTATGAGACTAATTACATCAATATTGTTGGTGCTATTACCTATTATGGGTATGGCACAAAGTACAGAGCCAGTTTTTGTTGAGAAAGTTGTTAATAGCGTTCAAATAGGACCTTTAACCGGCAACAAAAACCTGGCTTTTGGTGTAAAAAATATCTTACAAGAATTAGTACAAGAGAACCATCCTTTGATGGAAACCATAGATGAGAACACAATCGTTCTCAAAACAGAAATCGTTTTCTTCGATATTCTAACAACCAAAACAAACATATCAGTTTTTCATTCAGATGAAACTGAAGTAGTTATACGAATAAAGGGCACACTTTACAAAAACGGCAAGAAATTAAAGCAGTTTTTGGCAGAAGAAAGTTCATCCGAAGTATCTACCAGTACATTATTAGTTAATGAAGGTGGTCAATTCAATCAGCAATCAGCCAGAAATGCTATTAAAAAGACTTGTGAAACCTTAATCAAAAAACTATTATAATGAAAAACTTATTATTCGGTTTGGTGTTGTTTTTAACATCATTTATGTCTTACGGACAACTTATCATTAACCAAGAAATCATCAACTCAAAACCTTACAGAGTTGGTGATACACTAACAATGAGGTACAATGTTGTTAAGGGAAGTACAAATCCAAGATACCTATGGATGCGCTACCAATACTCAAACAAACACTTACAAAAGTTAGGACCTACTGAATTTTCACAAGGACAAACTGCACAAAACTTTGAAGCAACTTGGCCAAATTATATGTTCACACAAAATCCTACAATTGGAGTTGGTGAATTGGATAAACAATATGCTTCAACACCTTGGAATTATTCACCAAATAACGATTGGATAGTAAAACAATTTACAACACAAAGAGCAGATGCGGTAATTGATGGTTTATGGGCAACCGAAAAGTTTATCTTATTAGAAAACTCAACATATCAAGGAATACATAAATTGGATTTGGCAACGGCAAACGGAACAAACGATGCACCAATTATACCGATTGGTTCGCAAGTTCTTCAATTATCATTCGCAGATGCAGATGTAAAACACGTTTCTGCATTTAGAGTGAAAGTTGGCTATCCATCCAATTTTGATATTTCATCATTATCAGTTCAAATACAACCACTAAATGGAGATGGTAGTACAAACTGGGGTGTTCCACCATTAGCAAAGAAAGCATTAAGTGGTGGTGGTATAGCTGATTTTGCACAATTTAATATTGGTGATACATTTGGTGTCTATATTGTTCCAACATTTGGGGCAGCTTATTTAAACAATGTAGTAACGGTTACAGATGCGTATAGAGCATTTTTAGCAGTAACCGATGTTGGATTAAATGGTACATCATCTATATTCCAATATCCTGCAATTGAAAAGGCAATTGGTAATGTAACAACTGGAGATACTGATTTTAATAATAATGATGCATATTACTTATTTGCCTATATTTTAGGACAAGATGTATCATCAAAAGCAAACATAACTAGACAAGCTGCAACATCGTTAGGGTTTATATCAGCTAAACAAGCGGTATATCCTAATATTACACCTGCACAATCTAACAACGTAGTTAATATAACAACGGCAAATCAAACAGAGTTATTCTCTTATGCATTTAGTGGTGATTTAGACTTCTCACATTCATCTAATCCTGGTCAACCAATATCTGCAAATAGTACAGGTGGTCAAACAACAATGAATAGAACCATTGCTAGTAGAGGAATATATGCAAATCAAGTAGCAGGAACCGCAACTTTAAGTTTAACATCTAAAATTGAAAACAATAAGGTGATACTAACTGGTAATTTATCACAAGAAGGATTAGCTGGATTGGAAGTTATTTTAAAATATGATAGTTCTAAATTAACTTTAGATGGTATAGTATTTGATGCTGGTTCATCTATAACTAACTTTTCAACAAACAAAGATGGTAGATTAACATTTGGTTCTATGGACCAAATCAAAACTGCAAGAATTAAAACTGGTACACCATATAAATTAACTTTCACATCAAACGTTCCTCTAACTAATACCGCTGGTTTATTCTATACTGAATTATCAGATGCGGTAGATGGAAAAGGAAATAAGTTTAGATTAAATGTAGAGTAATGAGAAAACTACTTGTTGTAATATTAATATTATTATCCAGTAGTATATCCATAGCACAATCCATTACACAACCTGCCTCTAAAAAGTTTGAATTAAACGTAAGTGGGCAGGCGTGTAGTGGATTTGTTTTGAATGGATTTACTTCTACTGATATTTTATTAGCATCAATAGGGTTTATCAATCCACCAACGGGTACAACTTTCAATTTAACTACAACAACTGGTCTAACTCCAGCATCTGGTTTTACTTTAACGGGTAATAAAGCTCGTTTAGTTTTTACAGGTACACAAGCAAATATAAACAACGCATTAGCATCCTTAAAAATAAATACTGGTGCAACTGCTGGTAATGTTCAAATATCAGTATCGGCAACCTTAAATCCAACCGGTTTCTATTACAATCCAATCAACGGACACTTTTATAAACCTGTAACAACTGGAGATACTTACACTGGAGCAAGAGCTGCATCATTACTAACAACATTCAAAGGACAGACAGGATATTTGGTAACAATTACTTCTGCCGATGAAAACGCTTTTATATTTGCCAATGTTCCTCAAGCTAGTATATGGTTTGCGGCAACAGATGAAGTTGTTGATGGTAGATGGGTAATTGATGCAGGACCTGAAAAGGGAACTGTAATGAAAACCTCAAACGGACAAAATGCCGGAAACATTGTAGGTGTTTATAATAACTGGGCACCTGGTGAACCAAATGGTAGTAATGGTAGTGAGAACTATGCGGTAACAAATTGGAATGGTGCATCAACGTGGAATGATTTATCAAACAATTGGAGCAACCCATACATAATTGAATATGGAACTTGGACTAATCCTGATTCACAAACCTTTACTAATTTCTATTCAGCAAATGTAATAAACCCCATAGATGTACCATCATCAAAGGTTAATTTTTATTTTGGGGGTGGTATAAATCCATCGCAATGGTCTGTAAAAAATTATACAGCAAACGGAGCAACGGCAGTTAGTACAACAAATGGTTTAACTTTGGGTACAAATGGTAGTGTAGTTAATACAAGTGATTTTGTTAAAAGTAAAACCGATATGGTTATGTATTTATCAAAACTACCAGCAGCTACTTTAACAAATCTATATTTTAGTGTATTGACAGTTGGTGATGCATATTTGGCATTTCAAGAGTTGGCTAATAGAGGATTGAGTGGAACTGAAAGTAATACATTTACAAATGGGGTTCAATTCTTAAATGCGGATGTGGATGGAAACAATGTATTTAATGAAATAGATTCATATAAAATATTACAAAACGTAATAGGTGCAGTACCGATAGTTTCTACTTGGAGTGAAGATAATTTATTTAGATTAATAAACAAAAGTACATACGATGGTATAACGAAATCAAATTGGACATCGGTAAATAGACCATACAGGGCAAACTTTCCATTGGCGGTTGATGCCACTGTAAATGATTATGTGTATAATGTGGTGGTAGCATTAAAGGGAGATGTGAATATGTCACATACGATAGCACAAAATACACAAGCTACTGCAAGTGTAAATCGTACTATGAACTTAACTATACCTATGGAGGTTTCTACATATGTATCAAGTGAAATAGTTGGTGGTAAAGTAGTGGTAAGTGTAAAAGTAAATACATTAGGGCAATCACTAAAAGGTATTCAGTTAAAACTAAACTATGATAGTGATGCATTAAAATACGAAGGTACAGAATATACAACTACCGGAAACCCTACAAACTTTTCAAACGATAGTGGTAAGTATATAAACTTTGGTTCTTTGATTTATAGTGGAAACGGATTGTTGGATGATAATACAGAATACAAAATAACATTTATACCATTAATCGGTATTGGAGGTACATTAGGTTTAACATCAGTTTCAGCAACAGATGCGGTAAACAAAGAAGGTATATCATTAAAAGTAAAGATGAACTAATGAAAAGGATACTATATTTATTTTTGATACTATTGGTTGGGTGTAGTGGACCTGAATTGGTAATGCCGGAAGGATTATCAATTGATGATATATTTAGTGTAAGTGAAAGTAGTGTTACAAATGGAGAATCTCTACACTTTGATTTACCAGAAAAAGGAACTTATACATTAACTTTAATAGACAAAGAAAGTGGACAAGTAGTAGGTAGAGATAAGTTTATTGGGCAAAGTGGAGAAAATGTAAGAAAGATTTATACGAAATCGTTACAAAGTAGATATTTATATCTGTTATTGGAAGATGTTGCTAAAAAAGAATTAGGAAAAACAATAATAAAAATAAAATGAAAAAAATAGTAGCATCAATATTGGCAATTGGATTGTTAGCATCTTGCCAAAATGAAGAATTATTCGTACCAACTCCAACCGTAGTAAACGAAAAATTACAAATAGTTGGAAATATGGGTATTAGAGTAGAAACACCATTCGTAAAAGATGAGGTTTCTATGAACGTAAAAGCAGAAACTGCTGGAAAATATATAGTAAAGATATTAAACATAGAAAATAAATCAGTATCAAAAGAAGAGGTTGATATAAAAGCTGGAAATAACGTATTGAAAATATACGCAAACGCTTTACCATCTTCTGCATATAGAATTGCTTTATTTGATATGGAAGGAAACGCATTAGGAATAGCAGATTTTAATAAATTATAATAACAAATTACAAAAACAAAGATTATGTCAGAAGAATCAAACGATGGAACAATGTCAGGATTAGTTAAAACACTAATTGGGACAGTAGGAACAATAGTAACCGCAGGCGGAGCTTGGTTAGGTTCACAAATGTTCGGTGGTGGTGACCAGCCAGCAGCAGCTCCAGCAGCAGCTCCGGTAATTAACATCCAAAACAACCAAACTCAACAACAATCAGCTGGTGGTAAAACTATTATCATCAACAAAGGTGGTGAAGGAAATGGTTCAGCTAAACCAGCTCAACCTGCACCTGCTCCAAAACCTAAAAAAGAAGCAGACGAGTTCAAAGAGAAGCCAGCGGCTTGGTAATATATTATGGAACAACAAACTCCATCAGGATTTAAGGACCTACTAAACACAATGATGAATAGAAGGTGGTTAATGACATTAATTGTCTTAATCACATTCATGCTCACAACATTTGGTATTCTTATTTCTATTCACGCAGATACGGTTGTTGGGCAAGAGTGGAAAGAATTATTACTTTTATTATTAGGAGCATTCATTGGTTCTTATGGTAAGATTATAGATTATTGGTTCTCTGATACAGACAAAGATAAAATGTTAGTTCAAAAAATGGACGAGGAAGACGGTGTATCCTTATCAAACACTGGCGCAGGTTCTGCACCACAAAATGATGAAGCACACCATAATATAGATTAATTAAAAATAAGGGGAGTAACTATGGGTTTTTTTAAAGATTTGTTTGATGATGATAATAACATCAACGAAAAATCAGTTGTAGGATTTGCATCATTCGGAATAATGGTGGTTGCAATAGCAGTTGATTTAGTAACAGGATATATGGGTAAGGAATTACTTATCAATGAGTATATCTTTAATGGTTTCTTAACCATCACATTGGGTTCATTTGGTATAGCATCGGTTGACAAGTTTGTTAATAAGAAAGCCGAAAATGATAAGCTAAATCATTTGGATAGTATTAAGCCAGAACCAATGAAGGAAGAAGAGGAATTAGGATAATGTATTGAAAAGGGAAGAACGAAAGTTTTTCCCTTTTTTTATATACTTATAGGAAAGAAAAAACTATAAGATATGAAGAATATATTTCTAATTTTAGCAATGGGATTATTGACCTTTATTGCAAAGGGACAAGTAGTTGGAAAAACTACTACTGAAAACTACAAAGCGAGTTTTGAAACAAAAGTGGACATAAGCGAGTTGATGGACTACGATGGTCCAACAATTCCAATTCAAATCTTAAAATGTGGAATTAGTGATGAAATTTTGGAACAATATCCGGAACTTAAAGAAAAGAAGGTGGGTCTTGGTGTGGCGAATATATCTATGGAATACCTTGAAAATCTCAACCGTTTTACTTTTACAGAGGACAAAACCGAAATCAAAAATAGAATGGTTAAACAATTTCAAGCTTCTCAAGCGGGCATTTCCCAAGATAAGTTAGATGGTAGAGGTAAGATTAGATTAGCACATTATTTTGTATCTATTGAGGTATATGATTTCTCTATTAGTGAGGATGAAACAATCAATTTAAAAGATGGTGTTAAAAACAAAATGGTTACTCGTTTAGGTTTACAAGTTCGTTTCACAGACGCAGAGACAGGCGAGGTATTTGGAGCATCTGGTTTAGGTGATGCAACTACAACTCGTGAACTATCATTATTGAACGATGATAATTTATCAGATGTTAAATTTAACCAATCAACAATCGGAACATCTACAAAGAAGGCATTAGATATTGCTTGTGCTCGTATCCTTTTAAGAATGATTAAAAAGGGTAAGTTCCAAAAATAATAAATTATGACAAGAAAGGAAGCACTATATAACTCAAAATTAGCAGTATTAGCGTATTCAAACAAAGACCAGATAAATTGGGATGAATTGGGATTATCGTTAGTAAAGTGGATTGAGAATAAAAAATCAGATACACAAGGATTTGTGGCTACGAGAAATAAAACTATATATGTAGTTTGGAGAGGTAGTGAATCAAAGAAGGATTTCCAAAACGATGCTTCAATTGATAAAGTACCATTCATTGAAGATGGTGAGAAGGTTCATATTGGATTTAAATATTGTTGGGAATCAGTAATAGGTGATACTTACGATGCTATTGATACTGCATTAGAAAACCTACAAGGTGAAACTACTGATATTGTAGTTAGTGGGCATAGTTTAGGTGGTGCAGTAGCAACATTATATGCATACTCAATAAAGAAACACTTTCCTCACTATAATGTTAGTGCAACAACTATTGGTAGCCCGAGAGTTGGTAATAATGTGTTTAAAGAAAACTATGATAAAAGTGATATAGATACTTTACGAATAGTACATAACAACGATTTAGTAACACATACACCATACATTAGATTTTATCACGTCAATCATCAAGTAAGATTAGATAATAATGGTAATAGATTGAAAAATGATAAATCACTAAAATCATTTTGGTTATACATAAAAGCACTATTTTCAGGTAAAAATATAAAAGACCATATGAGTGGTGGGTATATAGAAGCATTGGAAAATTGGGTAAATAAATAAAAAATGCCACCAATAAGAGTAACGTTATATCAAGATGAAGATGTGTTAGTGGAATGTGATTATCTACATAATCGTAGCAAGGTTGCAATGCACATAACTTTTAATGAAGATGTATGGTCACATTCTTTTTTTAAGAGAATGATGTATATATATGTTGGTATACTTGATAATTTTAAAAAAGAAGGATATACCGAAATATACGGAGCACCCCTAAAAGGTAATCTTAAAGCAAAGAAATTAGCAAAGATGTTTGGATTCAAAGATTTTTTTGAAAACAACGATTTGTATTTAATGAGAATGGAAATAAATTAATAAACTAAACAAAAAAACAAAAATTATGGGTGGAGCAGGAAAAGCAATCGAAGACGCATTTGTAGATGCGGGAAATGCAATTAACGATAATGTTATTAAACCAATTGGAGATGCGGTAGTAGATGCTGGCAATGCAATTAACGATAATGTTATTCAACCAATGATTGGTGGTGTTAATACCGCAATAGGTAGTGTTGAAGATGCATACAATTATTCAGTAACATTTGCAACTGATACAGCACACAGAGTAGAAAGTGCAGCCAACACAGTAGCAAGTACTACGGAAGAATTTGCAAAGGTAGGATTTGATGTAACTCAAAATGAGTTCGTTCAATTATCTAAACAAGCCGAACAACAAATCGTAGCAGGTGTTGAAATTGTAGCAGCAGGTGCAATATCTGCATACAATTGGGCAGATGCAAATGCTTGTAGATTAGGATTAACGGCAGCAATCTCTATGGGTTGTGTTGCAGCATTTACACCTGCACAACCTGCTGGAGCAGCAACTTCAACTACATTATCATTGATGGCTACGCCGGTTCTTTATGTTGCAGATATGGCAGCTAAAATGGCAGTATCAACGGCAATGGGAAATATAGTGGCAGATGGGTTTTTAGCAATACCTGGTGTTGGTGGAAATGTTGACCCACAATTATTAAGAAACGTATGTTCAAATTGTATCTATTATAGTTTAGATTCAGCTGCATTATGGGCAACGCCTGCTGGAGTTGGTATCGCAATCGGAGCTGCAGTAGCACCAGTTGTTGCATCTTTAGTATGTACTAGAACTTGTCCAGATGGGTTCAGTAAAGCATTGGGTGCATAGTATAATTTAACAATTTCGTAACATACGAAATGGTATTTTAATAAGATAGTTTCCTACTTATTGTTGAACTAAAAAAACAATAATGAGGAAACTATTTTTATTATCAATTCTGTTACTTTCACATCAAATTTTCTCTCAAAACCTTTCAGGTAAAGTAAAATCAAACAAAGAAGAACTTATAGGTGTAACAATTTGGCTTACCAATAATACAACAAATAAGAAAGCAGGAACAACATCTGATATTGAATCCAAATATCAATTTACCAATATAGCAAAAGGAAACTATTCAGTAAAAGCATCTTTTGTTGGATATAAAGAATACAACAAAGATATTACAATTGATACAACAACTAATTTAGATATTCAATTAGAAGAGGATACTAAATTGTTGCAAGAAGTTGTGGTAAAGCAAGTTGCAAAGAAAGAAACCGCATCTGCACTTATCAACACACTTAAAGCATCTTACATTGTAGCAGATGGTTTATCAATTGAATCAATAAAGAAAACACCAGATAGAACTGTTGGTGATGCACTTAAACGAGTTAGTGGAGTAACAATCCAAAACGATAAGTTTGTTTTAGTTAGAGGTTTAGCTGATAGATACAACTCGGCTCTACTAAACAAATCAATCCTACCATCAACCGAACCCGATAGGAGAGCATTCTCATTTGATATTATCCCAACATCACTTATAGATAATATCATCATCAACAAAGGAGCATCTGCAAACTTACCGGGTGATTTCGCAGGAGGTTTGGTACAAATTACAACAAAGGAAGTTAGTGGTGATTTCCTTAATATATCATTGGGAGGAAGTTGGGGTTCACTATCAACTGGACAGGATTTTAGGTTGGTAGACCCTATACAATTCCCAAAAACATTTCCATCAACAAATACATTCCGAATTGGCAGTAATGGTGATAGAAGAGCATACACAAAACTAATAGGTTCACCACAAACTGAAACATCAACATCTATCCCAAACTTAAATGGTAGTTTATCATTTGGTGTGGTGAAAAACAAATGGAACATCTTATTCAGTTCAACTGCAAGAAATACATATTCAGCCAACACAACCGAAAGAATTGATTACCAATCATCAACGGAATTAGCATACAAATACAAAGACCAAAACTATTCAAATGTACAATCATTAAACGGATTGTTAAACATAGTGTATTTGGGAGAGAATCGTTATAGTTGGAAAACACTTGCTAACTACCAAACCGAATCATCGTTTTTAAGTAGAGTTGGTGAGAACTATGATAATGTTCAGTATGTGGATAGTAAATCATCAAACTCAATTCAAAAAGCAGTAATCAATACACAATTCGAAGGTAAATTTAAGACTTGGGATTTTAATGTAGGATACAACCTTATGTTGAGAGACCAACCCGATTATAGAGTAACTCCATTCATATCATCTTTATACACAACAACACCTTACACAATAGCGTGGAGAGACACCTACCGTTTTTGGAGTGTAATGGATGAAAACTCATTCAATGGGGGATTAAACAAATCCATAGGAGATATTCGTTTAGGAGTGGGTTACTTGAAGAAATTAAGAAACTTCAAAGCAAGAATATTCAGATACGAAGCATTGGATATGTTAAACGAAATCACAAACAATACGGATAGATATACTGCTGATTTTGATTTGGCAAATGGATATGTGATGTACGAAAAAGAAATTGATAAGTTAAAGATAAACACTGGTTTCAGAACGGAGTACAATTTATTCAAAGTACAAACATCTGATTTTGGTGGACAGAAGATTTCAGTAGATAGAGAATACTTTGATTTACTACCATCATTAAACGCAACATATTCAACATCGGAAAAAACAAAGGTTAGATTATCCGTAAGTAAAACATTAGCAAGACCGGAGTTCAGAGAGGTAGCAAACTTTGCTTATTATGATTTTGTAAGAAACGCACAACTATTGGGAAATCCAAACTTACAAAAGACTGATATATTCAATTCAGATATAAAGTTTGAGTTGTATCCTAAATCAGGTGAAAATATATCAATTGGTTTCTTTGGTAAAAAGTTCTTCAATCCAATTGAGCAAGTAGTAGCAGATGGTTCAGTTCCATCAAACCTTTTACTAACATACAAAAACCCAAAAGAAGCATTAGTTTATGGGGTAGAGATAGAACTTCGTAAGAAATTAAATGAGTGGTTAGATTTATACTCAAACACATCGTTCATCAATTCGGAAGTCCAAATAGGTTCAGTAAAAAGACAATTGCAAGGGCAATCAAACTATGTAGTAAATGGTGGATTAAACTTACACAAAAATAATAACACATTTAACATATCATACAATAGAGTAGGAGATAGAATATCAGCAGTTGGTTTCCAAGGGTATCCTGATATATTCGAAAACTCTCGTGATGTGGTGGATATAGTTCTACTTCGTAAGATTAAAAACGGAGAAATTAAATTAGCAGTATCGGATATATTCAGACAACCATTTAAGTATTACCAAAAACCAAATCGTACCTTAATTAAAACAAACAACGAAACAACAATTTCACTAACACTAAATTACAACCTATGAAAAAATTATTAGTATTATTTGCAAGTTTAACAATCTTTGGATGTTCAAAAGAATTGGGTGGAGAAGTTACTCCAATAAATGTACCATCAACTACAACTTTAAGTGGAAACATTTCAGCAACTACAACCCTAACCGCTGATAAAGAGTGGATATTAAAAGGATATGTATATGTAACCGATGGTGCAAAACTTATCATTCAGCCGGGTACAATAATCAAATCAGATATAAGTGAGAAAGGTGCATTGTGTATCGAAAGAGGAGCACAAATTATAGCAGAAGGAACTTCGGCAAAACCAATTGTATTCACATCGGGTAGAGCAGTCGGTGAAAGAACACCTGGCGATTGGGGTGGTATTGTAATATTGGGTAGAGCAAAAACCAATAGAACATCCGAACCAACAATCGAAGGTGGTATTGGTAGAGCGTTTGGTGGAACAAACGATTTGGATAATAGTGGTATTCTAAAATATGTAAGAATAGAATACGCAGGAGTTGCAGCAATGCCAAACTCTGAAATCAACGCACTAACATTAGGTGGAGTTGGTAGTGGTACAATCATTGAGAATGTACAAACTATCTACGCTAACGATGATGCATTTGAGTTCTTTGGTGGGACTGTATCACCTAAAAACTTATATGCATTTGCAACCGCAGATGATGATTTTGATTTTGATTTTGGATTCACTGGAACAATCACAAATGGTGTAGCAAAGAGAGACCCACAATTCGTAGATAATGGTGATGCAGGAAATGGTGTAGAATGTGATAATGATGGAACAGGTTCATCTGCAACTCCATTCACACATCCAAAACTTTATAATATGATTTTGATTGGACCGAATACATCTACTGCATTATCAAACCATAATTTAGGTTTAAGATTTAGAAGAGCAACACAATTCACAATGAAGAATAGTGTAATTTGGGGATGGATGAAAGGTGGATTAAGTTTGGAAAGTAATGAAACCGCACAATTTGTGAAAGATGGAATTTCAGTATTTGAAAACAATTCAGTAGGAACGTTTAACCCTACACTAAACTTTATCAGTAAAGCAACTACAATCCTAACAAATGACCAATTAAAAACTCTTGCACTTTCAAAGAGTAATAAAGAAGTGGATGTGATAATACCTACAATGGATAAACCAATGTGGACAAATGATTGGACAAAATTTCCAACAAAAGGAAACTAATTGATATTTATATAAGTAGCAAATATCAGATGGTTGAAAAGTTTAAGAATATTATTAAGTGTATTATTTATCTTTTGTCTAGCTTCCAAAGCTAAAGGACAAACATTTACACAAACATTTATTGACAAGTGTAGTGGTGAGGTAAAACTTGCCACTACTACTTATGTCAACGGAAGTGCATTTGTATCATTCTATGACCAGATGAGAGTATTCTCACCAGATGAAGTTCAAAGTGGTGCAATGCGAATATGGTTACAGACAGTTTATACTGCATACTCCGCACAAGGATGCCAAACGGCAACAATAGTAGTTCAACAGACAGTTCAACAAACGGTAAATCAGGCAGTTCAGCAAGCAGCAGCCCAAGCAGCTACACAAGCCGCATCAGCGGCAGCAGCTCAAGCCGCAAGTAGTGCAGCATCCCAAGCAGCGAGTTCAGCAGCTTCATCGGCAGCGAGTTCTGCCGCAAGTAGTGCAGCAAGTTCAGCAGCTTCATCGGCAGCCAGTTCAGCGGCCTCAAATGCAGCGAGTGGAGCAGCAAGTTCAGCGGCAAGTGGGGCAGCAAGTGGAGCGGCTAGTTCGGCAGCGAGTGGAGCAGCTAGTGGAGCTGCATCGGCGGCAGTTCCACCTCCACCACCAACACCAACTACTTCAGCACCAGCACCTGCCGCATCATCCGCACCAGCGCCAGCAAGTAGTTCATCATCTCCATCGGCCGGTGGTAGTAGTAGTTCATCATCCAATAGTTCATCTTCATCATCTGAAAGTAAAACGGAAACTAAAACCGAAGCAAAAGCTGAATCCAAATCTGAATCCAAATCAGAAAGCAAATCTGAAAGTAAGAGTGAGGAAAAGAAAGAAGAATCTAAATCGGAATCTAAAAAGGAAGAAAAGAAAGAAGAATCTAAAAAAGAAGAAAAAAAGGAAGAAAAGAAAGAGGAAAAAAAAGAAGAGAAAAAACAAAAAGTAGCACCAATAAATCCACTATTAATAGCATCTGATTTAAGCGTAGTAGAAGGTTCACCTGGTGAGTTCGCAGCTATACTTACTAATGGTATATCACGTTCATCGGCAGCAGGTAATGTAACCTATTCATTAAACTCTATGGTATGGTCTACATTGAAGCAGTTTGCTTTGAGTGGTGGTGTAACAAAGATGAACTTTAAGGATGGAAAGATGGCTTCTATGAACTCCTATTCAGTAACTACTGCATACCTATCTGGTAACTATATGGCATTGGCTGGATTTACACATATTATACCAAATCCAAAGTATGGTGTATATGGTTACAATTTAGGTTTGGTAAATTTATTTATCGGTAAGGATTATAGTATGAGTAGTTCAGCAGTTGTATTTTGGACTAAACCATATCAGAAATCAAAGAAACTTACTCTATCACCACAGGTGTTTGTAATGACTCCTGGTGCAAGTTTAAATACTGCAAAGGGTGAGGTTAGTTATACTACTAATGTTGGATTCCTATTAGGAACATCCGTAGATTATAAATTATCCAAAAAGTTTGGTTTGAGTTTCAACTATAAGATAAACACATCAACTGCTGCTGGAGCACCGATATTAAGTAATTTCTTAATAGGTTCTAGATTGATGCTTTAGATTCCTAAAACTTCATCCATTTCTTCAATAACTTGCTTTGTAACATCTGTCTTACCAGCAAGGTTCAACCCTGCCATAGTAATACTAAATACCGCAGCTGAAACTACAATTGTTCCAATTGAATAAACTAATGCTTTTGTAAATAATGATTTCATATAACCCCCGAATGTATATATAAATATATCAAAAAAATATTTTGGAAAAGACTTGACATTGTGATAAAAATTGCGTACCTTTACTATGTAATAAAAGTTAAACATAAACAAATACAGATATGAGAAATGGATTAGGTATTTCAACATTAAAAAAGATTGAAGCAGAGTTTGGTGATTTTGAAATCAAACAAGTTTTTGGTGGTAGTTACGATGTGTATTTCCGATTTGGTTATTGGAGAAGCGTTGATGTGGATAAATTACAATCCATTATCGGTGGTATGAATGAGGTTGTAGAAGATGTAGATTATGATGATGATTGTGGGCATTTATTTATGTACCGATTAAAATAATTAAAAAATATTTGAGAAAAGACTTGACTTTCTCATTTATTTTGCGTACCTTTATAGAGTAATAAGAGTTAAACATAAAACAACAAAGATATGATGAATGAAGCCCCAATTCCAATGCAAGTTCAAAGAAACTTTTTAAATGAACTTACTATGTTCATTGAGTATTGTAATGATTTTTACAATAAAAAGACTGGTATGTATCCAATTGCTTCTCGTAAAGAAATCATCAACGCAATCGGTGAGTACCTCACTCAACCACATGAGTATGAGATTCAGTTTGATTCCATAGATAGAGAGAAAGTTAGAACGATATTAGAACCATCTTACAATTGGATGGGTGTTAGTGGGGGGATTTGGGACTTTGGACCAGCAATTGAGTTTACGGTTTGTGAAGAATAAAATATAAAAGTTATGAAAAATTACCAATTTAATTATTACGGCTGGGTGCCGGGTTACAACGATTTCGATGATGAACAAATCTTCATCTCCGCTCCCTCAAAAGAGAAAGCAATTAAGATTTTCAATTCCAAAAAGCGGTTCATCAAATACGGACCAGAAATTATTGAGTTAGACAATCAAAACAAATAAGATATGAGTTACATTAAATTTGATAGACATGCCAATATGACACCAACAACGCTAGGTGAAATTATGGATATTATTAAAGAGGTTGATTTCAATACTGGCTTTGACCTTATGAATATGTTATACGGATTATATGATGGCTACCTTTACGATGATTTACTTGAAGTAGCTAGAGGTGCAAAGATAGATAAGGCACTTTACAATAGAATAGAAAATGTAGTTTCAGTTATTAAAAATTATTTATAAACTTTAAAAAATAAAACAATGGGATTAGACATGTATTTAGAGAAGCGTACCTATGTTAGACAATGGGAGCATCAAACACCAGAAGAGCAGTACAAAGTGGAAGTGACCAAAGGTGGTGAATCTATAAAGATTGACCCAAAACGTGTTACTTATGTTATTGAAGAGGTTGGTTATTGGCGTAAAGCAAACCAAATTCACCAATGGTTCGTAGAGAATGTGCAAAATGGTGTGGATAATTGTAGTGAGTATTATGTAAGTTTAGATAAGTTGCAAGAATTATTGGATATATGTAAGAAAATCCTAAACGATAATTCATTGGCAGAAGAATTATTACCAACTGCAAGTGGTTTCTTCTTTGGTGGTACTGAATACGATGAGTGGTACTACAAAGATATTGAAAACACAATTGAGATTTTAGAGGAAGCATTGAGTGATACTAATGCTGATGATTACTATTACTCTTCATCTTGGTAATATGAAAAAGATATTAGCGATTTACATAACAATCATAGTACTAGGTGCTATGTTGTTTGGGGCTTGTACTAACGAACCAATGTCAAAGGAACGTGTTGGTAAAGATGATGGGTTTGAGGTAGAATATCTTTTTGAGAAAGATGGTGTGAAAATGTATCGTTTTTATGATGGAATGCATTTTCATTACTTTACAAGTAGAGGTGAAACCATAACAACACAACAAAATAGTAGCGGTAAAACCACAACTTATCACGAAGAAAACATAAAATCTTATTAATATGAGCAACTTACAAACTTACATTAAGTATTACGAAGATAATGTCGGAATGGCAAGGTCTTACGCCAACAAAGGCGAAATGGGTATGGTTCGTTCCACTATGAAAGAGGTGGTAGAAGGATTGTTAGATTTGATTTGGAAAACTGAAATCGGTGGTGAATCAAAGAAAAATGATTTTATTGAATCCGTATCTAAAAGTGGGTATTCCTTAAAGTTTCAGGTAGATAGACACCTATACCATACAGATGGGACTATGCAAAAGATTGGTGAATGTAAAGCATATTTAGATAGATGTTTTATGGAAAGGGCTAGTTCAGATTTTGGTAGAATCCTAAATGGTGTTACATCCAAACCAACTACTTTTATTCTTGCATTAGAAAATAGTGTAAGTGATAAGGCATACGAGTATTATATGGATGAGGGTAATATTCATAAGGTGTTTTATCTGTGTGATGGGAAACGTTCATCAACTAAACCGATATGGAGAAATCCGAACTACAAACCAATTAACGAAAAAAAGTTACAAGATTTTGTTGATTTTATTAGGAAATCTTAAATATTAGTTGTATATTAGCATAAATTTTAAACTTTAAAACAATAAATTATGAACAAAAATCAAATACAGGTATCACCCATACCTACAAAAACCCCAAAAGGAATGCCAACAACAATTCAATTAGTTACAACAAAGAAAAAAGATAAGATATTTGTAGACCCAAATTTACTTATTCCAAATCCTCTTAACAAAGAGATATATACAAACATTGAGGAAGAAAAGGCAACTCAATTAAAATTATCAGAAGATTTTAAAAAACGTATTGAGCGGGGATTAACTGCAAACGAACAACCTGTAATTATATGGGAGGATGGTTTAATTGATGCTGGTCACACTAGGACTGAAGCTGCAAAACTTGCTAACACCGAAATTTGGGTAGTATTTTCGGATAAACCTTATCCTGATTTTGAAAACGAACCATATACAACTTTACAATCTGTGGTTAGTTCAAACATCTATCGTAAGATGACTCACTCTGTTAAATTGAATGAGTTTGAACAAATGAATTTGGCCCATGTAAAAGAATTTGCTATTAATAGAAGTACTTCTCAAGAAGATGAACATATTAAGCAATTGGGTACAAGTCGTGATACGATAAAGAAACTACAAGAAATTAAAGCAAAGCGTAAAGATTTATTACCACTAGTTGATTCTGGTGATATGAGTGTAAAAACTGCTTGGGATGAGGCAACTGGTAGAAATAAAACAAAAGTAGTTAAATCAAATAATCCTAATAGAAATTGGAGTGAAATATACACTACTGATATTTTCAAAAGTATATTTAATAGAGTTTCAAATTTAATCCATTCCACACGTGAAAGTAAAGTAGTTATTAATGGTGAAGATTATTTTCCCTACAAGGATTTTACTAAAGGTTCTACCTCTGCGATTATTTCTCACTTAACAGAGATGATTGGGGCTCAAATATTACGAAGTGAGGGATATGATGTTAGAGCAGCACATGGTCACGCCACAGACCCCGATATTTATCACAATGATATTGATGATAAAGTTGAAATAAAGGTAACGAATTTTAATTCTTCAGCTACACAATGGCGAGGTGGGCAGGGTATTAGAGAGGGGCAATATATTTTAGTAGCATATGATGAAACTATTAATCGTTGGTTGGTTATATTTACATATCTTAATGAAAGGGATTGGAAATCCGCTGGTATTAGTGGGCATACTTTACCAATTAAGAATGTATTAGATAATCATAAAGATAATATGGTTATTGTATATGGTAACCTTTATGAAAATTATGGAAAGGTTGTAGCTCAATTAGATAGTTTAAAATAGTATTAAATAAGTTAAAAATAACATGAGAAAGACTTGGTAATCCCAAGTCTTTTTTGTATATTTGTACTTAAAGAAAATATTATGGCTCGCGTATCCTATTCACGGTATTCAATGTACACCACCTGCCCGCAGCAGTACAAGTTCAACTACATTGATAAGTTAGGTGTCTACTCTGGTAGTATTCACACAATCTTTGGTACTGCATTTCACGAAACCCTACAACATTATTTGAGTATATTCTACAATAAGACAAAGAAAGAGGCCAACGAAATAGATTTACCTGCTTTACTTAAAGAAAGGCTTGTAGATACTTTTAAGAAAGAGCATGAAGGGTTTGAGGAAGGCAAGTTCGTATGTTCCAAAGAGGAACTTATGGAGTTCTATAACGATGGAGTCATTTGTTTGGAGTACTTTAAGAAAAATAGTGATGACTTCTTCGCAAAGAAAGGTTGGGAGTTGGTAGGTATAGAATTACCCCTAAACATCCAACTAAAACCCAATGTATCTATGTTAGGATATTTGGATATAGTAACCCGCCACAAAGAGTTCAACCTATTAAAGATTGTTGATTTCAAAACATCTACGCGTGGTTGGACAAAGGAACAGAAGGCGGACAAAACTAAACTAAACCAATTACTATTATACAAACATTATTATTCAGAGCAGTACAATCACCCGATAGACAGGATACAAGTCGAGTTCCAAATCATTAAACGAAAAATTAGTGAGAATACGGAATATACTATACCACGCATATCTAAATTAGTTCCTGCTAATGGTGGTCCATCGGTGGCTCGTGCGGTTAAAGACTTTATGAGATTCGTAGATTCGGTATTTAACGAAGATGGTACAGATAATTTAGATGCGGATTACACACCAAATCCAGGTGAGGGTAATAAAAATTGTAGATTCTGTGAGTTTAAGGATAGGTGTCCAGCTCGGCAAAAATAATTTAATTTTTTTTGTATGATTTTTTATTTTTTGTATATTTATATATACAAATATATAGAGGGTTATTATGAAAAAAGCAGAAACTAAACTGACTTCGGTAAAGATAATCTCTGATTTATACCAAACATTTAGGGTTTCGTCAATAAGTGAAAACGGAATAACGTTACAAAAATTAGTAAATCGGAGTATAAAACTTTATCTGAATGATGAAGATTACAAAAACAAATTAAACAATTACAATCAGTTACAATTAAGCGGTTCAGCGTTTTAACAAATTATGGCAAAAAAGAAGATATTGTTACTATCAGACGACCTACGGATGGCAAGTGGTATTGCAAATATGTCAAAGCAATTCGTATTAGGTACATTAAAAGATTTCGATTGGGTGCAAATCGGAGCAGCAGTAAAACATCCGGAAGAAGGTAAGATTATGGATTTGTGTGAAGATGTCCGTAAGAGAACGGGTATCGAAGATGCATATGTAAAAATCTACCCATCATCAGGATATGGTACTGCGGATTCGTTACGTCAAATCATCAATATGGAAAACCCAGATGCAATCCTACACTTTACAGACCCTAGGTATTGGATTTGGTTATATCAAATTGAGCATGAGATTCGTCAAAACATCCCAATTTTATTCTATCACATTTGGGATGATTTACCAGACCCACAATACAACAGAGATTATTTAGAGAGTTGTGATTGGGTAGGTACTATTTCAAGACAAACCTATGGGATTACTCGTAGAGTATGGGGAATGGATGCAAAATCACGTTGGAAACAACCTGCTGATTGGCAAGTAAAGTATGTACCACACGGTATAAACGATGTAGATTACAAACCAACTCAAATTGATGATAAATTCTACAAAGAGGTATTGGGTGATAAAAAATATGATTTTGTAGCATATTGGAACAACCGAAACATCCGTAGAAAGCAGGCAATTGATGTGATTGTATCTTTTAGAGATTTTGTAAATAATCTACCAGAAGAAAAACGTGATAAATGTGCTTTATTGATGCACACACAAAAGGTAGATGAGAATGGTACGGATTTACCGAAGGTAGTAGCAGATTTAGCTCCGGGTATCAATGTGATATTTGATGATAGAAAGTGGAATGAGCAGCAATTAAATCAGTTATACAATATAGCAGATGTTACTTTAAACATTTCATCAGCAGAAGGATTTGGATTGGCTAGTGCAGAAAGTATCGTAGCAGGAACACCTGTCATTGTAAATGTAACTGGTGGATTGCAAGACCAATGTGGTTTCCGTTGGAAAGATAGTGGTGTAGCATTAAACGAAGAAGATTATGTGGAGATTGGTTCTTTGCACGATTGGAGAAAGTTTGAAGATAAAGTAACTTGGGGAGATTGGGTAATTCCAGTATGGAGCCGTTCTCGTTCTTATACAGGTTCACCACCAACACCATACATTATGGAAGACCACGTTGATACTTATGAGGTAACATCGGCATTAAGTGAGTTCTACAATATGGGTAGAGAAGAAAGAAAGGCGTTAGGATTAAAAGGTAGAGAGTGGGCATTAGGCGAAGGTGGATTATCATTAGAGAATATGTGTAAAACTATGACCGATGGAATCAATGATGCATTAGAAAACTTTACACCGAGAAAGAAACACGAGATTTTTACATTAGATATTAAATAAGTTATGGCAGAAGTTAAAAAACCTTTACTATTATTTCAAGGACCCGTAGCCACAAGGAGTGGTTATGGGGACCATGCACGAGATTTGGTTCGTTCTCTAATCAAATTGGATAAGTACGATGTTCGTATTATATCTACCAGATGGGGAGCAACACCGATGACTGCATTAACTGGTAATGATGAAGATATTATTAAAAGAATTGTGGCTGGTGTAGAACGTAAGCCAGATGTGTATATGCAAGTGACTGTACCAAATGAGTTCCAACCAATGGGTACATATAATATTGGTATTACTGCTGGTATAGAAACTACGGCTTGTTCTGTTGATTTTATTGCAGGGTGTAATCGTATGGATATGATTATTGTACCATCGGAGTTTTCTAAAGATGTATTAGTTAAAACTATTTATAGTGAAACTGATAGAAACACACAACGAGTAGTTAAAGAACATAAATTAGAAAAGCCGGTTGAGGTTTTATTTGAGGGATACAACGAAGAGTTCTTTGGTAAGAAAGCAGAAGTTGAATTACCAGAGTTGGATAAAATCAAAGAAGATTTTGCATTCCTATTTGTAGGGCATTGGTTGAAAGGTGATTTGGGGCACGATAGAAAAGATGTAGGTATGATGATTAAATCATTCTGTCACGCATTTAGAGGGCAAAAGAACGCACCTGCACTAATCCTTAAAACATCATCAGCGGGTTTCTCTGTAATGGATAGAGAAGCAACTATGGGTAAATTAGAAGAGGTTACGGAAGAGTTTGGTAAGAACATCCCATCTATCTATTTACTGCATGGTGAGTTAAGTGATTCAGAAATGAACGCACTATACCAACATCCAAAGGTAAAAACTATGGTTTCGTTTACACATGGTGAAGGATTTGGTAGACCATTATTAGAGTTCAGTTTGACAGGTAAGCCCGTAATTGCATCTAATTGGAGTGGGCATTTGGATTTCTTAAATAAAGGTGCAGTATTGTTAGATGGTGAGTTGAAAGATGTACACCCATCAGCACAAGACCAATTCATTTTGGAAGGAACTAAATGGTTCTATGTGAATTACACCGGAGCAATTAAAACATTTACCGATATTTATAAGGGATACGATAAGTACAAAACAGCATCTCAACAATTAGGAAAACAAAACCAACAAAATTTTGGTTTAGAAAAAATGACTACTTTGTTTGATGGTATTTTAACTAAATACGTTCCAACAATAAAACAATTTATTCCGTTGAATATCCCAAAGTTGACAAAAGTAAATGAATAACCTATATTATTATATTCCATATTTCTATTTAGAAAGAAACACTACAAAAAACCAAATAAAAAATGGTGGGTTTTATAGATTATATGGGTATGATTATGTAAGTGGTAAAACAAAAGCATATGGGGGTTCGCAGACTCCACTCTTATTGGTATTGGGTTTTAACAGAGGCGATAAATTAGTACATTGCATTAAGTTAAACGCAATACCTTTAAGGGTATTTACTCAATTGATGCAGAAAATACAAGAACCTTTATACGTTGTAGCACTATTAAAAGATATACAAGATACTAATACAGAACTATCCGAAAATCTACAATATAGTAAAGAAGCTAAAGCTATAAAGATAGATAGGACAGGAGCTGCATTTTATCAAAAGCAAGTTAAAAATAATACACTACTTAAAAACTACGATTGTTATAGAACCTATAAAATACCAGGATTAAAAAGATTGAGTGAAGTGTATTTCAATGTAGAAAAATTAGGTAAGAAAATTGGACTTGAAATAAAGCCAGTTGGTAGACAATAAAATAGATTATGAAAATAAGTTACGCAGTTACAGTATCCAATGAGATAGTTGAGATACAAAACCTTATAACACGTTTATCTTCACACAAAAGAGAAGAAGATGAAATCGTAGTTCAATTCGATTCACCAAAAGCAACGGTGGAGGTAGTTGAATATCTAAATAAATCTGTAATAGATAGTTCAATCCAACGTTTAGTATCATTCCCACTAAATGGGGATTTTGGGCAATTCAAACAACATCTAAATCAAAATTGTAGTGGTGATTGGATTTTCCAATTAGATGCAGATGAAGATTTAGACCCAACACTTATAGAAAACCTACATACTATATTAGAGGGAAACCCAGAGATAGATATGTTCTGGCTACCACGAATCAACATCGTAAATGGTTTAACACCGGAGGATATTGCAAAATGGAGATGGCAAGTTAATGAGCAAGGTTGGGTAAATTATCCAGATGTACAAGGTAGATTGTATCGAAACAAACAAAACATCTTTTGGGCAGGTAAAGTACATGAGAAGGTACAGGGATATGATTCCTATTCTATATTCCCAACGGAAGAGGTATATTCAATCAAACATATTAAAGATATAGAACGTCAAAGAAAACAAAACGATTTCTATGAAGGACTTTAAAGAGGTTTCAGTTGTAGTTACATCATGTAACAGACCAGATTTGTTAGAGAAAACTTTGGATAGTTTCCATAAGTTTAACACACATCCAATCAAAAAGTTTATAGTGATTGATGATAGTGGTGTGGTTGGTTGCAATAATGACTTGATTAAAAAGTACCCATTAATTAAGTTTATAGATAATCCTAAAAACATAGGTCAAGTTCGTAGTATAGATAAAGCATATACTATGATAACAACCCCATACATTTTCCATATGGAAGAAGATTGGGAGTTCTACAAAGAAGGATTCATTGAGGCTTGTTTGGATGTAATTGATTTGGATGAAAAGATTATATGTGTATGGACAAGAGACCCTAACGATACACCACACCCATCCATAGACCCAACCTATGATGTAAATGGTAAGGGAGTTCGTAGATTGATTTGGGGATTTGATGGACATTGGCATGGATTCACATTCAACCCATCACTACGAAAGTTGGTAGATTATCCAAAAGATGGGTACACACCAATTGGTAGAGAGTTAGAAATAAGTAAATACTATTACGAAAGAGAATACTTTGCAATGATATTCACAGAAGGATATTGTAAGCATATTGGTTGGGATAGACACGTGGTAGACGTAGGAGAATAATGGAAACAATAGAAATAATACCAGATTTTACATTTTGTATCACCAGTAAGAATAACTTACGATACTTAAAACACGCAGTTCAGTATATTAGAGATAACTGCTATAATAAAACCCATAAGATATTAGTATTCATTGATGCTGATAATGATGGTACGGAGAATTGGTGTAAGGAGAATGGTGTAGATTTCCATAAGAACCCACATACAGAATTATATGGTATTGGTAATGCATACAACTTATTAGTAGAGAAAGCAACTACGGAGTTCGTAGTTATATATCATGCAGATATGTTGGCGGGTAAAGATATGGATTTAAATCTATATAAGAATTGGCAGAAAGGATTGGTAGTATCAGCTACAAGAATCGAACCACCATTACATCCAGCAGACCCAGCAAAGATAGTTGAAAACTTTGGATTGTGGCCAGAAGAAAATGTGAAGGATGGTTTTATGAAACAGAGATTTAATGATTTCGTAGAACATAATTTAGATAATGATAGAACAACGAAGGGAGTGTTTGCTCCTTGGTTGATAGCTAGAGAAGATTTCTTATCGGTGGGTGGGCATGACCCAATTATGAAATCACATAGTGAGGATAGAGATTTGTTCAATCGTTTCCTATTAAATGGTTTTGATTTCGTACAACCTTGGAATGCATTGGTTTATCATTTGACTTGTAGAGGTGGACAATTTGAACACGCAAATCAAACGGATGATTTACAAAAGAAAAGTGATGATTGGAATTACCTAGCTATGAGACAGACAAGAGAGTTCATTCGTAAATGGGGAACAACTCCATTGTATGATGAATATCAATACCCAACAATTGTTCCAAAGTATGATATTGGTTTAGTGCTGGAAAATGCAAGAGAAGATGTAATTGGTTATTTAGAACCATACTTTTCAACTATCCATTGTGATACTGAAATAGCAGTTGATTATTTGGCTAGTGAACTACGATTTACCAACATTGATATAAATAATAAGTTCAAACCATTAGATGGTGCAACATACAACGATGTAGTTGTAAAGTGTAATTGTGATGATTTACTTGCAGACCAAAACAGATTTAGATTCCTAACTATGTTACCTATGGTGATGTTTGACAATAAGGCAGAGGGCAAATTCAAATACGATGTGTTTGATATATCGGTAAATAAACTAACGGAGTATCAAAAATCATTAGTTAAACTTTAAATCTATATATTTATATTGGTAAAACTATATATTAAAAGATATGCCGTCAGTTAGTAAAGCACAACAAAGATTTATGGGAATGGTTCATGCCGCCCAAAAAGGCGATTTAGAAAACCCATCTCCAGAAGTTGAGAAAGCGGCAGATTCTATGACCGATAAAGCAGCAAAAGATTTTGCATCTACAAAACACAAAGGTTTACCCACCCACGTTAAGAAGGAAAACAAAATAGATTTGGAAGATGAAGATTTACCATCAGCTGTTTTACCCGTTAGTGCTGAAAACACTATAAAAGGATATGATGCAAGTTGTGGTTGTTTTAGAACCGAATCGGCAGATGTAAATCCAAATGCTACCATAGCATCTATCCAAGATTTACCAAACAATAGAACACAAAAGAATTTTCCACTACCAACTAACAGAGTACTTTGGAACGCAACTGGTAAAGTTTGTGAAGGTAGACCTGTTGTTGAACGTATCAAAATGTATGAGAAGAAAGGTGGTGGTTGGAGAGAAGGTGTAGCAGATGGTGAGCAAGTATTCAATTCATTAAAAGAATTATACTACGAAAGAAAGCAAATTGAAAGTATTAAGGAAAGTGTTAGAGCTATTTTAAAAAAAAAAGTTCAAACAGAATCTAAACTAAACGAAGATATATCGGATGTTGTAATGAGTGGATTGCAAATGATTGGTATAGCAGCGGGTAGTTTCTTTTTAAGATTTTTAATTAGATATATGATTGGTGAGTTCTTAAAATCATCAAAGGATGCAACGATGAATGGTATAAAGAGTACTATTCAGGGTGTTAAGAATGCTTGGACTTCGTTAAAGAATATGGGTAGAATACGCCAGTTAGAAAAAGAATTAGAAAATGATGAAGATATTCAACACGCAGTATCCCATCCAAGAACAGTAGATTTTGCAAAGGTTTTGAAGAAAAAGTTAGACCCAAAAGATTACGATTTAATAAGCAAGATAACGAGAAACAATTTTAGATAATGGAAAATAAAGATTTACAACAATACATCGCAGATACACAACACTTTTCAAACGCATTGAAGTTCTTTCATTGGCAAACTAAAATCTATGCAAAACACGAAGCATTGGGTAAAGCATTTGATGCTATAACAGAGTTGGTTGATGAGTTTACGGAAACAGCTATGGGTAAGTATGGTAGAGTTGATGTAGCTGGATTATCTTATGATTTTGTAAATATCAGCGATGCTAATGTAATAACTGCAATTGATGATATGATTGAAACCGCAATCAACCTTACAGATGTGTTGGATGCAAGAAGAGATACAGACCTATTAAACTTACGTGATGAGTTAATGGCAAAATGTAATAAAACAAAGTATTTACTAACATTGAAATAAGAAATGGCAAATATATCATCTCAATTTAAGAAGGCATCAGAGCTATACCAAAGAGCAGTTCAACAATATCAAGCAAAGCAAAAAGAACAACGTGCTTTAATTGACCAATTTAAGGTTGGTGACCACAATGCAAAGGTTAAATTAAAACCACAATTGATTGCATTGCATAGTGAAATGCAATATCATCAAGAGTTGGTAGATAGAGCAGAAGCTGCATTTGAAAAAGCATTAACAGGTGAGCCAGTAAATTTAGGTGAAGATGTGGTAGTAAAGAATAAGAAGACTGGTAATGTATATTCAGTAAAGAAAGCTAATCCGGCAATCCATTCAAAACCATCGGCAAGTGATATAGCCAAAGCCAAAGCAGATAATGGTGGTGAGGTAAAAGCAGAACCTAAAGTAGATGGTATGGCAACCGTAAATGGTATTGCATCCACAACTGGTTTAAGAGCACAAGCAGTAGCAGGGTGGGCAGATGAGAATGGTGTAAACCTATCAAAAGTGGCAGATGATTTGAAATCCAAAAAGTTAAAACCTATGGATTTTATGACTGCGGTTGTTGGTAATCCTGGTAACAAATATGCAAAGGATATAATAGCTAAATATTCCCAAAAAGCAGAACCAACCTCCAACTTATCACCTAAAAAAATCAAATCAGATTTAGAAGATATAAAAGGTACTACTGGTGAAAAACTAATGAACCTACTTATCAAAGGGGAAAAAGACCCACAATCTGCGTTAGGATTAAAAGACTCTCAATATGATAATCTATTAAAAAGATTGGCAAAGATTGGTGGTGAAAGTGAACACGAAAGTAAGTTTAGAACCAACAATTACTCTACCAACGATTTAGAAAATTGGGCAAAGGAAAGAGTAAATAAGGTTTCAAACAATTCAACTAAAGGACCTGAATTAGATGTAGATAAACAATCACACATCAAAGATATTCCACAAAAGTTCCGTAGTATGGTATCTATGAAGATAGACCAATTAGCAAAAGCAGCAGCTGAAGCTAAAGCGGCAGGTGAGAAAGCACCAAACTTTAATCTATGTGATATTACAATTCCTGGTACTAACTTATATTGTAAAGGAAACAAAGGTATTCCTCGTGAGGATATGCCACAATTCAAAGGATACGCAAAGCCAGGTTCAATCGCTGATAAATTACCAAAAAATAATGATGGTGAAGTAGATACAGAATCACAATTCAAAGTTCTATTAAAGAAGAATGGTGTAAAAGTATCAGAACCACAAGAAGTAGCAGCAGACCAATTGAAAGCAACTCAAACTGAATTGGTTGGGGCAAAGGTAGCAGGTATGACAAAGGCATTGGAAACAGAACCCAATCATCCAAAGATTACTGCACCAATCTATGTATCAAACGATGGATATGTATTAGATGGTCATCACAGATGGGCAGCAGTTACATCTTCTGCGGTAGCAAGTGGTAAACCTGCTATGATGAATGTAAGAGTAATTGATATGCCAATCAAAGAGTTGGTTAAAATATCAAATGATTTCGCAGACCAAATTGGTATTCAACAAAAGAAAGCAGACGCAAATGCAGAAGCACCAAAGAAAGAAGTAACCGAAGTAACTACAAACGATTGGCATTTCAAAGCAATTATGGCAATTTGGGATAAGGGTGGTTCATTCACTCGTAAGAAAATTGGAACTATATTGTTAAAAGACCCAAAGGCAAGTAGAAGAGATATTGAGGATGAATTGAGAAATTCCGATTACGATGAAATAACAAATGTAACTGATAGATTGAGAATAGAGGGTGTAATCAAAGAAGATACAGATACATCTGCTATCATTAAAGATTTGGATAAAGTAAGACACGATTTAATTAAAAAAGTTGATGTTCTAATTGCTAAAAAGAAGAAACTTTATTCTAATGTGGATATTACAACACCGATGTCCGCAGATGAGAAGCAATTGGATAAGGATATACAAAGTATATTTTCACAAATACAAAGTATAATTCAGCAAAAGAGAAAGATAAAGACTGAAAATACAGTGGTAGAAGATATGGATACAACTGCGGATGAGAGTGGAATGTTTATCAGTAGTATAACATCCGCAATGGAATCGGCACAAGGTATTCAACAAACAATCCAATCAAAAGGTGAAAACTTTGATGTACCAGCGTGGGTTCAGGCAAAAACTGCATTAGCAAGTGATTACCTACATTCTATAAACAGATACTATAAGGGAAACCCTGACCAGGATTAATAATGAATAATTTAGAAATATTTGCTAGTATTGCAGTTGCATTTATAGTATCTACATTAGGTCCTACTGTTGTAGAATGGGCAAAAGTTAAGTTTTCAAAACCCCAACCAATAACAGACCCCGTAAAGGAAGAACTTGCAAAGAGTTGTGTTATAAACAAAGAATTGGAAACTATATTAGATACATTGAGTGCAGATAGAGTTTGGATTTCTCAATTTCACAATGGTGGTAAGTTTTTACATTCACCAAAATCAATACAAAAGTTTTCTGTGTTCCATGAAGTAAATGCAAGCGGGGTATCACCAATAGCACATACATTTAGAAACATCCCATCTTCATTATACTCTAGAGCATTTGATGAATTATTAAAAAATGGTAGTATATTCATAGCAGATTTTAACGATGAGACAATAGCAACATTTGGATTAAAAGGTGGAGCAGAAGCAGTTGGTACTAGAGCATCGTATGTATTTGGTTTGTTTAATTTAGGAACAAATGAGTTTATGGGAACGTTGGGTGTAGATTGGGTAAAGAAACCAAAACAATTGAAGCAAGAACAATTATCATATTTATCAGCAGAATCAAATAGATTAGCGGGGTATATTTCAAATTTCCTACAAGACGAAAAGTAAATAATGACAGAAGTAAGAGGATATTATCACCCATATAAAAGTTTCGCTACCATAGCAGAGTGGGAAGCCGTTGCCAACGAGTTTTTATCTTTACAAAAGAAGGGGTTTGATACTCGTGGTGGTATGATTGATAATAGTCCAGAACTAATTGCATTAGTAAACAAATGGTTTGGATTTCAACTATATGTAGAAACACAAAGGTTTGAAGATTTAACACAAAAAAATGTATTAGATTTTATAGAAGATTTTATAAACCATAGAGTGTGGGGTTTAGCTGATGAGTTTGCTGAATATATTGTTGATATACAAAATGATAAGTTTTCATTCTTTTACAGTAGAGGTGCAATAGAACCATATATACTATTAGATAAACGATTTACAAACGATACATATGGTGAGAAGCCAGTTGAAGTTGTAACATTACATTGGACAAGTGAGGAAGGATTGGCTAACTTACAAGATAGTATAGATAATAAAGCTCAATTTTCTATTTCCACATTTACTACACAAGCTAAATCATTCTTCAGACCGGAGAGTAATATATTAGTAAAGGTTAAAGGTAATTTAGTAGCAGCATTCCAATCAGACGTTAAATCTTTGGTGGTAGATAATGGTGATAGAGCAGCAAATCTATTCCGTTTCTCTTATCCAGATAATGAAAACAATTTATGTAGGAATTGGGATGAGTGTAAGAAAAACAAAACCGCACTTTGGAATGAGATTATTATGAAACCTACCGAAATAATTGATTACAAAAAAGTAGAAAAATATTAAGAAAAGACTAGGAAATATCAAATAATATAGTTATCTTTGTAAGTACGAAAATATATAGTATGATAAAGTTAAAAGATTTATTGGTAGAGAAAAGATTACGAGTTTTAGATTTTGATGACACACTTGTCAAAACCAAATCATTTATATACATCACACATAAAGATGGTTCTAAATCTAAACTAACTCCAGGTGAGTACGCAGTATATGATGAAAGACCGGGTGATACATTCAATTTTAATGATTTTGAAAAGGTAAACAAACCAAAGCAAATCCGTCCGTTCACAAAGTATCTTAAAAAGATTATAAACGATGAGGGAATTGCCAGAGTAACTATCCTTACTGCGAGAGCAGCATATGAGCCTGTAAAGAAATACCTAAAAGATATTGGTATGGGTGATGTTTATATTGTAACACTTGCATCGAATGACCCACAAAAGAAAGCAGATTGGATTGAAACACAAATCCAAAAAGGGTACGATGATATATTTTTTTTAGATGATTCCAGAAAGAATGTGGAAGCAGTAAAGAAACTGCAAAAGAAGTACCCAAACATACGAATAAACGTACAACAAGCAAAAGAAACATTTTAAGGGGAAGATTTCCCCTTTTTTATTTGGTAAAATCTACAAAAAGTAGTATATTTGTAAAACATTTAAAATCTAAAAGTTATGAAATATTTAATCGCATTTATCTTTGGTGTTGTGTTAGCACAAATTATCGTATTCGTAGTAATCCATCGTAATGATACTGCACCGATAGTATCACAAACAGAATGTAAAGCAGATTCTCTACAAGCCGTAATCTATGATTTGCAAGGAGAGCAAGAGATGGAGAATAAAGTTAGAAACGAAGAGGTTGAAAACCTAAAAAACCTAATTGCTAAATACGAGTTTGGGATAGGTGGTTTAGATAAACACAATCGTAAAGAGTTTATTAGATATGCTATGTTCAGCGATGCATATAGTGAACAATTAAACGAAGATTACTTTGAGGAAAATCGTAAAATAAAACAAAAAGCAGGATATGCAAGTATCAAGTAATTCTAAACAATACTTAATTGTAGATGATTTCTTTAATGAGAGTGAACTAATATCTCTTTGGAGAGAGTTGGATACATTACAAAGTAAGGATGCATTACAACCACCAAGCATTACTGCTGGAGCAAAGGGTGAGGATGGTAATATAATCAAACAGAACTCTGGTATATTTTTAGATGATTACTATGAGAAACGTGAAGATTCATCTATACTGAATATGTACGATAAGTATATTTGTACGGAGGTATATGAAAAGTTCCCAACAATGAGTCCAGAGTTTAAGTATGCATTTTATGTAAACTTTGATAGAACTCTATTGAATTATTATGAGAATGATGACCACTACAAACCACATACCGATGCAGCAATCCTAACTTGCTTATATTGGTGTTATAAAGAACCAAAAGCATTTGAAGGTGGGGATTTAACTCTACATCAAATTGGTGAGGTTATTAGTATGAAAAACAATAGATTGGTTATATTCCCATCACACAATGTACATTCAGTTTCGCCAGTATCTATGGAAGAAATTGGGCAAGGTAAAGGTAGATACTCTATCTCAAAATTTTTATTTGTATATCCGTCAATAGGAAAATAATATGAAAGTAGCAAGTGATTCCAAAGATTTTTTGGTTATAGATGATTTTTTTACCGATGAAGAGCAAATAGAAATTTGGAAAGAATTGGATTTTTTAACGTATGATAAAAAATTAATGCCACCCGAAGAAACGGGTACTGCACATGATTTGGATACGGGAAAAGCATTAAAGAAAAACTCTGCTTTATTTTTAGATGGGTTATATGCAAGACGTGATTTTTCTAATATACTAACCTTAAATAGAAAGTTATTTTCATTGGAGGTTATATCTAACTTTGAAGGTATGGATAATTGTTTTAGATATATCGGATATACTAATAGTGATTCAACATTGATAAGTTATTATGAAGAAAAAGATTACTACAAAGCACACAGCGATTCGGCAGTATTGACTTATCTGTATTGGTGTCATAAAGAACCTAAAAAGTTTGAAGGTGGCGATTTGATATTGCCAGAATTAGATGCGGGTATAACATATAAAAACAATAGATTGGTTGTATTTCCATCTTGGAGATTGCACGAAGTAACACCAATTAAAATGATTGAAGAGGTAGAACCATATAGTGGATATGGTAGATATTGTATAACCAATTTTGTATATATTAAATAATGAACACAATAGATAGTAAATACCAAGACTTATTAGAAGATATTTTAGACAACGGAGTTGAAAAGCAAGATAGAACCGGTACGGGTACTATATCTGTATTCGGTAGACAAATCCGTCATAAGATGTCACAAGGATTCCCTTTACTTACTACAAAGAAGATGGCTTGGAAGACAATTGTTACAGAACTCCTATGGTTTCTACGTGGTGATACTAACATCAAATTCCTATTGGATTACGATTGCCACATTTGGGATGGTGATGCGTTTAAAAACTATACTAATGCGGTTGAAGATATTATTGACGGTTATAGATGTGGTGACATTATGGGAATACAACCACATATTGAAGCGATGTTTAGTAATACCGATGAATTAATTCCCTTAACAAAAGAAGAATTTATTAGTAAAATAAAAAATGATAAAGATTTTGCCAAAAAGTGGGGTGATTTAGGACCAATCTATGGTAAGCAGTGGAGACAATGGCAAGGTTGGGTAGATATGAGAGGTAATGAGAAAGGTTCATTATGGTATGACCAGATTCTACAATTAGTTCATTCTCTAAAAACAAATCCAGATAGTAGAAGATTGATGGTAAATGCTTGGAATGTAGCAGAGTTAGACCAAATGGTTTTACCACCTTGCCATTATGGATTCCAAGTTTATACGAGAGAGTTGAGTTATGACCAAAGATTTGAAATTTTTATTTTAAAAAATGAAAGAAAATTTGACTGGACTCCAGATAAAAGGATAACATTTGATGTGTTAGATGAATTGAACATCCCAACACGAGCAATCTCTTTAATGTGGAATCAACGAAGTGTAGATACATTTTTAGGATTACCATTTAACATAGCATCTTACGCATTACTATTAGAGATTATTGCAAAAGAAGTTAATATGATACCTGAAGATTTGATTGGTAATTTGGGCGATGTACATTTATACAAAAATCATATTGAACAGGCTAAAGAGCAAATCAGTAGAGAACCATATGATTTACCAACTATTACAATAACAGAAAGAAATTGGTATCAGCATGAGAAAGTAAAAGAACATTTAGGTCCAAAATCATTTAATGATAAGATACTATCGTACAGACCTGATTGTTTTGAATTGAATGATTACCAATCACATCCAAAGATTAAAGCACCTTTAAGTAATTAAACTATGATACATTATTTAGAAAATGTAATCCCAATAGAAGATTGTGAAAAAATAACACAAAGAACTATGGATTTAATGTGTAACAGACCAGATATGGTTGAGTATAGTCCAGCTTCGGCACCTGGCGCAACTGGCGTATGGACAAGTGATATTCCTGAATGTTACATTTGGTTACACACTTTAAAAGAAAAGATAGAAGAATTAGTTGGTTTTGAAGTAGAAACTGTAAATACATATTGTAGAGAATATGTAAATGGTTCAAGACTCCCTAAACATATAGATAGAGAAGATATTGGTGTAACATTATCAATTTGTATAGAAAATCCATCAAATATAGAATGGCCTATTTGTTCAAAAGATTATGATGAATCTGTAACTTGTAAAGATATTAAGTTGGGTGATGGTTTGTTGATTTACAACTCGCATGAATTGGAGCATTGGAGAGATGAGTTAGTATGTGGTGAAGATGAATATATTTTTATGATGTTTTTACATTGGATTAAAAAAGAAACTAAATGATAAACACACTTATTTTTATTACATTTATTGGAATTTGGTATGGTCTAATTGGCTACCAAAAGGTTTGGAACACACTTAAAATGTTTAGTAAGAAATCCTATTGGACAGATTACAACACCATAGAGTTTATGGCTTGGATGGCAAAGGCAGTGGTAATATTACCAGGATTATTATATGGTATAGAGATATGGCAATTGCATTTTCTAACATTGGCAACATCATCGGCATTGATATGGGCAAGTATGAGGAAATCATTACCAACACTAATAACATTTAATACAATTTGGATATTTATATCTTTAACAATTGTACTACGAAACTTAATTAAATGATAATCCTTATTTCGCCAAACGAATTAGAAGAAGAGTTTAGAGATAGTTGGAAAATGGGGCACATCGTACACCCACATTTAGATTTTGCAACAAACGCAATACACGCAACATTCGAAAATAAAGATGTAATAATATATCGGTTTATTAAATACGGATATGTAGTATCAAACAAAAGTGGAACACATATAATATCAGCAGGAGATGCTGGTATTATGATTCACTTTCACAAATAACAAATATGTACCCACAATCAGTACAAGAAGCAACAGATAAATACCTAATGGTAGTAAAGAGACTATTTGGTATGAAATTAGAAGGAGAAATCCTTAAAGATACAAATGAGTTTATCAATCATTACTTTTTCCAAAAGTTCCTCAAAGGAGAAGAGATTTCATTGGAAGATGGAAATGAGATAAAGTATCTACAATCATATATAGTATCAAGGATGGTAGTATATGAACTAACAGAAAAAGGGTTTATGGGGATGTATAAGGAAGATGATACAAAGCCAGGGGAAGAAATTATTTATTTAACACAATCAGGAAAACAATACTTAAACGAATATTTTAATGAAGATGAATACGATGAACAAACAAACATGGAAGAATTGGTTGAATACATTAGCGGTAGTACTTTTAGTAGCTAGTGGATTAGTAGCACAAGATTTAGTAACAATCAAACACCAAAATTACACAACTACATTCAGTAAATCAAAAAGATACCCTGTATTAGTACAATGGGAAACAACCAAAGCAATGGTGGGTTGCCCAACTCCACTAAAAAGAAAGGATAACTTTAAGCCAGACCCACAATTGGTGGATGAAACTAATATTGCATTCTACTATGTAAAGAGTGGATACGATAGAGGGCACGTAATGCCAGCAGCTGATAATCTTTGTCAAACTCAAGCGGTACAAGATGAGTGTTTCTACTTTTCAAATATGGTAGCACAAACTCATAGATTGAATGCAGGAGATTGGAAATCATTAGAAACTGCAACAAGAGATTGGGCATTAATAAATGATAGAGTAAGAGTGTGGAGTGGTTCGGTAGGAGAAGCAAAGAAGATTGGTTTAGTATCAGTTCCTACACAATGTTGGAAGGTAATTCACATCCCATCGGCAAACAAATGGTTAGCATATCTATTTAATAATGATTTATCTAATCCAGATGGTTTCCTAAACAATCAAGTAGATATTTCAGTTATACAAAAACTAACGGGTTACACCTTTAAGTAGCGCGGAGGGGGCGGGGGGAGAAAAGGTGTCGAACCTAAAAATTTTTGATAGTGCGCCTTCCCCCCAATCTTCGGTTTCCCCCATCCTATAAAAAAATATAGATATTATTTGGATTTAATCGGATAATTTCGTATCTTTGTTCAAATAAATAAAAAGTTATGAATAAGAGAGATAATACATTGGTATGGGTACTAATAGGTCTATTGGTGTGTATTTCTATTCAAATGATTGGAACATTCCAATTAAAGAGCGAGATTAAATCCTTAAAAGACCAAATCAAACAACTTAAAACCAAAAATGAAGTTCACAAATAAAATCCTACGATTTTTATTCCGAATGGAATTGTGTACAATCTACGACAACTATACCGGCAGTATCGTTGGGTATGGAATTAGAAAATATTTAAAATGAGAATAGGACTTATAACATTATTGTGTTGGTTTTTGATGGGATTTACGGAAGAAGAAGAAAAAATTCTTTTCGTTGGTGATTCTCTAACGGCTTATAGAGGTGGATGGCAGCATCAACTTTCAAGGTTAAGACACGCTAAATATGATAACATCTCAAAGGCTGGTAAACGAACTAAATGGATGTTAAATCAAATGGAAAAATATCCATTGGGTTCGTATGAATACGATACTGTAATAATTTATGGTGGTATCAACGACTCATTTAGTAGTGTTAAAGAGGATGAAACCATCAAAAACATTCAAAGTATGGTTTACATCGCAAAAAAGATGGGAGCAGTACCAATTGTAATTGTTGGGTATAATCCACAAAGAGTGATACAAACCACAATCTATTCAGCTGAAGTTGAAACTAAATGCCGTAATAGATACATTTCATTACAAAAGAGAATACAAACGGATTTAAAAGAATGTGTTGTAATTCCTATGGAAGATAGTATTTTTCGTGGTGACTCGTCCGATGGGATACATTTAATTTCAAGTGGACATAGAAAGTTTGCTAAATTCATATTTGATAATCTTTGAAATGAAAAAATTGTTATGTAAGATTTTAGGACATCGTTACGAAACGAACTTTGGGTGGATGCCATCTAAAATGAAATGTAGAAGATGCGGGCAGAAATGGAAATCCGTTTTGAACCCCGACTATACCGGCAATCCAATTCAAAGTGATATGCACATTTGGGTAGAAGATAAATAAGATGATAACACCAGAAGAAAAAGGGGAACAATTGATTGAGTTCTTTATGAACACAGAACCACCGAAGATGAGTGATTATAGTAGGTTATATCGTCCTACTGCGATTCTATTTGCCAAAAAGGTATGTGATGAGGTATTGAGTGATATGGGAGCTGATAGGGGTTATATGTATTGGAGTAAAGTAAAAGAATATTTAGATAAATAAGATTATGACATCAAAAGAATTTGTAGTTTGGATGCAAGGTTTTGTAGAAGCCTGCAATGATTATTCACCCACACCAAAGCAGTGGGATACCCTAAAAGATAAGTTAGGTGAGGTTAAGGATGAATCAACACCATCTTTTCCATTTGGAGTTCCAAATACTGCACCAATACAAACATTACCATTTATCCAACCATATGACCCATACAATCCATATAAGGTAACTTGTGGAACTGACACAACGCTAACAGTAACAACCGGTAGTAGTGGAACTATTATAGCTACGCCTGGATATGGTTCTATTACATATAATCCATCTACAACAACGATGTGGAATCCAAGTGGTTCTGCATGGAGTTATACAACTACATTACCACAACAACCAACGACGGGAAGTAATCAATTAGAATTAGATTTTGAATCAAAATAGATATGAAGGAAATTAAAACACCCCTAATACTTTTCATAGTTGGTTTCGCTTTGTGCTTTTTGGTATTGAAGTGTGCAACTATGTAATAAACAAAAAATAGATATGACATATATAAGTAAAGGTGCACAACCTACAAAGATTACAGGAGAACAATGGGGTAGAAAGGTTAGTATTGAACTAGCTAATTCAGATACAGATATACACGAGTTATTGGATATTTTTAAAGGAATTACGGTAGGTTTGGGGTACGATGAATCTACTTGGAATTATGGTATTAAAGAAATGGCAGAATCTATTTACGAAACTGAAAATACTGATTTAAAAGATTCTTTGAGTGAGTGGAGTGATGATGAATTAGGTGAAGCCATTGCAGAATTTAACCATTTAGAAAGTTTAGACGATTAATATATGAGCGCAGGAGGATTATTACTACCTAAAAATAGAACACTACACTTTGCCAAACAGGTAGAGCAATCTACGATATTGGAATTAACAAAGTCAATTGTAGATATAGTTGAGGATGATGAATACTTAAAAAAATTGTATTCTATACATGGTTTAACATACGAACCTCAACCAATTAAGATATATATAGATAGTTATGGTGGACAAGTGTATCAATGTATGGGTTTGTTAGGTGTGATGGAACGTTCAACGACACCGATACATACGATTGTTACAGGTGTTGCTATGAGTTGTGGATTCTTAATTACATTGGGAGGTCATAAACGATTTGCATACCCAACATCAACTCTATTGTATCACCAAGTTTCATCCGTATCGGCTGGTACATTGAAGGATATTGATGATGATGTGATTGAGATGAAACGATTACAGAAATGGATTGAAGATTTCACAGTCCGTAGAACTGGCATTAAGAAGACAAGATTGAAGGAAGTATATAAAGAAAAGATTGATTGGTACATCCCAGCAGACGAAGCGTTGGATTTGGGTGTAATTGATGAAATACTATAATGAGTGATAAGTTTTTGATTGTAGATGATATTGTATCATTGGAAAAGCAAGATGAAATAAAAGAAACTTTATTAAATGGTGGGTTTCCTTGGTTTTATTTGAATGATGCAACATATCCAACTATATCATCAACTAACACACCTGTTATGAATCATTATTATAGATTGGATTATAAAACAAATAGTCAATTTTATAATCTAATTGAAGATGTTGGTGATAAAGGTGCAGAATTATATGGATTTGATTATCAAGATGTATTACAGGTCCGTTCTTTTTTACAATTCCCATTAAATACAGATTGGAGAAAAGAATTTGTTGATAAATTGCATATAGATTCTACATCCGAACATTTGGTTGTATTATATTATGTATTGGATAGTGATGGTGATACTGTAATTGTAAATAAAAAATTTGAAGCAGGTGAAGATGTTGCTAAAGATTTAAAACATACCGATTATGAGGTTTTACATCGTATAACACCAAAAAAAGGTAGAGCAGTTATATTTAATGGTAAATACTATCACACTGCGGAACAACCAACAAATGGTATGCGGTGTGTTATAAACTTTAATTTAGTATAATGGATAAGATAATTTTGGTTCACTACATTAATATAGATGGTGTACCTAATAGTAATTTGGGAGAAATGATGGAACTAATAAAAGAATCATTAGCAAAGGATGCTGATATTATTTCTTATATCGTTCCAGTTAGAGATGAACCAACTCGTATTGAATGTGTGAATCCAAAGTTATTAAAAGAGAATGATGATGCTTGGGATAATGTTAAACGGATTTTAGATAGAAATCAAAAAGCAGTTGATAAATTTATAAAGGAGTAATAATGGATTTTATACATAGAGTACCAAATTTATTATCACAAGAGTTTTGCAAAGACCTTATAGAGTTATTTGAAAAATCAAATTTCAAACATAAAGGTACATCGTATGTGATAAATGGTGGGGTAATTGAAACTAAAGATGAAAATACTACTAAAAAATCAACCGATATTTCTATGTATCCTGGCTTTATCGAAGATGCTATACAACGTGGTGAACCAGAATGGTTTGATTATGTACAATATATAAATTCTAAATTGGAAAAGGGATTAGATTCTTATATGTTGGAACATCCAGCATTAGATAGCATACAAAAGTTTGATTTGGAAGGATATAACATACAACGATACTTACCAGGTGAAGGTTTTTATAATTGGCATTGTGAGAACCCCGGCTATCCCAATAGTTCTAATAGAGTTTTGGCGTGGATGATATATCTAAATGATGTAGAGGCAGGTGGAACGCAGTTTAAATCACAAAACCACACAGAAAAAGCAGAAGCTGGTAAATTTTTAATATGGCCTGCATTTTGGACACATTTTCATAAAGGTCAAGTTAGTGAAACTGAAACTAAATATATTATAACCGGTTGGTATAAACATATAGAGGAATAATATGGAAGAAGAAGAGAAAATAAAATGGGATGGATTTGATGGGGCTATTATAGGAAACTGCTACGATACCGGTAGATACATATATGATACGGATATAATGATTACTACTCTAATGACTAGAGATGGTATGACTTATAGTGATGCTTGGGAACATTTGGAATTTAATGTATTAAACCATCATTTAACAGATGATGCAGGTAAATACATCACACCAATTCATCTTATACGAGAATACAATATAGATTAATATGCCGAAAGAAGAAAGGTTTTTTGCTAATTGGGGTGAAGATAGTGAGGATAAGTGGGAAGATGTAGACCAACCCAAAGAGGAGAAACTTACACCTGAAGAGCGTATCGAAAAAATAAAAGATACGATGGTGAAGAAAAAATGGTCTACGGGAGCATATCCACGTGGAGCAGGGTTTCGTCCTATATTGGAAAACGATATTAGAGATGCACAATCTAAATCCAAATCCGCATTTGAGGCAGCTAGGACATTGGGTGTATCTTATAATACCTATAAAAAATGGGCTAAAACCTATGGTATATTTGAAAACTTATTAAATCCAGCTGGTATTGGTATTATCCGTGCTAACCAAGTTCATAGTGGTGAGAATGCATTAGATAAAATATTAAGAGGTGAAGGTAAACCAGATTATCCAATTGCAAGATTAAAGCGTAGATTGATTACATCTGGTTACTTTGCAGAAGAATGTACGTGTTGTGGTTTTGATGAGAAAAGAGCAACCGATGGAAAAGTTCCACTATTATTAGATTTTTTAGATAATGATTGGCAAAACCATAAGTTGGAGAATCTACGATTCCTTTGCTATAACTGCTTCTTTCTGTTGGTAGGTAAACGGAGGATACCAAAGAGAGGAACTATTATCACACAAGGTGTGGTAGATGATGGCGATGAAGATGAAGCAACAGAGGATGAAACTACAATTGAATAATTATGATACAGAGATATTTTGATTTCTTAACACAAGAAAAGTATAATCAACTTGTAAAAATTGTTGAAAATTTACAATGGGTTTATTCTGGTTATAGTACAAAAGATGTAACAGCTAATAGATTTTGGTATTCGGAGTTGATGGAACACCCGTTCTTTGTGGAATGGTTATCTGAAATCGAAAAGTTAAGTAATAAAAAGTTTAAAATTGATAGGTTATATGCCAATGGTCAAACATTAGGACAAGATGGGAGTTGGCACGTTGATTCTTTCAATAATGATATAGGTTACACATTTTTATATTACTTTAATGATACCGATGATATATCTTTAGTTGGTGAAACTTATTTTATGGTAGATGGTGAACCCATTGCCGTAACACCAATACCAAATTCGGCAGTATTATTTGAACATAAATATAAACACAAAGGAATGGCACCAAGAAAAGGATATAACAATTTGCGTGTTACTATTGCCTTTAAACTAACAGAATTACCAACTACTTAAAAAAACCTTAAAACATTTGGAGATATAAAATATTATTCGTATATTTGTATCACTTAAAAATTAAAACTAATAAATAAACAAAAAAACTATGGCGAAGTACTTTCAAGTAGCAGTAGAGTTACACACAGACAATGGTAAGGGTGGAACTAAAAAAGTAACAGAACAATATTTAGTGGATGCTCAATCGGTGACCGAAGCAGAAGCAAGAGTTGTTAAGGAATTTGAAGCATCTAACATTCAGTTAGAGTATAACATCAAAGGAGCAGCACAATCAAAAATCGTAGAGGTATTTGAATAATGGAAAAAGAAACTAAAGAAGAACGTAAGGTTATTTTTAATAGATTTCCACCTGGAGATAGATGGAAAGCTGCTAAAGAGGGTAATGGTTTGACAATCGGTGCTGGGCAAACTTACGGTTCTCTTACAGATGCTTTGGAAGCATGGTTTCAATCGTATGGTAGCACTCAATTCTATATTGATGCGAGGGAAGGAACTATTCAAATAGTTACCAAAGTTGAAGTGGAAGTCCCACAGAAAAGATTTTCGTTATATGGCGAAGATTAATATTTATAATAGTAACCAAATAAATAAAAATAAATGAATACAATTCTAATCATTCTCGCATTAGCAGCGGTTGCAGTTGGTGTGGTCTACTTACTTACCAAAGGTGGTAAAATTAAAGACTCGGATGGGGATTCAATCCCAGATGTAGTAGAGGAATCTATTGCAGAAGTAAACAAAACCTTTACAGAAACAAAGGTAAAGATTGAAAAAGTTAAGGAGCAAGTTGAAGATGTTACTAAAGCAGTTAAGAAAGTAGCCAAAGAAATGGGCGAAGTAGCTGATGTAGTAAAAGGAAACGAAGTTCCTGTAAAGAAAAAAAGACGTTATTATAAACCAAAAACAAATAAACAATAAAACAAAAAGTATGAAAAATTTATTATTCGTAGCGTTTATCGCATTAGGATTAGGATTAGTAGCTTGTGGTGAGAAAAACACAGAAGCAGCAGCAGATTCAGTAGCAGTTGATACTGTTGCAGCAGATTCGGTAGCAACAGATTCGGCGGCAGTTGATTCAGTAGCTAAATAATTAAACCTATTTAATAATTAGACCTCCCAAAGTGGGAGGTTTTTTTATGTCCAAAAATATATTTAAGAAAAAGCTTGACATTATCATATATTTTGCGTATCTTTATAGGGTAATGAGAGTTAGATATAAAATAAAATCAATATTGGGTAAAATAACACCAAAAGTTGGTAAAATACCATTAGACATTCTCAATTATTTTCACTATATTTGTATATACATTAAAAGATAGATACTATGATAAACAACTTCTTCAAAGGTAAAACATCTACCAAATCAGCCACTTCTTTTTGGGCTAATGATTACGATTTAGATTATGGTTGGGATGATTTGGATGATTCAGATGTTCCTACCAGAACTGCTACTGAAAACTCTACCCTACATTATTTAAAGTTAAATGCTCATCGTAGAGCCATTTCTAACTTTGTTAATATCCTTACTAACAGAAACATTCCTGTTCGTTTTACCGTCAAAGGTGATTCTTATACCGATGGTAAATCTGTTACTATCTCTTCTGATTTGAAGCCAGATAAGTTTGATTCTACGGTTGGTTTAGCATTGCACGAAGCATCTCACATTGTTCTTACTGATTTTGAAACCTTTGTTAATTACAAAGCCAATCCTACATTGGTTGATAAGTATTTAGATGTGGTTGAAAATGTAGATAGAGGTAATCAATCTCACCAAAATTGGGCTAAACAACGGATTTGGGATTTGGTTAAGAACTTAACTAACTATGTAGAAGATAAACGTATTGACAATCACGTTTACACTACCTGCCCTGGCTACCGAGATTACTATCGTTCTTTATATGATACATATTTCAACGATGCTTCTATTGATAAAGGATTACTTTCAAATGAATATACTACGGAAACAATTGATTCTTATTTGTTCCGTATTATCAATATCACCAACCCCAACACTAACTTATCAAAGTTGAGAGGTTTAGGTAAGATTTCTAAATTGTTAAACTTAAACAATATCAATCGTATCACCTCTACTCAACAATCAGTTGAGATTGCAGAAGGTATTGTTGAGATTATCATTCAATCTATCGCTGATGAGCTGGAGGATGAAAAGAATGGTAATGGTAAGCAAGATGCGCAGGATGGACCACAAGAGAAAGGTGAGGGTTCTGGCAACGGACAGGGTGAAGATGGTGAAGAAGATGATGATTTAGAGGTTGAGTTTGATGATTCAGAAGATGGTGATTCGGGTTCTGATTCAGGTCCATCTGCTTCTCTAAACCAACCACTTAAAGGTAAGGTTAAAGTTAAAGAATCTGAAGGTAAAGGTTCTGATAAAGGTGCTGGTTTAAGTGAAGCTAATCGTAAGAAATTAGAGAAAGCAATTAAGAAACAACAAGATTTCTTAAAAGGTGAAACTAAAAAGAAAACAATCACTAACAAAGATGATAAAGCATTAGAACAGATTGCTAAATCGGGTACTGAATTGGTGAATGTTGCTGGTGAAACTATCGAAGGTGTGGGTAAAGTTCCTCAAACGCAGGTGGTAGTGGTTAAAAAGTTGACAGAAGAGTTGATGAAATCCGAAGCATTTCCTTTGGCTAGACAGGATTGGAGAACTAAAGAGTTGGTTGTTGATGAGAATACCTTACAAAAGGGATTAGCATTGGGAACTTTATTGGGTAAGAGATTGCAAGTTCGTAGTGAAGAACGTGATACGGTTTACAATCGTCAGTTAAATGGACGAATTGACCGCCGATTGGTTTCTGCTTTGGGTTATGATTACCAAAACGTTTTCTACACTAAAGAGGTTGATAAATTTAAGAAAATCATTCTTCATATTTCATTAGATGCATCTGGCTCTATGGCAGGTGATAGATGGAGACAGGCAATGACCACTACAATCGCTATCTGTAAAGCAGCTACGATGGTAAACAACTTGGATGTACAGGTTTCAGTTCGTTCAACAATTGATGGTGGAAGCTGGAATAATAGTAAACCTTATATGGTTATTGCATACGATTCTCGTACTGATAAGTTTACAAAGGTTAAACAATTGGTAGCAGCATTAGAACCAAATGGTACTACACCTGAAGGTTTGTGTTTCGAAGCAATTATGAAACACTTTGTTGAATCATCTAACGATTTGGAATCCTATTTCCTAAACATTTCAGATGGTGAACCAAACTTTGGTAATGATTCAATTAACTATTCTCGTCAGGTAGCAAGTAAGCACACCGCTGAAATGGTTAAGAGAATCAAACAACGTGGTATTGGGGTGTTGAGTTACTTTGTATCTGATTACACACCATACGAAAGTTCAAAGAAAGTGTTTTCTGAAATGTATGGTAAGGATGCTAAATTTATTGATGTAAATGGTTTAGTTCCAATCACCAAAACTTTGAACGAATTATTTCTTAAAAAATAATGAAAAAAAGTTCAAAAATATTTGGCAATTACCTTGACATTATCAATTATTTTGCGTATCTTTACTAAACATTGAGAGAGTTACTAATTATTAAACATAAAACATAAATCCAATTCCTATGACAAAGTTAAAAAATTCAGAGTTCGGTTACACTAATGAGATTTACAAATTAGAGAAATTATCTAATGGTAGAATCCAAATGTTGAACACACAAGGTGATGTTACAACCGGCGTTAAATTAAATCAAATCACCCGCTCAAAGGCACTACGAACTAACAAAGCAGTTCGAGGACACATTAACAAATTGGGTAACAAAACCTACCGATTAGTAGATATGAAAGAGTATGATAAGTTGGTTAAACCATTAAACACTACCAACGCAGAACCTACGAATGAGATTCCAAAAGAACACAACGCTATTGTGGATTTTATCCAAAATAGTTCGGTAGCATTAAAACCGAAATCGTTAATTATGACTGATTTGAAATGGAAATATTTAATCCGTTCAGCAGTTAGAGCTCGTAACATTATGATGACTGGACCTGCTGGTTCGGGTAAGACGTTGGCAGCTAAAGCATTGGTTGAAGCATTAGGAAGACCTTTCCATTACTTTAACTTGGGAGCAACGCAGGACCCGAGAGCAGCATTAATTGGTAATACTCACTTTGATAAACAAAAGGGTACTTTCTTCTCTGATTCCGCTTTCGTTACGGCAATCAAAACTCCTAACGCAGTTATCTTATTAGATGAGTTGAGTAGAGCTCACCCAGAAGCATGGAACATCTTAATGAGTGTGTTAGACCAGGGACAACGTTACTTACGTTTGGATGAGGCTGAAGGTTCACCAATCGTTCCTGTTGCAGAGGGGGTTACTTTCATCGCAACGGCTAACATCGGTAATGAATATACATCAACGCGTGTTCTTGACCGGGCTATTATGGACCGATTCACTACGATTGAGGTTGATGTGCTTGATAAAGAGCAAGAGTTGGAGTTACTTACGATGTTGTATCCAGGCGTTGATTCTTATGACTTGAATGCAGTTGCTGAAATCGCCGCTCACACTCGTGACCAGATTCGTAATGAAGCAGGTAAATTGAGTACGGCAGTATCTACGCGTGCTAGTGTGGAGTTAGCTGGGTTGTTATATGATGGTTTCAATTTGGTTGAGGCCGCTGAAATCTCTATCTTCCCATTCTATTCTACGGATGGTGGTATTGATTCAGAACGTACTTACATCAAACAATTAGTTCAAAAGTATCTTCGTGATGAGAGTGGTGATAAACCATTGTTTGAAGAAAAGGTTGAAGCTAATGATGAAGAAAACATTGTTTGGTAATTAATTCACTACGGCTGGGTGTGAAAACATCCAGCCATTATTTTATACTAATATGAAATACAATCCAGAAAACGAACTAACTCAAAACGAATTAAATTGTTTAGATGAAGCAGATTTCTTTGAGTATTTAGATTCAAAAGCCAAATATCTAAAACAATTCACTCGTCCTTTAGATACCTATCACGCTAAAACATTCGCAGCATTGAGTAATGGTGGTGAGTTATCTACTGAAGAGTTAAAAACTGCAAAGGAGATTGGTAGAGTTGGTGATGAGTTTCGTTCAAACGAAATAGCACAGGCAGCTGAAAAATTGGGTGGTGACCCAAAGTATAAAGACCCTCAAATTAAAAATGTAAAAACAAATCGTTCACAATGGTTCGATTAAAACTTAAAATTATGAATACAGATAGATTAAACTTAATAGTTGGAATATTATTTATAGGATTATCCTCACTAATTTTGATGGGTGCACCACTAATGTATGTATGGAATTGGATAGTTCCATCAATCTTCGGATTACGTTACATTACTTTTTGGGAAGCAATTGGATTGAATATCTTATCACATTTGATATTCGGTCAGACACTTTCGCCACTCAAATTAATCACATTAGTTAAATCTCAATCCGCCAAATAATATGAACGTATCACTAACAATAGAACAAACCAAATGGTTTATAGATTCCAAAAACTTTAATGAAGCTATGGAACTAGCACAACAAAGTATTACCTATTTAGCCAACCATAGTAGAGAGCATGGTGGAGATTATATAGTTCCAGCCTACTTACCTATATTCGGTGAATGGATTATGACACGTAACGGAAAGCAGAAACGTGTTCTACGATATGATAAAAAAGAAACCAAATCCGTAGATTATTGGAAGGAAAGGTTTTGGGAGTTATATTTATCAGCAGAGAAAAAGTACAAAAGACAACAAAATAAACTTAAAAAACAGGAGTTAGTATGAATTTAATGGACAAAGTTATTATGAAAGAGGGTGATACTATTATAGAAAATATCTATTTTATAGATGCAAACCCAATTCAAAGCAAATATATATTTTCATCTGAAGATAATTTAGTATATGATGCGGATTTAGCGGTAATGTGGAAAGGTTCGGTTGGAACAAAAGCAATTAGACCTTTGAAGGATTCACTACCATATACACAAATTGATGAAACTACATATGAATTAGATATTGCACCATATAAAAATGGTCCTCTAACTATGGCAGATTTATTTTAATAAATGCTTGGAATTGTAAAATATTTTTTGTATATTTACATTATAAAAATAAAAGTTATGAGCAGAACAAAAGAGTATTACTTGGAAACATTGGGCATGGATACTTCATCGGTTTATGATGATGTAGAGTATAACAATCCACCATTGGATTTGTTTTTAGATGAGGAAATTGAATGTAACCTAACGGAGCAGGATATTTACGAAGCCGAATTACTATCAGATTATATACGAGATATAAATCGTATTGTGTAATGGGATATAATAAGTTCAGATGGTTTACAAAAGGTAGACCCCAAAAACCTCTTAAAGAGGATGCTCCATTGTTACTTAAAATTCGTAATGGTGATTATGGCTATTCTTATATGTTTAAGGAAGCAGAAGATACAAGAGCCGAAGCACAGAAAGTATATGATTTGACCTATAAGAACTATAAAGGTACAGAGGAAAATAATCGTATTTACGAAGCGATGGAAGCCAGTAGAATGAAAAGACTTAAGGCAATCAAATTGGAATTAGAAGCATTCGCCAACGAAAACAAAATCCTTTGGAAATTACAGAATGATTTAAAGAAGGAGTTTGATAATGATTTGTGGGAGAAAGCTATGAACCTAAAAAGTAGTTTCAAAACATTAGAAGATTTGTATTGGTGGTATAAAAAGAAATGTAAAGAGGTAACTACCAAATCCGAAATGGATATTCAGTTGAAGAGAGCAAACACCAAAGGACTACAGCGATTGTTCTAAAACTTTACCTTTAATTATTTGTAAAACTCATTTTAATTTGTTATATTTGTAAAACTTAAAATCTAAAATAAATGAAAACATTTTATTACTACGAAAATTCACGTAAACGTTATAGAGCATCTCATTCAAGTTCAGGCTACATTGGTTATGCTATGGAGTACAGGGTTAAATCCGCAGATGTGTTGGGACGTAAGTTTTATAATTGGGTATGTGTAGTTGAGATGGTATCTAAATTGAAATTTAAGGAAGTAAAACCTTTGATTGATAAGAAAGCATTGGTTGATAGAGAAGTGAAATCTAATACAAGAATTATTAATACTAATCCATTTTTGGAGTATATGAGTGAACTTGATTAGATTTGTTTTTCTAAAAAACTATATATTTATATGGGAACAAAAAACAGATTATGAAAAAATTATTATTATTATCGGCTATCGTATTCGGAATGAGTACTGCCGCAAACGCACAAGAGTGGTTGTTTTCTGCAACTAGAAAGGGTGGTCCATCAGATGGGTACATTACTGCAGGATACATCAAAAAAGGATGGGGAATCTACGCAGGTTTACCTTATACAGAAATACAAGCTGCGCAAGCAAATGGAAACATTGCAATTCCTGCAATTAACACACAGACAGGTACTATTTCAGGTCAAATGAAATATGGTATTCTTCGTCAAGTAGTTGATGGTAAGTGGATGTTTGGTGCTGGTATTCAACCAACATTAAATGGAACTAAACCAAATGTATTCTTAATGTACAATCCATTAAAAGCTAATGGTGATTTGAAATTATGGACAATTGGTAATTTAGTTGGTTCTGATTTCACATTAGGATTAGGTTTATCTCTTAAAATGGGTAAATAGTGCAAAACAAAAAAGGTTACAGAGATAGAAATATCATAAATAGACTTAAAAGAGAATACGAATATAAGCTGGGCTTTGTATATTCCTGTGAAAATCATTTAGAAAAAACAGGTAATTTATCAAAAGACCAGCTTATTATTTTATACAAAATGATTCAGGATAATACTTATATCCAAAAATCTACAAAAAATGATGTGGGAAACTAAACTATACGGAACATCCTTTTTAAGTCTTAAAGATTCAAAGGGAGTTAGTTCAAAATATATTAAGGTAGAAGATGCTACCAAAATCGCAGAAACCGCTTGGAATGAAGCGTTGGACAAAGTAAAGGATATTTACGCTAATGAACAAGATATTGTGCAAGAGTGTAAAGACCTAAAAATCTAATCAAATGGAATTTGTATTTATATCAGATACTCACGGGTTACATCGTGAGGTGGAAAAACTATATCAGTTTCCAGAGGGTGACTGTATCATTCACGCTGGTGATGTTAGTAATGTAGGTAAGCCGGATGAGTTAAAGGATTTTGTAGAGTGGTTTAGTGGATTACCATACAAATATAAAATCTTTATAGCAGGTAATCACGACTTTGGATTAGAACATCAAGAGCTTACACAGGAACTCTTAAAAGATAAAGACCTAATATATCTTAACGATAGTGGAATTGAGTTGAATGGATTCAAAATATGGGGTTCTCCTTGGACTCCTTTGTTTGGTAATTGGGCGTTTATGAAACCGCGTGGTGGTATCATTGGTACAAAGGTAAATCTAATACCAGATGATACTGATATTCTTATTACACACGGCCCACCATTTGGCAGATTTGATTTTACTAAATACACACATACCTCTTGTGGTTGTGAAATGTTAAAGCAAAAGGTTCAGATAGTAAAACCAAAAATACACGTCTTTGGACACATTCACGAGGATGGTGGTAAGTTATACGATGAAGCATTTAGTACCACATCCATCAACGCATCTTTGTTAGATGAAAATTATATGATAAAAAATCCGATAATTTGTTGGGATAGTGATACAGATACTTTCTATAATACAAATCCTACACTTTAGGGTGTAGGTTTTTGTAATTTTGGTTATACTTATTATTATACGGGTCAAACCATCCCCCGAAAAAATCACCAAAATCATTTGGTGAACAGAGTAAAAATTGTTATATTTGTAAAATCTTAAATCAAATGAAATTTTTTAATTGGTTAAAGCAGTTATTCAAAAAAGATGATGAAATACATAGTTTTATCGTAACACACGCCGATGGCTCTGAAGAGTTGCGTGTATATAAAAACGGAAAGAGAGTAGACAAGAATGAAATCATCCGTAATTCTATCACCAAACAAAGGAAAATATGAGATTATTGATATGTTTAATTTTAATAGTAAATACAGCATTAGCAAAACCAATAGTTATAAAATCTAAAATCGAAAAAGAAGTAGTATTAAAGTACATGGATAGTTTGGGTGTTCAATACCCAGAAATAGTATGGGCGCAAGCAGTTTGGGAAACAGGCAGTTTTCGTTCAAAGTTGTTCCGATACAACAACAATATGTTCGGAATGAGAGTTGCGAGAAGCCGTTACACAACGGCAGTTGGTAAGCAGTTTGGATATGCAAGATACCTATCTTGGCAAGAAAGTGTGATTGATTACAAATACTTTCAGGATAGATTTATAGGTAAAATCCGTAGTAAAAACGATTACTTTAGATACTTGGATAAGTATTATAGTGGTAGTAGAAGATACTCAAAATCTATTAAAAAATTATTGTAAAAGTGTATATTTATTGGTGAATATAACCAACCATTTACATGAAAACATTTATAACAAAAGTTACACAATTTTTTATAGATAACAATACACAGATATTCTTATCTTCTATTCTTTTATTTATAGCAACGGTTAGTTACACTCGCTATACTGAAAAGGAAACCAAAAAGAAAAACAAATACTCTGAAATGAAATTCAAATTGGATTCAGTTTCTTATGAGTATTATAGGTTGCAGAATAAACTAACAGAAGATGTGGCTAAAAGAGATAGTGCTTGGGTTGCAGAACGTAAATTAGAAGAAGAATAAGTTATGAAATGGCAAGATGTTACAAAACTACAAAAGCGAGAGCTAATAATCAAAGCAGTTAGTGATTTATACGATTCCGTTGAAGATGATGGAGTTAGTACAATCACGCTCAATATGAACTTTAATCCTTATAATTGGGGACATAAATTAGATGTAGATTATCAAATCGGTTATCCAAAAGAAAATGACAAAGAACCCCTTCCGGAAAGATTTTATGAAATATCAAGATAATTTATACATTATCCATGCAACATACCCAGCCGAAAAGGTTAAGGACCATAATGGTATAAAGGAGGCGTTGGGTTGTAATTTAGTATTGAGACAGCAAAATCAAATGTATTTTTTAGAGCAGATACAAGATGTAATGTTTGAAGAAACAATTGTATAATTATATGGAAGAAAAGAACGAACTAACTGATAAAGAATCAACGTTGGCAGATAGAATGGACGAATATATTAAAATGTTTGGTACAGACTCAACAATGACGGCTGATTATATAAATAATTTAGAGCATAAGATATTCTATGTATTACACTCACGAGAAAGAATTGAAGAACAAACTTTCAAAGGAAATGATGCAAAAGAGTGGATTACAAAATACGGACCAGAAAACAATGTGTTTAAGGAAAGTGAGGTTTTGAATTTTATGAAAAAACACAAAATCAAATAACTATGGAAAACTTAAACGAAGGTAAATCAAATGTAGGTCAACCAATTGACAGAAAGGCAAACCTAAAACTTATTGGTGATATTTTACTTACCAATAAAACAAAAGCTGGAGCAGGTAAAAGTAATGCTAAATCCGCTATGAATACTAACACATCACTTAAAGCAAAAGTGAAGAACTCAAAAATGAATATTCGTAAAGCACAATAATATGGAAATTACAGAAGAACTATTGGAAAAGCTAGGTTTTGAAAAGAACTTAATTAGCGAAGAAGAAGCAGGTGGACCTGCATACTACTATTATTCATTAGATTTACTGAAAGAAGATGATTATCCTGCTATTTCGTTGTTGACGTGTGCGCACGATGAAGTAGAAGCAAATGGTGGATGGATAGTTGAACTATTGGACAACGGACATCATAAGATTAAAGATGCAGAGTTATTAGAAAACTTTGTATCAGTTTGTAGAGCAATAGAAAATCAATAAGTTATGAAAAACTATAAATATAGCATTAACCAATTCCGTTGGAACAAAACGGATAACTGCTTTTATGCATCAGCTGCTTATTTATGGGATGAGAATAGACCAGAATGCGTAGATGCATTCCCAAACCAAAAGAAAAAGTTTATCATACAAAATCCTAAAACAAATGGATTTCGTAGGTTTTCTTTTCTTAAAGAATACGATGAAAAGATAGAGGTTAAATATGCATCATATACTATTGAGCAAACTGATACTATTTGGGAGTTTCAAAGTGAAGATGGAATAAAATGTAGAATATCTACAATACCATAATGGAAAAGATAATTATATTAAATGATATAGAATATAAAGTATCAACTGGTGTAAAGGTGAAATCCTATACGGATGCTATGTATGAAATAGAAGATAATGGAAAGACGTACTACAAAGTATGTAGGTGGGTGGATATAATGGATAAGAATATAAAGGAAGTATATTACATTAAAGAAATAAACAATACAAGAAGTTCAGGTATATGAAAGTAAAGATTAAAAAGTTACACCCAAACGCAGTTAAACCAAAGTATGCCAAAGAAAGCGATGCTGGAATGGATTTGGTAGCAACTGAAATCATTAGTGAAACGCCATCACAAATAACATATGGGACAGGATTAGCCATTGAAATACCAGATGGTATGGTTGGGTTGATATTCCCTCGTTCATCAATCCGTAATACGGGTCTAACTCTATCCAATTGTGTTGGTGTGATTGATGCTGGATATAGAGGTGAATTGCAGGCAACATTTAATAAGAATGGTGTTAAAGATGAGTTTTATAAGATAGGTGATAGGATTGTTCAAATAATCATCGTACCACACCCAATTATTCAGATTGTAGAGGTGGATGAGTTGAGTGAAAGTAGTAGAGGAATAGGAGGATTTGGTAGTACAGGTAAATAAAAATAAAAGGTTATGAAAAAGTTATGTATTTTATTATTAGTATCAATCAGTTCAGTTGGACAGGGTGTAGATACCAACAGAGTAACTTATTTTGAAAAATTGGGTAAACCAAAAATTCTATACAATCAGCAGGCAAATACAACAATATTCATCCCGCTAACTAAAACAAACAATAAGTTTGAAATCCCATTAAACGAAGAAAAAATCAAAAAGTTCATCTACAAAAAGAAATTAAAGTGGATGAATATGTAAAAAAAGGTACTAGAAATAGTACCTTTTTTATTTGGATTTGTCAAATAAATTTTGTATATTTGTTCTATGGCAAAGATAAGTAATGAACCAACAGCTCCCAGAAAGTTTGAGCAAATCTATGAAGATGAACATTCGATAATGATATGGAAATATGATTATTCAAAGTTCACCAATGGACCGGTATCGGTTGAAATCAAATCAAAATATCAGCCGTTTGAACCAAAGAAGAAGAAACCCAAAAAGGAGAAGGAGAGATTCAACAGATTTTTTTAGTTAAACATAAATTATAAACATATGAAAATTATAAACGGATTAGGCTTGATTATTATTGCTCAAGTCATCTCGTTCCTACAATTGCAAGGACAAGGTAAGTGGGAATGGGCTAAAGAGAACCCAACTTTGATGGCGTTGTGTGGATTACCAATTGGTTATTTGTTCATCAATTCAACTCGCTTAATCAACGAAGCAACTGGCGCAACTTGGCCTGGTAGGTTAATTGGACAGGCAGCTGGTATCATAATCTTCTCTCTTATGAGTTGGATTATTTTTAGAGAACCCCTAACTATAAAAACAGGAGTTTGCATCGCTTTAGCATTGTGTGTAGTAATAATTCAAATATTTTGGAAATGATAGGTATTGTAATTATATTAGTAATATTGGCACCAATATGCTGGTTGTGGATAGGTGGTATGGATAATATGAAAAAAAATCATCCCAATTACAAAGGAAATGATTTATTTGGTGAATCCGAATAACTGATATTTATGTAGGATGATAAATCCTGTTTATATAACATTTGGAACAATAATTGTAATTTTAATAATAGTAGTTAGGATAATGTTCTGGCTATTTGATGATATGTAATATGGAAATGGTATTAGATTTATTTTGGTTCGGTATTTCAGCTTGGTTAATATACCTACACGTTAGAAATACCAATAGAGTAGTGAAAGGTTTAATAAAAGAGTTAGAACATAAAAAGAAATTAAATGAGCAAGAAACTGATAATTCCAACGATTGAAACCTTAATTGGTAAAAAAACCGATATGGGTTCTATTATTACCCATGTATTAGTATTGGATGGTGTATATAAAATTATGTTTAACCACAAAAAGAAAGGTGGTAATATAATGATATATAGAAATCAACATAGTAATTTTTATGAAATCCATTTCAGTTATGGAAAATATAAAGATACTGCACAATTTATACCATCGCACATTAAAACCTCAAACGATGTTTCTTTCATAGTTAGTGGATTTATGGATTTATTTGAAAATTATTATGGTAAAAAGAATAGAAATAGATAAGGAATATGCCGATGTTTTGGCAGAATTAATGCTTGGTTCGGAGTTTGATTGGTATTGGAATGGTGCAACATTGCTTGAAGGAGATTATGGTACTGTTGTTGATTCAAAAACCAAAGATATGCCACAATTCACGCATACCATATTGATTGATAAGCAACAAAAAAGTATATATTACCATTATTTTTCAGAAATGCTGGGAATAATTGAAAAGGAAGCTGGTAGTAAAATAAAAAAAGTAATTCGTATTAAAGCAAACCTTATGGTTGGCGATGCTTCGTATCCAAATGATTTTTATAATGGTCCTCATATAGATTATTCTGGACCAAATCTATTATCATTTGTTTATTATGTAAATGATTCGGATGGTGATACTATATTGTTTGATACATATTTAGATGGAAACGAACATAATATAAGCCAACTAAAAGAAATTTATAGACAAACCCCAAAAGGTGGTACTGGTATATTATTTGATTCAAATCGAGTTCACACATCAACAACACCAAAATTATCAGATAGGAGAGTAGTAATAAACTATGTTTTAGAAATGTATGACTCTAACAATAAAGAACTTTCATAAATTAGAAGAACCACTTAATACTGTTTATTTTGATTTTGGTATGTGGACAGCAACGGAAACATATTCTTCCGATGAAGCATATGTATTAGCTTTCTATAATAAACCAAATCCATCTGAATTTCCTGTTATAGAGGTATCACTCAATAGAAACAAAGTTGATGGACACGGATACCATTTAGAAACAAAACTATGGCAAGCATCAAATAATTGGGTATCTTTGGACGAAATGTTTGTAGGAACAAAGCATATAGAAAATAGGTATATACTATTAAAATGTGTTGAAGAAATTATAAGGGGGGTGGAATTGTAATGCTAACCATAAGTAATTTTGATAAACTGAATGGGTATTTCGAAGGTAGGTTGTACATACAAAGCATCGAAGAAAACGAATTGGCATATAGGATATTCGTAGAGTATGCATTTGAGTTTCATAATGTACCAATATACATAGGAATAGCTAGAAACAAAAGAACCGATGTAGACCCAAAGTTTCCAAACGATAAAACACCAGTTTATGACACCCATATCATACAACGTTTTGATGATGGGCGGGTTAAACGAAAGGATTTGGGTATAAAAAAGAAAGCATTAGAGAGTAGTGATAATATTATAAAGGCATTAAATGAGATGCTAGATGATTTTGTAAATGAACGATGAAAAAGTTACTATTATTTTTACCGATACTATTAGGATTAATATCTTGCTACGAAGAGCCGCAATATATAGTACCTAAACCACCTGCATACAATTTTACATTCCAATTGGATTCTGCTTTAAATAGATTTGGTACTAGGAGTTTACCAAAGGATATAAATGGATACTATCATCTAAAATTATCAGAAAATACTTTTCAAACATTTAGCCGTATCACCGGAAAATTTTTGTGGAATGGTGAACCAAATCCAATTCCATCACCCGTTGATTGTAAAATAGAATGGAAAAGTTCTCATTATTGGATTTTAAATAATAAAACTAATTTATTCGTAGTATATAAAACCTATTTTAACACATTTACAGGAAAACTGACAACAGCTGAATTGGGTACATTTAAGTCTCAATCAAATTCATTAATTCCAACGGTAAATGGTTCATCGTATCCATCATCATCGGATGGTAGTGTGAATACTATGGTTGCTCCAATATACTATATGAAGGGAGATACAATAACCATTACTGCTGTGGCTCATATAACAAAAGAGATACCAACATCAAAATTATTTGTTAGGATTGAAAAGGATTCAATAGAAAGAAAGATAAGATTTATTTGTGAATGATGAAAAAATTTAGTATATTTGTATTATTAAGTTTACCTACCTTTGCACAAACAACTGATTCAACTATGAATAGGTTTATAGAGCATTGGGTGGGTAAGCCGTATAGGTTAGGTGGTGTTACTGAAAGAGGTATAGATTGTTCACAATTCAACAAACGCCTATATAAGGAGGTATTTGATATTAGATTGGGTAACAATTGTCAAACACAATGGATACAAACCGATAGGGTTGATAGAGATAGTTTATCTTTTGGTGATTTGGTATTCTTTCGAAGTAGAATATCACCATCGGGTTGGCATTGTGGTACATACATAGGTAATAACCAAATAGTACACGCTGCCAATAGAGCAGAAGGTGTGAAGATTAGTAATTTAGATGAACCAAAGTATAAGAAAGGATACAAAGGTGCTGGTAGAATAAAACGAAAATACATAACAATATAGAATGGATTTTAATGATATAATATCGGAGTTGGTTAAGTTAGAATATGAAATAACGATTGCCAACCTAAACGGACACAGAGCATCCGATGATGACCAATATGCAGAAGGTAGATTGAGAGTAAAAGAGTTAAGAGAATTATTAAAAACAATATAGAAATGGAAGTTAAATACGCAACGATTGCAACAAAGAATCAGGAAGATGGTAGAGTATTGGTAAAGCACATTTGTGTTTGGGAAGGTGCTCCTGAAGAAGAGGATATTAAGAATCTTGTCAAAGAACTATGGGAAAGACCAGAGTGGGGTATGGTAGAGGATGATGATTACGATTTGGTTAATTTGGAGAGAAGTGAGGAAAACGAACACATCTTTCAGCAGTTAAATATACCAAAGGAAATTACAGAGCAAGTGGATGAAGTGGTAGTTGAACCAATTAAAAAAGCAACAAAGAAAAAATCAAAAAAATAGTATGGAAGCTAAAAAAAAATATACATTTAAGGAATTTATAGCAGCATTACATAGTAGAGAGTTTGATGAAATACAACCACATTGTATTGAAAGCACTAAATCATTCATCCAAAAAATAAATGATTTAGATTTTATACATAGTGAATCAAGCATCAAAGATAAGACTATTGATGGGTGTGATTTGTGTAAATTACAAAATTATTTGGAAGAGTATAGATTGTATTATTTTGATGAGGCATATTATAGAAAAGAGTATTTAGGTGAATAACTATGGGAATTGATTTAGAGGATATAAACAATCGTTTAAATGAGTTTGAGAAAGAACACAAACCATTCAGACAATTCGAGCCCATTGGCGATGATGATTTTGTGTATGTAGCCCCCAAAGGACCTACTACAAAATATCGTTGTATGCCTAAAACACAATTAAAGTATAGTTTATTTATCGGTAGGTGGCAAAATTGGCATGAAGGACATGAGTGGCTAATAAACCAACAATTGGAAAAGGGAAAAAATGTATGGGTAGCTATTAGGGATGTACCTACGGATGAAAACAATCCTAAAACTTCACATAGGGTGTGGCTAGATTTGCTAGATGAAACATTTTTTATTAAAAACAAAGATAGAATAATGGTTTCAATCATACCTGATATTGATTCAGTAAACTATGGTAGAGGTGTTGGGTACGATGTAATATACCACGAACCACCAGCTGATATAGCACAAATAAGTGGAACTAAAATTAGAGAACAATATGCAAGTAAGAGCACTACAATGTGATAATTTTTTTGAGAACCCAAATTTAATTAGGGAATGTGCTCTTGCTCAATCATATAGAACGCCGGATACGGATGAAAGCTGGTTGGGTTTAAGAACCGAAGATTTGGATATTGAAATTGGTGAAATTAACATAGAAACTTATATAAAAGATAAAGTTAAAGGTTGGTTGCCAGATGTACCTGATTTTGATTTAAGATTGGTATTTCATTTATTACCTGAAAGTGTAAGGGGAGATATGGGTGATAAATTTGATTATCTACAATCACACACCGATAGCGAAGTAATACATTTTGCAGGTGTAGTTTATTTATCACCAGAACCCCCACCGCATAGTGGTACATCATTTTTTGACGATGTTAGTAGAAAGATTGGAGAGGTGGAAAATGTGTATAATAGATTTGTATTTTACCCTGCTGATATAATCCACGCCCCCACAAATCCATTTGGTGAAACCAATGAGGATAGTAGATTAGCATTAACATTTTTTGCATCAATAAAAGATAATAATATCATTGGAAATAGTAAAGGTATATAAGATAGATAATTTCTTTGATAATCCAGATGAGATAAGAGAGTGTGCTTTAAATATGGATTTTGATGGTCCATCACCAACGCAAGGTTGGCGGGGTATGAGAGTTAATCCCACAAACAGAGTAGTGGCTGGGGTTGATTTAGAGAGAATGATAGTTGAAGAAGTTTCATTTAGAATACCTAATTTTAAATATGGTGAAATGGAATTGTATTTCCATATAACATCGGAGGAGGTAAGAGCTAATTTTACTACTGAAAGCTTTGAGGAAGCATCAAAGCACTACGATAGTAATGATTCTAGGATAGTAGGTTTAGTGTATTTAACCCCTAACCCACCAAAAAATAGTGGGACATCATTTTTCGATGATGAAGGTAATAAGGTTGGTGAAGCAGAGAATGTATATAATACAATGGTAATATATCCAGCCGATATACTACATGGACCAACAAATCCGTTTGGGGATACAAAAGAAAATAGTAGATTGACATTGGTATTTTTCTTAAAAAAACATAAATAATGTGGTAGAGTTAGTAATGATAGGTACAATAGTATCTGTATTTTTAGTGGGTGTTATCTACGGTAGATTGACATCAAAGAAATAAACAAAAAAAGGTTATGAAAAAATTATTAGTAATTGCAGGATTATTATTATCGTCCGTATCGTATGGACAAGACAAAACCAATCAGAAAGTAATTTATACAATTGGTGGAGTAAGTGGTTTTACAACAAATCGTTTGAATCCATCAATGATTTATGGTGGGTGGGTTAATTTTGGAAAAGTGGGTATTGAGTTTAAACGTGGGATGACATTGGGTGATGAGGATGCTACAAACTTTATTAACGGAAATACATATACAATTAGTAGTTCTTTTAGAAATTTAGGAGTATTCGTTCCTATGTTTAATATAAACAACAATAAGAATGCAAATGTGTTTGTTTCGGCTGGTGGACAGTTTGTACAGGACATTACTACAACTGGTAATAAAAAATATCAAAAACCATATGTTGGGGTTGGTATTGATTTTTATTTTGGAGAAGACAAAAAGGGAATGATTAGAACAGAATGTCAGGTTTCCAAAATATCAACCATAGGTTTGGGAGTTGGATATAAATTTTAGAGATGAATCAATACACAAAACACGTTTGGAAAAGAAACATCACCGCAATTGGAATTGCAGCGTTAATGGTAATGGCTGTTATTGGTATAATTTTAGTAATACTGACAATTGGAGTTCTATTGGGTGATTACTTACCCTATGTGCTAACTACCATATTATTGATTGGTATGGTGTTTGTGATTTCACTACCAATTAGAGATTATTTGAAAGATAAGGAGAACGCAAGGGAATACCAAAGGTTAAAAGATGAGGAAAGAAAACGAAATGGTTGGAAACCATATTAAAAAGATAAACGGATGACTATAATAGATAAGTTCAACCAATTCTATGAGCATGGTGGATATGAGGCGAAGATGAAGATGATTCAGAAATCCAAAACCAATAACATAGATAAGCAGAGTGAGATGACTAAATACCTTGCGGAAATCTATATGGATTTTGTTAGAGCAGAGGGTAAGGTAGATGAAAATATAATGCGAGTATTCATAGCAGTAACGGCACAATATTTTGGGGAGATATGAAATCAATGGAATACGCAGATATAATGCGTGCTATAACACTTGATAGAATAGCACACAAAATAGATAGTAGTAATCAAAAACTAATGGAAGCAATTGACCAATACCAAGCCCACATCAAAGATAAGCCAGGGGTAAAGAATATCAAACTGCATAACTATAAGGAGTTGAATGCAAGGAAGGTGATAAATGGTGTAACACTATCTTTAAAACCATCTTCTGTATTCACTACATTGGCACCTGAAGAAGAGTACTACCCATATACGATAACAGAACAATCTAATTTGTTACCGAGTTTCTCAAGTCCGAAGCCACAAGGTGGTGGTATTGTAAAGATATACAAACCAATAGAAGAGGATAAAGACTCACCATTGGATGAAAATATTGGTAAGTATGTAAGGATGGTGGTAAGGTATGAAGATGTAAGACCTGTATATAAAAAACAACAACCAGTTGGGTATTCCTGGTCTAAAGTACCACTAAAAGTATTAAAGAGTAAAGAATTTTTTGTTGAGCATATTTTCAGTCAGTATGAGAAAGCAATGATTCAAGCAACAAAACATAACCCATCATATAACCCATTTTAGCGTGGGGGAGGGGCGGGGGTAGGAAACGGAGTCGAAACCTAATTTTTTTGATAGTTACCTTGATTCAGTTTTTATGCTTTCCCCTTGGTTTTATGAAAATAATTTCGTATATTAGTGAGATATAAACAATAAAGATATGAGTAAAAATGGTATAATCGCAGCTCTATGGACGGCTGCCATAATAGGTGGGGTTTGGGGTATCATCTATTCAATTAAAAACTATCCTCAATTTGTGGGATATATCCTTGCGGTGGGATTGGTTGGATTTGTGTGTGTTGTATTTGTATATCCGTTGTGGGATACCATAAGGTATGAGTTGGATAAGAGGGATAGGGATAAACAATCCATTGTACCTAACATTTCACCTAGCGTTACACCTAAAAATGCGAAAGAGATGATGATAACTAAAAAGGATGATTTCTTTAATATAGAGTTTGATGAAAACGATAAGAATCAAATAGGGTGATAGGGACGAGGACCATTAAAATCCATAATGTGGATAAAATCGTAAAGTGTGAAATACCTCAAAAATTTCCGAATGGAGCTTTCAAATGTGTGATAAACGGAGTGGTAGAGGACAAGGATTTATATACTTTTCATTTACATACCGAATATGAGGATATGGTAGGGTTGAGTGAGGTCCAATTGGTTAGACATGGGGGGATATGGGATTCAATGCCGCACACACCAATATACACATTGAGAGATGGTAGAGGAGAAACGTTGAATATGATGGCAAGTGATATAAGAGATAAGGATACCCTATTGAAGAGAATAGGACAGTTGATGGAGATTGGGGTATAAAAATAAATTAGGGATAATAAAATAAACATACAATGAAACCAACGGAAAGAGAAGTACAAAAGATGCTATGGGCTAACGCCATAAATGATATTATCCAAATGGTAGAGGGTGATGATGAAGAAACCTATGGGTGGGTTAAGAAAGTATTTTTTGATGGGGAAGATATATTTGATGAGGATAAAGAGCTTATAGATGAGTTATTAGATGAGTATAATCTTAAACCTAAAAGAAAGGGTATGAGGTTAAATATCGAAAATTTTAGTAAGTTAGAAAATCAACTATTGGATGATGATAGTAATCACCCATGGCCGAATATACATAAATGCTATAAAGATAAGGATGAATATACATTTATTATACATGGGGATTTTAGTGGAAGATATGAGGATTGTCCATCGGAGATGAATATTAAACTACAAAGAAAAGAACACTCAAAAGGATTGTATAGGTTGGAGGATTATGATAGTGATAATTGGAGTACCATATCCATAGATGATATAAAAGATGTGAGTAAATTTAAGAAGAAATTATTGGATGTCTATACGGGATACTATGAATGGGATGAGGATTAGTTAGGAAGTTGGACAAATAAGATAAAAATAATTCAGCTAGAAATGCTAACGATAGAGAACATACATAAGATGGTAGATAGGAAAGTACCTATACAATCACACCATTGGACATGTAGAGTAAAAGATGTGTATTGGATGAATAATAATACCTATGTGTTTGAATTACAAATCCATTCCACATTTCTTGTAGATTCAAAAGAGATAAGGATTGTATTGGATAGAAAACCACCGAGAGGTGTTTACTTTGAAGAAAGGTATTGGGAGTTGAGTTGGGAGATAGGTGCATATACAAACCGATTTGAAACCCAATTGGTGAGTAGTAGGGTATTGAGGGATATGAATCAATTTGGATTAGCATTAGGAAATTTTACGGATATAATAATTCATAGTTACATAATATGAAAAGGATAAACATAGAAAATCCTAATAGGCTAGTAAATTTCGTAGAAAAGAGTTTAACGAGTTGGAAAATACATTATGTAGGAGATAACCCAATTGGGGGTATATATGAGTACGTCTTAAAGGATAAGGAACAAAAGGATATAAAGATATTAGTACAAATCTATAAGGAAACACAACAAATGTATGACCCAAATGATTTCGCTGGACATGAATATGTAAAAATCTATTGTAAGAATGTAAACGTACCCCTTGCAAGAGGATGTACTAAATTTTTAAGAGTAGAAGATTTTAAGGATATAAGAAGGGTATTTAATCAAATACATAGTGGTGGGAGACAAGTAATACAATAGATATGGATACTAAAATATGTTTTGAGTGTGGTAGTGGTGAACATATACATCAACACCATATTATACCTAAATCATTGGGTGGTACTAAAACTATACCCCTATGTAATGTATGCCATGGTAAAGCGCATGGTAAAGATGTGGGGATACATAAGAACCCTAATGAGTGGAAAAGGTTAATAAAATTAGGTAGGGAAAAATGGATTGAAAATGGGGGAGTAGCAGGTAGAAGAGTAGGTAGTATGGAATCTACCGAAACTTTTATGAATAAACCCATAACCAAAGAAATAATTACCCTATTAGAGAAAGGATATTCCGTTAGAAAGATAGTAGAGGTTTTAGGTGCTTCATCCAAAACTATTGTTAAGGTAAGAAAATCGAAGGGAATATCAACGGGAACCGTAGTTAAGGTAAGAAAACACCTCTATTCTAACCAACACCCTTTCGTTCACTAATCGTTACACATAGTCTATTCTTTTGCTCGTCTATAAGGTGTTAAAATCATCATAGGTATATAATCACATACGAGAGGTGTATAAAAGCCCTTATTGACGAGGTATGGATATTTAGTTATTTAACTAATTAGTTAGACGGGTAATTAACACAATAGGAAATAGCAAAAGAAACCCACTGTCCCCTATACGGGTACAACGCACCTGAAGGACGCCAAGTACATATTCATTTGTGAGCAAAAAACCAAGGAATCCTGAATTTATTTTACACACTTTCACATATTTAGGTATTTAGTTAAACAACTAATTAGTTAAATCACTAATTACGGAATAATCCTATGCATTATTTCAGCGCACATTTCATTCGTGCGTACGAGAAATTCTCTCAATTCCACCTATTCACACGCGTGTTGTTTACATATGTAAATCAGTTTATAAGAATAATACAATTTTTTTTGAAGATATATTTTTACATCCGTATGGTAGTACGTGTGAATGCTGTGTATATGCTCACGAAATAATTTTAATTTATTTTAAAAATAATTTGGAAAAGACTTGACATTGTGAAATATTTTGCGTACCTTTATTAAACGTTGGGGGAAACGCTTCTGACATTCAGTTAAACATAAAATATACTACTATGAATTACGAACCAATTATCTACAAAAACATTTCTGCTAACATCGGACGAGTTATTAAGGCTGGAACGCCGATTATTTGTTTTGAACGTTTTCGTCTTCCTTATCGTAATAAGTTACAACGCCAGGCGATAAGAGAGTTCATCGCTCTTTACAAACAATCAGCTGGAATCATTGAGGAGGCATTGAGAGTGGGTAGAGGTAATGAGGCTGGTATCCCTTCTTATGTATTAAAATTTATTTCTTAATCTTTAAACCCACACACACTATGACTAGTAATGAGATTTCAAATTTAGAGTTGGTTGATTATGTTAATCTGTTAGAGGGTATGGCTGTAATGAATGGTTCAACACCTGAAAAGGTTAATTATGATTACTGCTATTCGTATGGTGTGGTGAGTGAAGAAAGATATGAGGAGGCAGTGTGGGGATTGGGGATTCGTAAGGTAATAGAAGAACACTTCACCGGACTAGGCCATGCATAGATTTTCATCTGCGGACAACAAAGGTAAAATTATTTTAGCAAAACAAAATCAAGACTACTATGAGTACATACAATCAGACACTAGCTTTCTTTCAACGTAGACTACAAGCAATAGAAACAGATATACAAGATATAATCGTTATGTATCTACAAGCACAATCCCAAAAGAACGGAGCACTAATACAACAATGTGAAATCTCACTACGTTCAGCCAGAGAACATCAATACATAGCTACTCAAGCCTTAAAGGCGTATGAACGTCCCATCCGTAAGCAGATTTAATAATTAGATAACCATCTAACTATGAGAGCGTGGGTGTGTGCGGTGGGTGAGTGGAGGCGGCGCCGCCGGCGTTCACCGTTAAGGGAGACTCTCCATTTCCCGTAACACGCTCGAAAGGCACCCGCCGGACCCGAGCCGAGTACGTTTTCATACGGGGGTCATGTTTTCGGGCTAGACTTATTTAATATACTATTATACCCAAAGGGTATGTCTGAATAGGGTTATCGCTATTTACTTTTTTGCTATCCTATATGGAGGTATAAAAAAATGACAAAAAGAAAAAATAATTAAGAAAAGACTTGACATTGTGGTTATTATTGCGTACCTTTATAGAACATCAGTTAGACATAAACATCGAAAATATGAACAATCTACAATCCATTTCCAATCAAATTCAAAAGTTACAATCCGAATACAACAAACGTATGAAGGAGTTAAATCGTCAGTTAGAGGAAGCAATTCATTCAGCGAAGGTAGAATCCCTAACCCAAATCGAAATTAACCCCCTATCACCAGTTACGGATTTGGATATATCGTTTAGAGCATATCAGGTTGTTAAGGCAATGGGTATCGTTACTATCGGTGATTTCCTTAAACTAACCCAAGCCAGATTAATGGCTCAACGTAATTGTGGTAAGAAGACACTTACCGAAATCGAATACCACATCTTTGAACTACAATTAGGGTTAGAACTTCCTTTAAAATAATTAAGAAAAGACTTGACATTGTAAGATATTTTACTTACCTTTACTAAACATTGAGAGAGAAACAATTTAAACATAAAGATATGAACTATTTAGAATTGAATTTAACGGAATTAGAATCACTTACCTTAACTGCCTTTATTGGTGGTTTGTATGCCGAACCTGGCTTTTCCGATGTGGATGTGAATGATTTGAGTAAGGAGTTAGAAATCTCTACAAAGGTCCTTCGTGGTGTGTTAGGTTCTTTGGTTAAGAAAGGTATTGTTAGTATTGAGGAGAATGGTGGTGGTTACGACATTATCCATATGAGAGAGAAGTATTGGTATTTAGTTAATGAAGATTGGGCTTCTGAAGCCAGAGTTAATTGTTAATCCTTAAACCCCTTATATTATGAAAGCTACAAAGATTACGAAGAAAGAGTTGATTGCAATTGCACCCACTATTAACGCAGTTGAGTTCGAAACCCTATGTGAACTGAATGGTATCCACACAAGTTGGTTGGATGTAAGTTTGATGGATTACAACGATGGGTATTACAACGTTGAGGTAGGTGAGTATGGTTTGTTTGTTGCCTACTACAATGGTAAGTTAGAAGAGATTTACGACCTATAAAAGATAAGAGATATGAAAAGGATATTAGATTTAAAACCATCAACGATTAAACGACTTTCTTTAGAACGTTACGTTGAGTTCATCGAAGCGAGAGCAGAACAATTGGGTATAACACCTAAACGAGCCAATTCCGAATACTATATAAATGAAGGTGTGGTTTCGTATGATAGATACGAAGAAGCTATGGAGTTGATTCAAAAACGGATTAACGTTAGGAACTCAATGGCAATATCGGATTACATTGATTTTCAAATAGGAAGATAAAAGATATGAACGAATATAAGTTTAGATTTTACATTAGTGGTAAGTTTAAGTTTGAAAGGATATACACTACGGAGGATATATCTACCGCATGGAAGATGGCTCATAAAGAAGCCGATGAGTACCCTACAAATAAGTTTATTGAAATCGCAAATATATAAAAGATATGAATACATTAGAATTAGTTGGTTACTTTGCTATGGGGATGTCCGTTCTATCCTTTGCCTTTTCCAAACAAAAGTTGGTAAGGATGGTCAATCTCTTCGCCTGTTTAGTGTGGGTGTGGTATGGGTTCTTAATCCAAAACAATCCTACTATCATCGTCAACGTTATGGTACTATTGGTCCATATGTATTGGTTCATCAAAAGATGGCATCGTATTAGTAAATTAAATCGTAAATAAGATATGAAACCAACACTATATAAATTCCACTTGATTAACCGACATGGTTACATAATGTATGAACGTTATGTGGTTGCTTCGGGTGTGAATGAAGCAAAAAGAGTGTTACGACAATCATCACCATACTACAAAGATGTAAAGATTAAGGTGGTGGAGTGTAGTGATGTGTTGGTGGTGGAATCGAAACCCAAAGAACCTAAAGAAAACTATGAAAAATTCTACAAACGATACGATTTCGATGAAGAATGAGTTTGGATATTAAATAATTAAGTAAAAATTAGGAATTGTGGATTTTTTTACTTACCTTTGTTAAACATCAGTTAAATATAAATCATATGAAAGCACCACAAAATTTCGCACAAAAGGTTGATGGACATATAATCAAAACAGGTCCATTTCCTGGTGATTATGTATATAAATTATCAGCAGATGGTAGTATAGGTAATCAAGTATGGATATACCCACAAAATCCTAGTTCTCGTAATGTAATCCTAATGGAGTTCAATTGGGAGAAACAATTCTATACGGTTAAGGTAGCTACAAGCGGCGTAGGAGAAATATTCCACACCACACTCCCAGCTTTTGATTTCGTCCGTACATCCCAATTCCTATCATTCGCCGCGTTCAATAGTTGGATGATAGCTAAATTAGAAGATTTTCACAAATACTTTGGTCACAAATAAGATATGCTAACAATACAAAACCAAACAAAAGGTGCAGACCCAGATGTTGGAATGGTGATAGGTTCATTCAAATTAGTAAATGCAGGTTTGTACAATCGACCTGATGAAGTAACGGGTATTTCGGGTAACTATGATTATTACGCATTCTATTGGAGTTACAACGATGGAAGGAGCAGGATTTGGCGTAGTAGGTTCAAATGCTTTTTGGAAAGAAACCCAATAGTAGGTACAACATCCATATACAACTTTAAGATTTACGACGAGCAAAAAGGTTTCACTCATAGTGGCAGGGAGGGTTTAATTTATGAAACATCTGTGGGTACACGTACACACCTAAAAGATAGAATTGGATTTTATACTTGGATGACAAATAAAATAATAATGTTTATGTAATATGCTAAAGATACAAAATTATTATCTATTATGTGACAAACCCATAGGACAATCGGGTTGGAAAGTTGAGTATTGTGGGGAAGACTCTAATTTCTATGAGATTAAATTAGAACACAAACATTTATCATCTATAAAGGTTTATCTACAAAGAAAGAAGACCTTACACATTGGTGATAGGTTTGTATATAGATTCTACGATGAATCTCGCAAAGCTACCAACCAAAGTGTAACCATAGATTATATAGCAGATATGAACAATCTACTAAAAGCATTAGACAAATTTACTTTTCATTTTTAATATGCTAACAATACAAAACGTAAGAAAAGATATAGGTCTGACCATAGGTGAGTACACATTATGCGATGGCGGGTTATCTTCTGTAAAACCAAATGGTGATGGAGAGTATTATTCATTCTATTGGAATGCCTATGGGATACCCCGACGTTTTAAGTTTCTTTTGGATAGAGTACCGGCGAGTTACCAACAATCCATATATCGTTTACGACTTTACGATACTAAACTGGCAACGCCGGGTACAAATAGAGATGGGTTTGTAGTTGAAACTAAAGTTGGAAGAATCCTACTAAAAAAGAAAGTGGATTTCTATTCACTTATGCTTAAAACTATGGAAGAATATAAGTAATATGCTAACCATAAAAAACTACGATAAGATAAGGGGTATGGAAACCCAATCGTTTTCACCGGGTGGAATAACCAAATGGATAGTTGCATCCATAGATGAGCAACCAGAGTTCTATAAACTTTCGTTGATGCCAGATGAAGGTAATAGAGTATATAACATAAAAAAGGTTGAGTATATATGGGTATGGAGACAGCTAATGGATAATGGATTTGAGTACCAAATAGATTGCCTATCATTAACAAATAGAAGATATAGGATTCATTGTCAATACTTAAAAGACCCTATTCATTTATTAGAATGGATTTCATCTAGACTTTTACCAAAATTATGCTAACCATAGAAAACTACAATAAGATATGAGTACTGGTGTTTATTATATTAGAGATAAAAAGTTTGGTTCAATGTTTCCTAAATACGAACTATGTAAAATTGGGTATTCTTATAACGTTTACAAAAGATTAAAGCAATTTCCCAACTACAAAAATTTGGAGATAGTCAGTTTTAAGTTATTTGATAAAAACGCATCTATTACGGATATGCTAATAGAAGAAGAAAAATGTGTTTTGTCCATAAAAGGTATATGTGGGTATTCATTTAAGAATAGGTATGTAGTTAATGATGAGTTCCCATTTCCAAAAAAGTTTGATGATACTACTAAACTACTTAAACGAGTATATGGTAATGATATTTTTAATGGTTGGACTAAAAAAATGATTTTGAGCAAAAATAAAATGTTTAGGTATTTTGATGAAATGAGGCGTGATGGAAATAGATACCATAATAGGTATAGTGGTAATTGGGGTAGTACGGAGTGGTTTGTTATTAAAAAATAAGATATGCTAACAATACAAAACTACACTAAATTAGAAGGAAGGTTTTTAGATTTTACCGGAGGGTGGGGAGTAGAATTTTGCATAGAGAAAGCGGATACATATGCAATACATTTAAAGAATCCTGCATATTCACCTATTATTGATACAAAAGAATTTCATTTGAGTAGAAGATTAGAATCATTGGGTAATGGTGAATGGAGATACTTCTTTTATTACGAAAATAAAAAAATCGGATTTTGTGTAGATGCCGATTACATTAAAGATATGAATATGATGATTGAATTTCTATGCAAAATAGTTAATAAACAAGTTAATAAACATACATAACATGCTAACAATTAAAAACTTTAGGTCATTAGAAGGGATACGTTGTAATGGGTGGATGATTAATCTTGTAAGCGAAGGTGTCCATTTATACGATGATGCCGATTTGACCATTTTAGAACCTGAATACTATTCAATTGGATTTGAGTTGGGAGGCAATAACATAGGTAAGATACTTATTGGTAGGGAGTTTGATAAGGATTATAAGAACCAATATAGGTATATAATTTATTTAAATCAAAAGAAGTTTGATAGTGGTGGGATAAGTGCCAATGGATTAAAGGATAGAGATTCGTTTATCCAATCCGTAGTAGATACATTAGATTACCAATTACAGAATAACTAAACTATCAAAAAATCGTAAACCGACTATGAAACATTTTTTTAACAATTTACTATTACTATCATCTATCGTATTGATATGGATGATTGTATTTCCCGGCTGGCTGATTAGAGAAATTATATTTAGAATTAAAAACAACAAACACACATTATGAAAGAATTTAAAGATTTAGAGTTTAAGGAGTTACCCGATGGGAGCGGTATATACTCTCGCACTATGTTTGAGAACGGATTTGGTGCAAGTGTGATACGTCATAAATATTCATACGGAGGTAAGGATGGTTTGTATGAGTTGGCAGTGTTGGATACGGATGGTGAATTACATTATGATAATGCAGTTGCCGAAGGTGATGTGCATGGATATTTGAATGAAGAAGGAGTTACGGAGTTATTAAAAGGAATCCAATTACTATAATGCTAACCATACAAAACTTTATGGATAGATTGGCTGAAATTAGTGAGAACGCTGATTTTAATGGTTGGGAAATAATTGATGCTAGTGATTTAGTAGAAGATTATTATTCCATATATTTAGATAAGGATAAAGGTAAACAATTTTTAAAAATAAGATTACATAGAAAAGGATATGATGAAGAGATGCTTGGTGATAAGACCTATAAACTCCAATTCTTAAATAAAAACTCCTATATCATATACGAACATTGGGTTACTCGTAATTGGTTGAGAAAACCAGCTGGTGATTTCATGCTTCGTATCGGTGATATTATAGAACAATTTGTAGTACCCCATCCTCGTTATAAAATAAATTACTAATAATTAGGAAATGTGGATTTTTTTACTTACCTTTGTTATTCACTAAAACAAACACATATGACACATCCAAATGAATTTCAGTACGATGAAGCTCCCGCTAAATCATTTATACAATCAGGCAAATTGTTTTTGCATGAGTTGCAGTTTATCGCAAAGAAGAAAGGTATTCCAAATTATTTGGAGATGAGTAAGGAAGAGTTGAGTGAAGCAATTGTTAAACATAAGAAAGAAATTAAAAAAACAAATGAAGGAACTGATATTAGTAAGGGGATTGCCGGGTAGTGGTAAATCTACATTCGCAGATTTGATTGGTGGTTTCCGTTGTGAGGCGGATATGTACTTTATGGTAGGTGGTGAGTATAAGTTTGATATAAATAAAATCAAAGAAGCCCATCGTTGGTGTAAAGAACAATGTCAATCCTATATGGAAAGAGAGAAACCAAAAGTAATTGTATCCAACACTTTTACACAAGAGTGGGAAATGGAAGATTACTATGAGTTAGCCAAAACATATGGATACAAAGTAACATCGGTGATTATAGAGAACCGACACAATGGTGAGAGTATCCACAACGTACCAGATGCAACATTAGGAAACATGCGAAATCGTTTCAGTATAAAATTATGAAATACAATTTAAGTGATATATCGGATTATTTGGAAGGTGATTATGTGATTGCACAAAGACACCCCACACTCCCGTTGTTAATATACAACTATTCTCGTACCACACAATATAGTGGTATATGGGATGATATTACTTTAAATTGTAGAGGATTGGTTTTAGATTTAGAAGGCAATGTTATTGCCAAGCCATTCCCAAAATTCTTCAACTACGAAGAACATGCTGCCGAAGGTTCTAAATTACCACCAATCCCAAGTGAATCGTTTGAGGTGTATGAGAAGATGGATGGTTCGTTAGGTATTATATTCCATTACGAAGGTGAGTGGTTGATAGCAACTCGTGGTTCATTCACGTCCGAACAATCAATCAAAGGTAAGGAGATGTTGGATAAGTTACCATTAGATGTGTTGGATACTAATAACACTTATTTGGCTGAAATCATTTATCCAGAAAATCGTATCGTTGTAGATTATGGTACTGATGAGAAATTAGTTTTGTTGGGTGCATATAATAACGAAACGGGTGAAGAGGTTAAGATTGAGGCGATGAGTGGATGGGAAGTTGTTAAGATGTATAAGACTTGGGGAGAAGATTGGAAAACTCTTAAAAAAGAAATCTCAAAGGATAACGAAGGATATGTAATTCGTTTTTCAGGTGGTATGCGTATGAAGATTAAAGGAGATGAGTATGTGAGATTACACAGAATACTTACCAACTTTTCTACCAAAGATATATGGGAGTTATTAAAAAACGGAGAAGATTTAGGACCATTTTTGGAAAGAGTACCCGATGAGTTTGATGATTGGGTTAAGCGAACTGCTATGAACTTACGATATAGTTTTCACTCAATAGATGAGAGAGCAGGTAAATATCACGATAGTTTCCGTTATGGTAAGTATAATGATAAGGAGGTAGAACCAACTAAAAAGGAGTTCGCAGAATATGTTAAGCAATTTCCAAAAGAATTATCTGCGGTAATGTTTAAGATGTGGGATAAACAACCATATGACCATATTATATGGAGTATGATTAAACCAAAGTATGAGAAGCCATTTAGAAACAATGATGAGTAAAGCTAATCTAGTTATATAATGATAGATGTAAAAAGACATATATTAAAAACAATTAGTTACAGAATAATCAGTAGTTCTATTGGCTTCTTAACTATGTGGTATTTGAGTGGCGATGTCCGTATAGGAGTAGCATTTAGTTTGGGTGAGTTGGTATTAAAACCATTCATCTATTTTCTTCACGAAAGATTTTGGTATAAATACATAAAATATGGTGTGAAAAATTTGGAAAAGTAAAATATTTGTTGTATATTACAATTTAATAGTTAAACATATGAAAAGAATAAACATAGATAAGATTGATAAACTGATTGATAAAAGTCAGTTTGGTAGTAATAGCGAGTTGTTTGAGTTTAAGATGTTTAATCTATCTACATTTGATGATGTATATTCCATTCCGTTTGATTATACAAACAATACAAATAATACAACTTATAATGGTTGCTTTAATTTAAATAGAGAGATACTAAATTACCCAGATGAACTGGGTAGATATAGAGATGTGTGTAAATTGGATGTAAAGTTGTGGGAAAATAGTAAACCATCGTATAACATATTAAAAGATACAGTTATTCCTATGGAAGTAATTAGACACTACGATTTACTTTATTTATTTTTAAGAAGTTATATAAACAGAGTTATAGGATAATGAATTGGGATGAATACTTTATCAACATCGCCGAACAGGTTAAGTTGAAATCAAAAGATAATAATACAAAGATTGGTGTGGTGTTAGTTGGTAAGAACAATGAAATTGTATCTACCGGCTATAACTCATTTCCTCGTGGTATAAACGATGATGTTGTAGAAAGACAAGAGAAGCCGGAGAAATACTTTTGGTTTGAACACGCAGAGCGAAATTGTATTTACAACGCAGCTCGTATCGGTGTATCCACATTGGGTACTACTATGTATATGACGTGTGGTATTAGTTGTGCAGATTGTGCAAGAGCAATTATATCAGCAGGTGTAGAGAAGATTGTACTACGGAGTGGTAAAGGTGCAATGAGTCCAAAGTGGCAAGAGTCAGCAGAACGCTCCAATCAAATGTTTAAAGAAGCCGGAATTATTGTAGAATTTTTCGATTAAAAAATTAGGAATTGTGGATTTTTTTACTTACCTTTGATATATGAAAATTACATTAAATAAAGGACAAAGATTATGGTTTACTAGTGATACTCACTTTAACCATGCAAACATCTGCTCTGCCACTACTACTTGGAATAAGGGAAGTGGTAATAATTTTCGTATATTCAATTCATTAGATACGATGAATGATAGGTTAGTCGAAGGTATAAACGCATCCGTTGGGCAAGATGATATTTTGTTTCATTTGGGTGATTGGAGTTTTGGTGGGTTTGAAAGTATCCGTCAGTTTAGAGATAGATTGGTCTGTAAAAACATTCACCTTATTTTAGGAAACCACGACCAACACATTGCTAGAAACAAAGATGATGTACAAGAAATATTTTCTTCCGTACATAATATGTTAGATTTGATTGTAAAGTGGAATGTTGGGACACCAACGCAAGATGAAGCAAAGTTTATGTTAATGCACTTTCCAATTGCAAGTTGGGATAATTTAGCAAGAGGTGTTATACATTTACATGGACACGTTCACTTACCTAAACATCGTAGGATTGGACCAGGTAAGATGATGGATGTAGGTGTAGATGGGAATGGATTAGAGCCAATTGATATGAAAGAGGTTTTAACTATTATGAAGAACCAGCCTATTAAAAGTATGATGCCAAATGACCATCACGAGATTGTAGAGAATTACAGATAATTAAATAAAATAAAAATGAAAAAACTATTAGTAATGAGTGCTTTGATGCTATCTTCTATGTTAGCAACTGCACAAACCGCAAAAGTATTGCGTGTTAAATCATACAAAGATGGTAAGATTATAGGTACACAGACGTACAATATAATCCAACCAATCAATGTAACACAAACCAAAGTTGTACCAAAGACACGAACAATTACAAAAACAAAAATTGTAAAAGTTCCAAAGATTGAATACAAATTAGTAGAAATTCCAACAAAGGCGACTGCGTTAGATACTACGGCAATCTTACAACAATACTATCCAAAGAATGTACATAATGAAACCATTACATTGGAAGATGGTGTGGGTAGGATTCAAATTACTGATACGATTTCACACAATCGTTTGGTTAGTAGAAAATGGGTAGCGGATGTAAAACCACAAGTTAAAGAAAAGATTGTAGAGATTTATCGTCCAAAAACAGTACAATGGTATATGGGACCACATATCACTACAAATTTTTCGCAACCTTTCCAATCATTTGGAATATCAGTTGTTCGTAAATCTTTAAATGATAATTTAATTCAATTTCAAATTGGTGGTAATGTGCATGAAGGTACAATGAGACCAAACCCTTATATCGGTATAGGAGGATTATTAAAACTTAATTAAAACTTAAAACTTAAAAAAATGAAGCAGTTTAAAATTATTGCATTATGTGTAGGATTACTACCATTATTAACGCCATTCCAAACTATGGCAAGGGAAAAGTATCGTATCGTTATTAAACAAATTGAGGGAACAATAAAATATATCCCACAAGTAAAAAAGAAAGTTCCCTCATTTATTGTTAAGCGTTGGGTAGATGTTTCAAACCAACCATTGAGTAGTGAAAACGAAGCTCGTAATTATATTTTAGAAGCGCAGGTTGTAGATAAGCAAATACAACAATCTATGATTTTAAATTACATTTATATTAAATAAAAAAATTAAAGATAATTGAAAAATATTTTACAAAAGACTTGACTTTTAAATATTTTTTGCGTATCTTTATAAAACAATGAGGGAAACGACCTTCATTATTACAAAGCGGGTGACCGGCTAACAATATGGTAATGTGGGAACTCCATAACGTAAGGAGATAACAAAAATAAAGGCCGGCCATCGTAATTATTTACGGTGAAGTGGTAACTGGAGGTTCGAATCCTCCCATCCGCACTAATTATTTTTTATTAATCAGTTTAACATAAAACAAAAATCTATGAGTAATCAATCAGTTACAAAACGCATTTCGGCTTTGAGAGAAGAAGCCGCTTCTATCTACGGAAAACGTACTAACAACGAATCTGGCAGAGTTCAATTGGTTCGAGAGTGGAATCCATTTGGAAACGCAAGTTCTCAATCTATTTTCTCACAAGGTGGCGGTGGACGCCGTAATCAATAATCTTAAACAATTACTACAATGGCTAGACTTAAAAAGAATCCTTATTCAATTAAAGAAATTGATTCTCCCAATTTAGGGATTATCTATGGTGTGTTTAGTAATAAAGGAGAACGTATAAAAACCTTTATTTCGTTTGAGAATGCTGAAAAGTATTCAACTCAATTATTTTTGGAAATCCAAGCAAAGGCTGCCATTCGTGCTCCTAAACCAAATGGGATTACAAAAGATTTAAAAGCAGAATTTGGTGATACCATTTTATATAACTTAAATATAATTTAATGGATAGCAAACCAAACGAAGGTGGAGATGCATTAGTTACATTTCTACTAGGTTTATTTATGGTTCTACTCATAGTAAAAATTGAGTGGTACATAGATATACCTTGGGTAATCGTATTTGCCCCAATGTGGCTACCTGTTGTAGTAACAATATTAGTAGTTATATTTATAGACTTATTTCACAAACCTAAAAACAAAAATAACAATGATTAGAGAATTTAATTCAGAAGCGGATAGTAGTACAATTCACTCCGCATCGCATAACGATGAAACTTTGGAAATGCTTTTACATTTTAAGAGTAGTTTCGCTGCAATCAGTTACGCTTACAAAAATGTACCAGTAGAGGTATTTGAAGAGTTTGAATCGGCAGAATCTAAAGGTACTGCGTTTAGAGACCTTTTTTATAACAAATATGAATTTGTCAAACTCAACCACACAACTATCTAGTTTGCTTGAACTATATGATTCAGGTTATCAAATTGGATATAAAGAAGCAATAAAAGATTTGCAAACGGATATAGAAGAGGAGCCAGAACAACTGGCTTCTTTTTGTACCGATTACATCAAAACAGAATCGGTTGATTTTGCAAACAAAAAAGATTTTGAAGAGTACATGCTACAATACTCATATCGTCTACTATCCCAATACATACAATGATACATACAGGCAACGCTATTGCATTTATTTTAGTATATTATGCAGTAAATCTAATGCATAGTTTAGAAGAAAATGGATTATACTTTTTTAGAACTAGTCAGTTTCGAAGGGAAACGGGTTGGCTATTTTCGATTAGCTTGTTTGTGGCTTTCTTTTTTAGTTAGGCCACAATTTGTTATTATCCAAATTCTTTTGATGAGAACGGAATTTAGTAGGTCTATCGTTACTAAATTTAACTAGGATACCACTAGCCAAACTTGCACATAAAGTAAGAATTAAAAGTAATTGCATTTTTTTATAAATTTATATTTTGTATTATTTACATATAAATATAACATTTCCGTACCAAAAGAAGAATAATACAACGTTTTCTACGATATTTACCGATAGTTCTTTATATAATACAATTTTATAAAAAAACCTTAAAAGATTTTGATTAGTGAATTAATTTTCGTATCTTTGACTTATAGAAATTAAGGTTACGATATAGTACGATGGTTGGTGGGGAAATATAATATTTGGTCCATAGTTACTCCCAAAGAAACAACACCAAACCCCACTTACCTCCCGTACAAAAGATTTTATGTTTAACTCGATTATAAAAAAGTAGTGGATTTTATCTACTACTTTTTTTGTGTCTACGATATTTATAGGAAATAAACCTATAATAATTAAGACTATGGCAAAAGCTAAAGTAAGTGTTGGTTCTAGCAACAAAAAAGTAACTTTCGGAAAAAGAACAAAAGGTAAGGCAAAGAAATCGTATAGTAAATACGAAGAAAAGCCTAAAAAGTATAGAGGTCAAGGTAGATAATAGTGAAAAACGCAACAAATTCTTATGGGTACTATCTAACCGAAGATAGTGAAACTATTGAGTTTAGGGGAAATTTTGAAAAGAATAATATATTCTTGCGTACAAAAAATCCAGACGAACAACTTAACTATAAAGTATTTGTATCTCCAAAGAAAGCAATAAACTTTGCAATACAAATAGTAGGTGGGACAAACCCACAGGTAGTTTATATACCCCAACACATATATAAGGATTTACAGATAGCATATTCTGAAAACAATCCATATTATACCATAAAAGATATAACGATTATTAAACTTGATTTCACAGATAGTGGTAATGGTTTAGTAACATACTTAAAAACAAAATATGAAACCACAAAAGGTACTGACTTATCTAAAATAGGAAATGCGGGTTCAACTGGTATAAAAAGTTATGCTGGGTTTGATGGAGCTGGTAATCCAATTGATGAGGATATATTAAAACAAATATTGTATTTATTTGAAGAACAAAATGATATAATTTTTGTTGATAAAGATATTCAAATGGTTACGGATGATATTGTAAAGGCACGTGGGTATAAATCAAATAGAATTTTAGGAGATTTTACATTTATATCAAATTATTTTGATAGTAGTGGTAAATTTAAAGAAAGTTTGCTAAATAGTGCAGAAAACATAAAAATTGAAGATACTACAATTAAATCTATTTTACAATTACCCGATTTTCTAAAAGATACCACAGATAAAACTTTAACAGATGTAAATTCAATATATAAGAATAACATAACATTAGAAGAAAAAATTATAAATGCACCAAAGGTTTTAGGTTTAGCTATGAATGGTTTATCTAAAGTTGCACCTTTATTTGGTGGTGCAAAAGATAAATTATCTCAAATAAAGGCTCAAAGGGCTCAAAAGAAATTAGCAGAATCAAAGGCATTGGGTAGTTCATCATTAGGACAAACAACGGTGTCGGATAGCGGTGTTAGTGGGGCAGCAACTGGTACTCTTAATACTAATAAAGGATTGTTTTCTACATCAAACTCTTTAGGTTCACAATATAAAAAATCAGTAACACTAAAAGCCGAAGGTGGAGAGTCAAACAAATTTAATATACCACCAAAAGATGCGGTATCTAATAAAATAACTATCCCATCATCACGTGATGCTGAAATTAAAAAAATACAAGATAAATTTAATGCTGAACAAGATGAAATATTTATGCGAGAAAAAGCAGCTAGATTATCTGGATTAGATGATAGTTACGATGAAGACGAATTAGGAAATAGAGTGTACGATGACCCAGCCGATACTATAAAGTATCAAAATACATTGGCTAATATTAAAAAGAAAGCTGCGATGGATAGAGCGGAGGAAAGTTTATTGGATATTAAAACTACACCAAATAGTAATCGATTTACGATACCAACTACGCCAAGTAGTAATCCATTTACCATATCACCATCAAGTGGAGTGTCTAATAGTATTATCCTACCAGCATCAGGTGGAAAATCTAATACATTTAGTATTTCGCAAACACCAGCCGGTACTAATAGTATTATCCTACCAGCATCAGGTGGAAAATCTAATACAGTTAGTATTCCACGAACAGCGGCTGGGGCTAATAGTATTATCCTACCAGCATCAGGTGGAAAATCTAATACATTTAGTATAGGAAATAAACCCTGATTTCTTAAAGTTTTAATCTAACTCTTTATATTTATAGAAGAATATGGATGTACGCAAGTTATTAAAAATTACGGATATGTACGCTAAAGTTGATTGGAAAGATTATTTTGGGGAGGATGCTTCGGAATCCATCAAAAAATATATTTCTGATAATAAAGATACCATATTCCCACATTTGTATGATACTATAAAGTATTCACTTGAACATAAACTGGATGAGGTTGCCATCTTACGTTTCCAAGAAACAAAAATCTACGCAACAATCAAATCAAAAGATTATACTTTATTTTTAGCTGAATTGATTAAGTACTACGAAAAAACAGAAGAGTATGAAATCTGCGCTGAAATCAGAGACCTTATTGTTGATATAAAAGTTAAAGAGTTAATAGCTGTAAAACCAAAGAGAAAAAGAGCTAAAAAACAAACTGAACCTACATTAGTTACTACTTCAAAATAAAAGTCTGAAATTATTTGATTATGTGCTCAAAATTTTGTAACTTTGAGTTCAAATTTAAAATGTCAATTATTTCATGCTAACATTTCCTAAAACACCTATTACAGACGCTTCTTTTAAAAAATGGAACGCTATTAAACATGAAGAAGAAAATGATGAAACAGGTGAAGTTTATCACTACTACATTTTACCTTTACCTAATAATTGGGATGGTGATATGTCAGCTCGTCCTGCTTTATTAAGTACTGCTTCCGATGAATGTAATATTATTGGAGTAAAAAAAGGAGAATACAAAATATCTGTATTTGATTACGGGGAACTCCCGCTTTTAGAAACAGAGGAAGATGTAGAATTACTTTACAAAATAATTACACAAGAAAATTTAGTAAAAAGAAAAAAATAGTTATGAAAAAATATACAAACGAAGAGTTACAGAAAAATTACGATAGGTTCATTGGTATTGTCAACAAATACTTTAGTGGTGATAGGTTAAACAAATTACTACACATGTATTCCGAAGGGGAATTGGGAGTTAGTTTAGCTCTATCACCTGCAAGTGGCAATAAGGGGTATCATAATTGCTACGAAGGTGGATACATAGACCATATTTTTAATGTATGTAAAAATGCATTAAAGGTAAAGGAACTATTTGTTTCTATGGGTGGTACAACCGATTTTACAGATGAAGAATTAATTTTCTGTGCATTACATCACGATTTAGGTAAGTTGGGTACTAAAGGTAAACCATACTATGTAGTAAACCAATCAGAATGGCACGTTAAAAATCAAGGTAAAGTATTTATAGCTAATCCAGAGTTATCACATATGACTCATACCGATAGAACTATGTTCTTATTACAGCAATATGGAATTGAGGTTTCGGAAGCTGAATATTTTGGAATGAAACTTACAGATGGTATGTATGATGAGGATAATGTAAAATATCTAAAAGTTTTTGATACCACTAAACGAATGAAATATAAAATTCCTTACATAATGCATTGGGCTGACCATATGAGTACAGTAATCGAGTCACAAAATAATGAATAATTATGACAATTTGTCAGTATTTTATATGTGGTATGACAATTGATAATACTATGGTATAATTTAATTGTTTAACCTAAATAAAAATAATATGTTTGAATTATTACAAGAAATGAGTAGATTACAAAACACACCAACAACCGAAAAATCTTCGGTAGTTCGTTTATCACACAACGCAGTATATCAGTCAAAAGATGATGTACAATTAGAAATTGCCTATTCTGTATTAGGGTATGGGCAAGAAGATGTTACAGTAGAGGCCAATAACAACATTTTAAAAGTAAAGGCTAAAAAAGAAGATGTTGAGAGTATCCAATCCAATTTAATTAAGGAGATTGATGATACAATTACAATCAACAAAGATTACGATTTAGAAAAAGCAGAATGCTCAATTAAAAATGGTATCCTTTTAATCGTTATTCCAAAGAAAGAGGATACATTAGCAAAAAAACTACCAATAAAGTTGTTAAAGTAAAATTTGTTTCGTATATTTGTAATAAGAGGGTAGATTTTCTACCCTTTTATTTTTTACCATATTTATAATAAAGAAATGTTTTATGAAATACAGAGACCAAGTTAGAGAACTATTATCAAGAGTGGATGTTCGTAAAGATTACTTAATGAAAATCGCCAAAGGTGAAACGCAAGCAACCCAAGACGATGCAATTAAATTAATCGAAGAAATTGGCTACACCTCTCAAAAGATTAGAGAGCTAGTTGATTTAGAGAACAACGAAGGACCATACTAAAATCAAATGAGACCATTTACTTTATTAGTTGGATTTGCGGCTTTAGCAATCGCCGGATGTGCAGCATTCTTTTCAGTAACGGGTTTAGCTTTATTATTTAGTGGTGCGAGTTTAGCAGTTGGAGTGATGGGAACATCATTAGAAATTGCTAAACTCGTTGCTGCGTCCTATTTACATAGGTTTTGGGATGAAACCAACAAATTATTACGTTTTTACCTACTTTTGGGTGTTGTTATATTAGTTGTAATCACATCGGCGGGTATTTTTGGGTTCTTATCCAACGCATATCAATCAACATCACTCAAGTCTGATGTAGTTACACGCGAAATTGGAGTGTTTCAAAGCAAAATTACCCAAAATGAGCAACAAATTGCTCAACTTAACTCACAAATGGGTAATCTACAACAAAATTCAGGCACTTTATTGGGTAGTGGTAAGGTAAATAACCGATTAATCCGTTCAATTGATAACAGAGATAAACAAATCAACAAATTATCCAACAAAATGGGTATTTTGAACGATTCAATAGCAGTTTGGAACATAAAAATCAACGAAATTAAGAATAATAACCTAGATTTAGAGCGAGAAATCGGTGGATTTAAGTTTATCGCCGAAGCATTTGATTTACCAATCAATTCAGTTGTAAAATTCTTCATATTTTTACTAATTTTTGTGTTTGACCCAATGGCAGTAACGCTTATCATCGCATTTAACACTGCAATGGAAGAAGATAGGAAGAAAAAACCTAAAAATAGAGAAAAAATTCTAACCGAAATGATGGAAAACGACCAAAAATTAGGTTTATATGAAATCTATGGTGATGATGTAGAAGAACCCCAAAAAATAGAAGAAAAACCAGAAGAAACATCGGAAGAAGTTGTTTCAATTACACCAAAAGCACCATATTATACCTTACCAGATTTTGATTGGGATAATAAATCTCTATGGATTAACGATAGACATGCTATAAAATATTGGATGCGTACATATAATGGTAATCAAAATGAGTTAAATAAATTAAAAGAAGACGAAGATTTTACACAAAAAAGTTACTAATATGAAATTATCTAAAATACAACAAATATTTAACGCATACCGTGTTATGGTAGACCCAACAACGGAACAATCTGCAATTGCTGCACAGCGTTTAGAAACATGCAACGCATGTCCGTTTATAACAGAGACGGGTGATATTTTTGGTAAAATAAAAATATGTGGACAATGTGGGTGTGTTTTGAAAGCAAAAGTATTTGTACCAGAAAAAACTGCTTGTCCAGAAAATAAATGGGAAATATAATTAGGATTTCTCAAAAATTATTTGTATATTTGATTTTCAGTTAAACTATAAACTATAAAAATATGAATTTAGGTTACGCTTGTATCAATATGACATTGGGAGCACAGACTCCACGAATTACTACCAATCGTAGTATGGTCAAAAAAACATTCAATGAACGTGGTATTGCTTATGCATCCGAATTAGGATTGCAGAACGCACGTGACCTATTTGAGATTATCAAATGGAATGTAAAGAATAATATCAAACTATTTCGTATTTCATCCGATGTGTTTCCGTGGGGTAGTGAATACAATTTAGAAGATTTACCTGATTACAATAAAATAGCAAATATACTCAAAGGATGTGGTACTTATGCTAAAGAAAATGGTTTGCGTATTAATTCGCATCCAGGTCCTTTCAACGTATTGGTTTCCCCCAACCAAAAAGTAGTCCAAAACACTTTCACGGATTTAGAACTACATGGTAAAGTATTTGACCTTATGGGATTATCCCAAACACCATACAACAATATTAATATTCATTGTAATGGTGTCTACGGAGATAAACAATCTGCTATGGATAGATTCTGTGAAAACTTTACGAAACTCTCTGACAGTGTAAGGAAACGATTGACTGTGGAAAATGATGATAAGGCCAGTATGTACTCTGTAAAAGATTTAATGTATATCCATCATAAAATCGGTATTCCAATTGTATTTGATTATCACCACCACCAATTCTGTACCGGTGATTTATCAGAACAACAAGCACTTATTCTTGCCGTATCAACTTGGAACAAATCAGGTGTTAAGCCAGAAGTTCATTATTCAGAATCCAAAGCGTTACACGAAAGTGATGCAAAAATAAAACCACAAGCACATTCCGATTATATTACAAATCTACCAGATACTTATAATATTGATGTAGATATTATGGTAGAAGCAAAAGCAAAAGAATTAGCTATTCTACCTTTTATTAACGAATTAACAATCAAACATGTCTCCACTAGAAGCAATTTACAACCAACGTTGTCAGACTCCATCTGATATTAACGAACATTTACCTACATTAAAAAAATACGCAGAAGAATGCGAACACATTACCGAAATGGGTGTTCGTTGGATAGTATCTACATTTGCGTTTATGATGGGTAATCCTAAAACTTTAATTTCATATGATTACAATGATTCACCTGGTATGAATGTTGTATATGAATTAGCAGGAATGCATGATATTGATTTTAAGTTTGAAAAAGCAGATACTCGTAATTTAACAATTGAAGAAACTGATTTTTTATTTATTGATACTTTACATCACTATGACCAATTAAAAATTGAGTTAGAATTGCATGGCAATAAAGCAAGAAAATATATTGCATTCCACGATACAACTTTATTTGAATCTGTTGGTGAAATCTATACAAATGACCCAAATGTAGCAAATAAAGAAGAAGGTAAAGGATTGTGGAAAGCAATTGAAGAATTTTTAGACGTAAACCCACATTGGGAATTACACGAAAGATATACAAATAACAATGGTTTAACTATATTAAAGAGGAAATAATGAAAGTATTAATTACAGGTGTAGCTGGATTACTAGGTAGTAGATTAGCAGATTACATCATAGAAAATGTACCAGAAGCAGAAGTAGTAGGTATTGATGATTTAAGTGGTGGATATATAGAGAATATTAACCCAAAAGTAAAGTTTTGGAATCAAGATATTGTCAACCATCCAATTGAAAATTGTTTTGAGGTGTATAAGTTTGATTATGTGTTCCATTTAGCGGCTTATGCAGCAGAAGGATTATCACCATTTATCAGAAAGTATAACTATGAGAACAATTTAGTTGCAACTGCTAAAATTGTAAACAATTGTATTAAATATAATGTTAAGAGGTTGGTATTTACATCAACTCTTGCAGTATATGGACATGGTGAAGGTGGAATCTTTGATGAGAACCAACAACAAGCACCGATTGACCCGTATGGAGTAGCAAAGTATGGCTGTGAGATGGATATTCAGATTGCAGGAGAACAACATGGTTTAGATTGGTGTATCATCCGCCCACACAACGTTTATGGTAGAAATCAGAACATTTGGGATAAATATCGTAATGTTTTAGGTATTTGGATGTACCAACACCTAAATGACAAGCCTATGACTATATTTGGCGATGGAGAACAGACTAGAGCATTCAGTTGTATTGATGATATTGTTGAACCACTATGGAAATCAGCAATCTTACCAGAAGCATCTAAAGAAATTATCAATTTAGGTGGCGTAGAGGAATGGACAATCAACGATGCGTGTAAAGTATTACAAAAAGTAATTGGTGGTGGTACAATCGAATACAAAGAGGGTAGACATGAAGTAAAACATGCTATTCCAACTTGGCAGAAATCAATTGATATATTGGGGTTTGAACACAAAATGGAATTAGAAGATGGATTGAAGGATATGTGGGAGTGGGCTCAAAAGCAACCTAAAAGAGAACAATTCGTTTGGGATTCGTATGAGATAGATAATGGTATTTACTCATTTTGGAAAAACTAAAATATGTATTCAGTTGTAGCATTAACAATGTGGAAATGTGAGAGATTTAAAGAAACTCTTACTGAATTAGATAAACATCCGTTAGTTGGTGAGATTATCCTAATAGATAATTCCGAAATGGACGTGGATTCATTAAAATTGAAGAAACTAAATCACATTAAAGAAGAAAAGAACACTTATATCAACCCGGCTTGGAATAAAGGTGTATCATTGGCTAAATATGATAAATTATTAGTATTAAATGATGATTTATGGTTTGATTGGGATATTTTACACACATTAGAACCCCATATAACCGAAGATATAGCAATGATAGGAATGGCAGAGGAGAACTTTGATAATCCATCAAACGAGTTTGGTTTAGAACCTATAACTCATAGAAATGGTGGATTTGCATGTGCTTTCTTTATACATAAGAATAGCTGGTTAAATATTCCATTTGAAATGAAATTATGGGGTGGTGATGATTGGTTATTTGTTAAAAATAGAAATGGTGGTAAACAAAACTACAAAATTACAGGTTTTAAACTAAATGGAGAAGTTTCTGGTACATTAGAAAACGCAGATTTAACACCAACATTAAATCCAATTAAACAAAAAGATTTACAATTAAAAGAATATTATAATTTATTTTAAATATGAAAACATTAACAGAAATAATTAACAAATTTGGTAGTGATAAAAATTTAAGTGGATACACTTCAACCTATACTGAAATATTTGAACCAATTAAAGATAATGAACTACACATATTGGAAATTGGTATTGGTACAATAATAAGAGGAGCTCAAAGTTCTATGGCAAGTACCCAAATACAAAATTACAAGCCAGGCGCATCCTTACGGGTTTGGAAAGAATATTTTGGTAAATCTTTTATATATGGTGGGGATATTCAGGAAGATACACAATTTACAGAAGAAAGAATCCAAACATTCCTTTTTGATTCAACAAGTAAAGAAGCATGTGATACTACTCTAAAAAATATGGATTTTGATATTATCATTGATGATGGTTGGCACAAATGGGAAGCACAACTGGATACAATTACCAATTTATTCAATAGAGTAAAAGTTGGTGGTTATTATGTAATAGAAGATATTGAAGCTGGGGGTGGTAGTGTATTATTTAATAATGAATTTGAAGTACTTAAAAAAGTAGTAGGTGATAATAATATTCAGCCAAACGGGGCTAGTAATCTTATTGTAATTCACAAAACCCATTAATTATTTGGTAAAATCATTTAAAAGTTGTATATTTGTAAAAGTAAATAAAAATAAAACAAATGAAATTAGTAACAGATATTCATGCACTAAAACAACCTATTCCAAACACAAAGTTTGATAATGTAGAGCAAGAGTTAGCATCCGCTGCACTTTTAACTGCTATCGTAGAACATAAGTGTTTAGGTATGAGTGCAAATCAAATTGGGTTAAACAAACGTATTTGTGTAATCAACATAAGAGAAGAACCTATGATTTTGGTAAATCCTACTATTGTTAAAAGTAGTGAGGACACTTTAATTTATTTAGAAGGTTGTTTATCTATTCCAAAGACATTAGAAAAACCATTAAAGACTATCCGTAACTATGAAGTTACAATTAAAGCTGATAACTATTCAGATGAGTTGCATTTTGGTACATCTCGCAGAGAATACAAAGATGGTTATGAATTAATGGATGATGTTGATTTATTAGAAGCAGTATGTGTTCAGCATGAGATTGACCATTTAAATGGTTTAACAATTCGTGATAGACAATATACTACAACCGTTGAAAAATCTTCTTATGATAAATTGGGTAGAAATGAAAAGTTAATGTTAAAATCTCCAGAAGGTAAAACTGAAATGGTTAAAAAGAAGAAAGTTCAGGAATACTTACACGCTGGATATGAAGTAATTTAATATGATAGTAACAACACTAATTGTATCTTCTCTTTTGATTGCTTCGGTTTATGTGAATTATAATTTATTTCGCAAATTAGAAGTATTAGAAGATGAGATTGAAAGCAATCTAACTATATTTAGAGGAATCTATAAAACTATGAAAGATATAGATTCTACTGGGGCATTTGAATCCGATGATGAAGTTGGTTCTGTATTTGCAGATTTAAAAAATGTGGTGGAAAGAAACGAACAACTATTAAATTCGGAGTTTGGTAAAGAAGAGGGGGAATAATAGTGGGAAGGAAGAAAAAAGATACCCGTTACTTTACGGAAGAAACTGAAGCTGCTATAATAGCATACAATAACTCAACAAGCGAAAGAGAACGTAACATACTGTTTAGAGACCATATCTACTATTCTTTTTATAAGTTAGCAGAGAATGTTTTGAACACTTGGAAATTTACTTACTTTGATGATGATAAAGAAGATACGAAACAAGAAGTTATTTCTTTCTTATTGGAAAAAATACACAAATACCAACAGGATAAAGGAAAAGCATTCTCATACTTTACAATTGCAGTTAGAAACTATTTAATCTTAAATAACAACTCCAATTATAAAAGATACAAAAGTACATCAAAGATTTCAGAGATGCCAGAGAATTGGAACCCTGAAAATGATTTCAAAGAAACACAACATAATGAAGAGTTCAAAATATTTAACGATAGGATGCTTCAATATTGGGATGAAAATCTAAATCGTATTTTTACAAAGAAAAGAGATATTCAGATTGCAGATTCTATTTTAGAATTATTCCGTAGAGCAGAATACATAGAAAGTTTTAATAAGAAATCTTTATACCTTTTGGTAAGAGAGATGACAGGTCACAAAACACACTATATTACAAAGGTTGTGGCTAAAATGAAAGAAACACAAGTTAAGTTATATGACCAATTTTTAGATGATGGTGATATAATGGATGATGAAAATGACCCATTTTGGGCAAAAACAATTAAAAGGTAGTTAGAAGGTGGTCTTGTACCACCTTTTTTCTATGTACGATATTTATACTAAACAAAGAGTTATTATGGGTAATATTGATATGGATTTTGAAATCTTTAAAGGAAAATCATTTTCTTCCTTATTAAAAGATATATACGAAAACCAACAAGGTAAAAAGAAAAACATTTCAGGTCTTATTGAGGAATTACGCAAGTTAATTCGTAATCCACAAGATGCTATACAACTAACACCGATGATTACACAATTAATTAATGCATCAATTAGTAACGATGACCATTTAGTTAAGATGGCTACTATTGCTCAACGATTGATTCTTGCGGAAGGTAAGAGTAATGGTGAAGATGGATGGTTAAGTGATGAAGATAGAAAGCAGTTGATGGAAGAGATTGAAGATACTGCTACAAAAATTGAGCAAAAGACTGATGATAAGTTAGAAGAAATCGAACAAGAATTAGAACAATTAAGACAAGGGATTAAGTAATGTCATTATTATATAGAGGTTCACTTTCAGGCGGTTCTATAACTACATATGGTAAAACTACACCACAATCCGTTGCTATTGTTGAAAAAGTTTTTACTAAATTGGAAGATATAAAAGATATTCCAGTTAATACGTTAGAACAAATATTTCCTGATTTTGAAGCAGCAGATTATTATGGAGAAAATACAATATTATATGGAACTATAAAATTTAAGTTTGACGCAGAGGCGGAGTATGATGAAAAAAATGTAAATATTGCATTTCCATTTGATAGAAACAATCAGAGTATTCCCGTTGAAACCGAAAGTGTATATATAACTAGAATTGGTACACAATATTTTTATAGTAAATTAAATCACAATAATTTAGTAAACTATAATACAAATCCATATGTTTCTCGTATAGTAAAAACAACTCCAGAGGGTTCGGGTGGTAGTAATACATCAAATGGTAGAATAGAAGAAGTTGTTAAAACTGGAATACCAAATAGTACGGTAGATACTAATTCATCCAAAAAACGAAAAAATGGATTTCAGGGAGATTATTTTAAATCTGATGTAAAGTTTCATCAACTTTCTTTGAGAGAGGGTGATAATATATTTCAAGGTAGATTTGGAAATTCTATTCGTTTAAGTGGGTATATGCACGAAAATAAAACAGATGGTATAGCATATCCAGCATTTATGATACGGAATGGAGAAAATTCCGACAATAAATCTAAAAAAATATTTGATATTGTTAATGAAGATATAAATAAAGATGGTTCATCTATACACATCACATCGGGTGAATATATAACATCATATACTCCAGTATCTACTAATAGTCAACGATACAAATTTCCAGAACAAGCTAAAGGTGACCAAATAATTATAAATTCGGATAGAGTAACGCTATCATCAAAGGGTGAAGATTTGTATTTAATTTCAAATCGTAATTTATCTATGTTTGCAAATAATATTGTAAGTATTGATGCAAATACAATAGATTTTACTGCAAATGATGGTAATGTCAGAATAAACGCATTGGGTAATAATGATGTAATCATAGGTGTTTCAGGTGGAAAAGTTTTATTGGGAGCAGATAATACTGATAATTCGGTTGAAGCTAATCAAATGATAATGGGTAACAAACTAATAAATTTGATTGATAGGCTTATACAGGCAATTAACCTAATGACAATTGCAACCCCATCTGGTCCATCTGCGCCTGGTCCAATTGATAAAGCAACTTTTAATAGTTTAGCCAAAGAACTAAAAGATTGCCTTTCATCTACTAACTACCTAGTATAATGTCTTGGAGTATTTTTAAACAAGAAATGAAAGCAAAGATGGTAAACTCTTCATTTAAGAGTACCAATGAATTTGCCGATTTCTTTACTCAAAAATATGACCAATGTATGAAGCGTGGTTTAGATGTAACCACACAAAATACCGTAATAAAAGGTAACACAGAATTAATGCGTGCAACTATATTGTATGCATTGGAAGCTGGTTTAACCGCAAAAACACCAGTATTCTATAATCAATCAATAGCATTATTAGGTAAGGGGGCGGTTGCCTATTGGACCGGTGCGGAGTTGGGAAAAATACCACCATTAATACCAGCTCCAGGAACAATTCTAAATCTTTCAGTTGTAACTAATACTACAACAAATCCTGGTACTTGGCCACCTACACCATTTCCTGTATTTCCATCTACATCCAATGACCCATATTTAGATGCGTTTATATTACAAGCAACTATACACTTGCAAACGGTAAGTGGTTTTTGTAATACAATATCCCAATATCCACCAACGGCACCTCCTGGTCCTGCTGTATTACCTTGGGTTGGGTTTAATGTTGAAGTATCACCGGCATCACAACCAAATACTAAAAATGCAGAAGAAATTCTTCAACCAAAACCTGAATTATCTGATAAAGATTTTATAATGAGTGATATAGATACTGAAGTATCACTAGCAAGACAAAGGGAAGCTGAAGAACAACTTGAGCTTATAAAACAAGAAGAGCGAGATGTTCGGGATGCACGCATTGTTGATACATATGAAGAACTAATAATACATGAGAAAGGTAAACTAGATACTAAAAGACATGTATCATTAGATGCCGATGAAAGTAGTGTAGATGATGATATAGAGCTAAATGATTATATAAATAGAATCCTTGATGCTGCTCGTGCTGATTTAAATGTTAGAGAACAGGGTGGTAATAACAGAGGTGCAAGGATAGAAGAAATGTTAATAGCTGTTGGGTTTCCTCCTCCAAAAATTAAAGGTAAAGAAGGTGAACCATGGTGCGCAGCAGCACTATCCGATTGGTGGAGAAAAGCTGGTATTTTAACTCCAAATATTCGTGCGCCTTTTGATGGAGATGCTTCGTGTGTAAACTGGAAAAAGTGGGGTGAAAAAAATGGATTATTTACAAAAAATCCAACAGTTGGTGGGGCAATAATATATAAAAGTTATGATACAGATTTAAAAAGATATAGAGAGTCTCATATTGGTGTAGTGGAAAGTTATAATCCAAAAACGGGTGAAATAGTAACAATAGAGGGTAACACCGTTCCACAAGAGAAAGGTTATAGTAGAGATGGTGGTGGTGTATATAGAAAAAAAACATCATTAAAACAATTATTAAAAGATAATAAATTATCCGGTTTTGTTATTCCCGTAGAAAGAGCACGTAATCCTATAAGGGATTAAAATGGTATCAATGATTACCTAACAAAATATCCACATTTTCAATAACATATATTTATATAAGATAAACTACAATTTATTATGAATCAAACGGAACTAATTAAAGGTTTAGTAAAAGTTTTAAGAGAAGATATGAAAAAAACTCTTAAAGAAGAAATCCGCAAAGCGGTAAGAGATGTGTTAAATGAAGAACTAGAAGCACCATCTAAACCACAGATAAAAGAAAATTACCAAGCAGTATCTAAAACAGATGGTAGCTGGGGTGAAATGAGATTTGATAAAAGAAGTGCAAATCCACATACTCCAAGAATTACACCTGATATGTTAGGATACGGAGATAACTCATTCGGTGAGGAATCAAATATGGCAGACCAATATGGTGCTTCGGCAGGTGGTCCATCAGTATTAGAGCAAGCAAGAATGATGGCACATAAAAACCCAGAGGGTGTAGATGTGTTGATGAAAGCAATGACAAGAGATTACTCACAATTAGTTAAAAAGTTTAAGAAATAATGGCATACATTATACAAAATAAACCGATTATTGATACCCAAGATAAAAGTGTGGGTGTATCCGATTGCTTTACAAAAGGAAATAATGGATATTTTGCCGTAAACTATACAACTAAAGAACAAATAAAATCGGATTTAAGAAATTTAATACTAACCAATAGAGGAGAACGATTAATGCAACCTGAATTTGGCTGTAATTTAAGGCAAGCACTTTTTGAACAAATAGATGATGGGGCGGGTGTATTTTTGTATATACAAACGGAAATAGAAACTGCGATTGCAAGGTGGTTACCGTTTGTTGTGGTAGAAAATGTATCCGTATATTCCGATAATAATTCAAGAGATAATAATTCAATACAAGTTCAATTAAATTATAGATTACCATTTACTGGAAATAATTCAAGAGACTCAATAAATATAAGGGTTTAATATGGCACTACTACCTACGGAAAAAAATTGGGGTAAAAACAATAAAGATATAAAGTATCTAAACAGAGATTTTACATCATTGCGAAATGCTCTTGTTGAATTTACTAAAACATATTATTCTGATACCTTTAGTGATTTCAATGAAGCATCTCCTGGTATGATGTTTATTGAGCAAGCGGCTTATGTAGGTGATGTTCTTTCATACTATACAGATTCGCAGTTAAAAGAATCTTTCATAAATTTAGCCGGTAATTACTCAAACGTACTGATGCAGGCTCAAAATTTGGGATACAAACCAAAATTATCTAGACCAGCAACAACTACAATAACGGTTTATCAAACTGTACCAAATGTTGGAGTTGGTCTTAATAACAAACCAGATTACTCATACGCTTTAAAAATTAGACAGGGTATGCAAATTAAATCTAATTTGCGTAGTGAATTGACATTTGTAACAGCAGATGATGTAGATTTCAATGACCCTACCGATAGAGAAGTAAGTGTTTTTCAAACAAATGGTAGTGAAACTGCATTATATCTTTTAACAAAAAAAGTAAAAGCAATAAGTGCAACTGTTAAAACTCAAACATTTACCGTTGGTAATTTCACCAAAAATCCTACATTTACAATAGAAGATAATTCATTTATTAGTGTAGAACGTGTGGTTGATTCAAATGGAAACGTATATTATGAAGTACCTTATTTGGCGCAAGAAATGATATATACAAAAATGCCAAATGTTGAATCGAATGACGCAGAACTTTCACAATATCGTTCAACTACACCATATTTGTTAAAATTATTAAAAACACCACGTAGATTTACAACAAAAATTACATCAACTAATTCGGTACAACTTCGTTTTGGTGGTGGTAGTTCAAATGTGAGTGATGAGATATTAGTACCATCTACTAAAAATGTGGGGTTGGGATTGAATAACTCAATTGATAAATTGGGAGAAACATTCGACCCATCCAATTTCTTAAAAACATCTACATATGGTATAGCCCCATCAAATACAATATTGACTGTAACGTATTTATCGGGTGGTGGTATAAGTTCAAATATACCATCTGGCGATTTAACTACTATAAATCTAATTGAATTTGATGAAGATTTATTACAATATACACCAATAACATTGCCTGTATATAATGCATCAAAGACATCAGTCGCGGTTACTAATTTGGAACCAGCGGTAGGGGGTGGTTCAGCTGAAACTATTGATGAAATAAGAGAAAATGCAATAGCAAATTATGGTTCTCAAAATAGAGCAGTAACCAAAGCTGATTATGAAATTAGAACATTGGCAATGCCATCTGAATTTGGTAGTATTGCTAAAGTGTATGTGGAACAAGATACGGCATTGGATGATACAAAAGTTCAAGCGGTTTTAAGAGATGATACCGCAAGACAACAATTCTTAAATTTAGTAAAATCGTCCGTTGGTAAAACCGATACTGAAATTGGTGACCAAATTGAAAGATACATTTTACAGCAAAAAACTATAAACGCGGAATTTAATAACCCATTTGCAATCAATATGCATCTATTGGGTTACGATGTAAACGGAAACCTAACGGTATTAAATGATGCAATTAAACAAAACCTTAAAACGTATTTGGAAGATTATCGTATGTTGACAGATGCGGTTAATATGTTGGATGGTTTTGTTATAAACATTGGAATAAATTATGAAATAACAACATTTAATAACTACAATAAGCGTGAAGTTCTATTGAAGGTAAATAATGCATTAAAAAATTTATTTGATATTACAAAGTGGAAAATAAACCAACCAATAAATTTAAGTGAAATTGAATTAGAAATTGCAAACATTGATGGTGTTGCGGCAGTTCAAAACGTAGAGGTGGTAAATTTAAGAGGTGGAAATTATTCGGCTTATGCATATAACATTAAAGAGGCAACCCGTAATAAGATAATATACCCATCTTTAGACCCAGCGGTTTTTGAAATAAAATACCCAAATACAGATATTAAAGGAAGAGCACTATAATGAATTTATTTTACACAGCATCATCGGACGCAAGTATATATTTACAACAACCATACCAAAATACTGGTATTGATGAGATATTAGAAGTATCTAAACAATACTACGGTGATACTATGGATGTAGCTAGAACTTTAATAAAGTTTGATATAGCTGCTATATCTCGTAGTATAGCAAGTGGTGAAATACCATCTGGTTCTTTTACGGCATCTTTGGAATTAAAGTTAGCAGAAGCAAATGAAATACCTGCAACAATTACGTTAGAAGCATACGCAATATCACAGAGTTGGGAAAATGGTACTGGTACTAGATTTGATAAAATATCTACTAATGGTGTAACTTGGATTTACAAAAATGGGGATGATACAACCTCTATATGGAACGATAATATTGTTGGTATTACTGCATCATTCAACGCTGGAACAACTGGTTCTTGGACTGGTTATGGTGGTAGCTGGTACACACAATCAGCTGATACAAACACTTACTCATATGAGTTAGAAGATGTAACGTTTGATGTTACACAACAAGTTCGTACTTGGTTAAGTGGTAGCTATCCAAACAACGGATTAATTATTAAATACAATTCATCGGCAGAAGAAGATAGAGTTGATTATGGTAGTGTTAAGTTTTTTTCAAAAGAAACCAACACAATATACCAACCAAAATTAAGAGTTAGTTGGCAAGAAAGTAATTTATCTACTGGTAGTTTAGCATCCGTTGGTAGTAGACAATATAGAGTTTATTCATCTAATTTGAAAAACCAATATAAAGTAAACCAAAAGGTAACAATTAAATTGGTAGCAAGAGAGTTATATCCGGTTAAACAATTTAACCCAATAACATCTGGAAATGTATATCCAACGTTTGAATATCAGACTGGATACAAATTACCAACCGAAAGTTACTATACAATAAAAGATACAATTACAAAAGAAACAATTGTTCCTTATGATGCAAACTCAAAAGTAATAATGGGAACTGATAGTAACTTAATACGTTTAAACTTTACAAACTTTGCATATGGTAGAGTTTATACGTTAGTAGTAAAAACAATTGAAGATTACAACGAAGAAGAATTTGAATTGGGTGATTTTGAAATAATCAAATAATGGCGATAGAAAGACAAAATATTGATTTAGCAAACAAAAGTACGGAAACCTTTACAACAAAATTATATACAGATGAATTTAATAGTAACGAATTAGAAAAATCTGTAAATACTAAAGTAACCGAACTTATTAAACCACTTCCAAAGGTAAAATTGGATTTGGTCCCAAAACCAATATACGATGCCGAAGTAGAATTAAATGCTGAATTAAATCTACAAATTGCAGATTTAAATACTACAATAGAAGATTTAACCACACAATTAAACCAAAAAACATCAGATAGTAGTTCTTTGTATGTTTCAAATGATTTTCTTAAAGTTACAAATGCAACTTTAGAAAACAATTTGGCAGCACAAAATAATATAGTTAGTGAATTGAGAACAGGTCTATCAACTGCTATACAAAAGGCAATTTCGGAAAACGCAGAACGAACTGGGTTAGAAGCTGAAACCTCTGGTTTAACTGCACAAAAAACTGCTCTATTAAAACAAATAGATACTCTAAACAATTTAGTAAAAGCCGCAGGTGGTTCGTTAGCATCAGTCCAATCGGCTTTGGCTGATTCACAAAGAGCTTTAGCAGATGCACAGACTTCAAACTCACAAGCCCAAGCTAGGGCGGCGGCTGAACAAGCTGCTAGAGTTCAAGCACAATTAGCTAATACGAAGAAAAAGAAAATTATTTGTAACGAATTATATAATCAAGGTTATTTACCACAAAATATTTGGAATGCAGATGAGCGTTATGGTAATATGATGTTTGATAGAGAACCAAAATTAGTATTAGGGTATATGATGTGGGCAAGGGATGTAGTTAAGTTTATGAAAGAAAAGCCTAAATATACCAAATGGATTTATACGGTAGTTAAACCTTGGACAGAGCATATGGCGTATGAGATGGGTGAATTACCCAATGATAATTTTATAGGAAAAATTATTCATAATGTTGGTAAACAATATTGTTATTATGTATATAATCAAACAATGGGTAAAAGAAATTTAGCAAATCAATAATGGCAATAAACGATTTTAAAAATATTGAAAAAATAAATCAGGAGTTAGAGTCTACGGCTCAAATAATTAAACCTACTGATTTAAATATATTCAAAACATCTGCAAAAAATGTAGATGATTTTGGATTATCTAAAAATGATGCCATAGAGTTTCGTTTGTATGATATATCAAACAACCTATTAGAACAACAAAATGGTGTTAGAGTTAAGTATATTCACAAAGATAAATTACCATTTTATTTAAAAAGTTCGTTAGATACAATTACCGGTGAAAAAATATTTGAAATTGATGTTGAAAAGTTAATTTTTGAAGCTGGATATTCGAATGGTGAATTTAGGGTAAGTTTTTCATTTGTTAAAAACTATGTTGGTAACGAAAATCCTAAAAAAAGAGTTTGGATACATGAAGTATCTCCATCAAGAACAGAGATACGTGTTTTGCCACTATTGGGTTTAGATAAAGATATAAACGCAGATTTAGAAGATAGATACTTTTCTTTTATGGATAATGTATTAGAACTACGTCAATCCTACAAAGAAATACAGCAATTTTTAGATAAAGTTGAAGTAAATATATCAACTTTAATAGATGATTATTTTATATCTGCATTTGGTCCTAAATATATTGAAGTTATAAACACAGATTTTTTATTTGGTGGTGCAGAAGGATATACTAATTTTAAAAATAAAATATATGTAGATTTTCGTAAATCGGTAATATATGAAATAGATGGTAAGCAATTTAAATTAGGAGTACCTGATTACGGACAGCAAATATCCAGTGGAATAGATTTGGATAATTTTATATCTACCGCAGAATTTAGATTGATTATAGAAAACAGATTACAAGATTCAGTTGAGTACAACATGCAGTTTCTCCGTAAAAGAGAATACTCATTGACATATAAGGAAGCTGTTGGTCAATATCAACCATCCGCTGTTTTACAATCTTTATTAAATACTGGTTATAATTCAATTACCAAATTGGAATCAATTCAAGATACAACTGGTGTAGCTCCAACGCAAACAAATAGAAAAACAACAAAATTAGCTGATAGAGTTATACTCGAAGAAGAGAAAAAGAAAGAATCGCCACCAAAAGACCCGCCTATACAATATAAAGAACCTGCTGGAAATGTGGCTTCAGGTGGTGGACAAGGTGGCTCTGAAGGTTCAGATGGAAGAACTATCCCGTTAGAAAGTGATATTAATGATGTAATTAATCGTAATAATGGTAGTGGTGGGCCTGGTAGTGGTAGAAGTGGAACTGAAGATGCCGCTCCGGGTGGTGGGTTGAGGTAACAATATAAAACAACAACCCAAAATCCTAAAAAGTAATAATTATAGTAAAGAAATAATACAAAAATGGCTTTAACACCAGAGCAACAGGCGGAAGCGGATAGATTAGGAATACCCTACGATACATACGAAGCCACAATAAATCAAATGATTGCTGATTTGGCTGCAGCAATTGCGTCATTTGATGCTCCTGGTGGCATAAACACCGCCGAAGGACAAGCCGCATTAAGAGCAGGTATAGCCGATAATATCGGTAATATAAATCCACTCACAATGTTGGGTAGTGATACTATTGGACCAATACAAAGTGGTATTACCTTAACAAGAGATGATGGTTCTAGAGAGGTCATATCAACAACCAATCCTACGCAAGATTTATCATCGCAAACAAGGATTGATAACTTAATGAAAGATGTTGTTAATATAAATTATTTAGATAACAACACTGGTAAAAATGTAGATGTACCAATCACCCGACCGGTTAAAACAATCAACATAAAGGTAGTAAATAATTCGGTATCAAAGGGTACTACCCATTATCTTATAAATGGTCAACGAGTAGAAGAGGGTAGTACTACTCAATTTGATTTAGATAAATTAAATGATAGTACAATAATCTTTCCAAATTATGATACAAACAAATATACTGTCTTAAACAGATTTATAATTGGTAAAAATGGTGATGGTATAGTTTTAAACGAAACCGAAGGTAGTACTCCAAAGGAAACACAATTTTTTAATAAAATACCTACAACACTTGAATTAAATTTTAAATATCAGGCAATTGTTGTAAACCAACAAACCCCCAAAACAACTACTGCTACATCTAGATTTGATATAACCCAACAAATTGGATTTTTAACAAACTACTCACAATCTCCCTTTAACATACGGGTTGAAAGTGCAGATTTACCATCAACGTTGGTACTAAAACCAGCGGATACTGCTACCATTACTGCTAGTAACAAAGAAATACGTGATGTAAGTATATCTGTATCGAATACTGGTAATTATGATTTGGTAGATTTGGCTTGGGGATACGCTGGCGATGGAAGTTATACAAACGAAGGATTTCGTGATGGTAAATTAGTAATACCGGCTAATAAACTGATTCGTAATATAAACGTATTTGTTGATTTAAAACCTAGCCAAAATAAAATCGCAGGTGTACAAGTTGCACCAGTACAACCTAACTTTAACATTCCAGGTACAACTTTACGTTCAAAATTCAAAACAAAGGAAATTCAAGTTCCAATTGAAATAAGAAACGCAGAGGGTGTTATTATTAAAACTCCGTTTGGACAGAGAGTTGTTGGTGTAACTGCTGGTAGTTCATATGAAAGTAAAGTAATAACATTAGATTTAAAAACCGATTTTAAAAATAATATTGGTTCATTTAAAGTTGTATTTATATCAACAAATAGCGCTTTTGGTGACACACCAAACCCAGGTTATACAACTATAAATTTGAGTGAGGGGTATGATGTACCACTAATAAATGAAATAGATTTTCCTGATTCTATAACAATTCCAACCTATACGTTGGGTGATTATCCGTTTAGTGTTTCATATCGTTCAGACACTGCGGATTATGTGATTGTTTATCATACAACGGAAGATGATAGAAACATAGTGGGTAAATATAATAAAGCAGAAACTTTAAACTTTAATTTTAATGATTTAAAAAGAAAAGGTGCTTTAAATTCATCATCAAATATAGATTTAATATTTGTTCCATTCGATGAAAGTAATGTGAATGGTCAATCCATAATGGAGGCTATTAGGGGTGATGAAACTAAAATTACAATATCAGTAACAGAACCTGCTCTTTATATTTCAACCGATAAATTAAAGCAAGATTTATTCGATGCGGTAATAAGAAATTTTGATTTAAATTTACAAGATAGTTCAAAGTATTTAAATCATTTAGCTGAATTTGATAAAGAAGATAAGCAAATTGTTATTTCAAATTGGGATACCGACCCAACTACTTTTACAAATTATGGTTTTGATGACCTAGGTAATAAAATACCGATAAATGTAGCAAGAACAATAGTATTAAAGTTATACGAACCGCTACCAGTTAGTATAAATAAAAATGATACTCTTTGGATTAGTAGACTCATGTCTTTACCAATTGTAAGAACAATTACAGTTGGTGGTGAAAGTCAGCAAGATGCTAAATTTTTAAGAGGACCAAACTTTGATATTGAAGTTGATTTTATAAAGCAACAATCCACTTCATTTGAATCATTAGACCAACTTATACTTTCTGGTTCAGTTTCATCACAGCAAATAGTAGATAAATATCTATACGATAACTTATTTAATGTAGATAAAGTAAACATAGATTATAGTAGTTTTTCTAATTTTGTAAAGTATAGTGCAGCCGTTGAAAGATTGGCAAACTTTAAATATAAAAAAGAGTTAATAGAATATTACGATGACAGATTGTTCTATTTGCAAAATTTTACTGGTTCTGTAAATACTATAACAGAGATTGCAAATTTTGAAACTAAAAAAATAAATTTATTAAACGCATTTGATGGTTGGGAAAACTATTTAGTTTCATCATCTAATTCAGATTTTCCAAAACTTGAAAATGAATTTGCACAAAGATTTACATCTGGTTCATTTGACTCTAATGGTAATTACAATGTAGTTTATTTAACATCTGCTTCGGCTTGGTTTAATACTACATTAACAATTGCAAATAACTTTGATACTAATAATCGGAACTCATTAAAAAATAATATACCACTTTATATATTAGATGATAATGGATGCGAAACCACCGAATATCCTTTATTTTTGGATATGATTGGGCATCATTTCGATGTTATCTGGTCTTATATTAAAGGTATGGGTGATGTAAATAACATAACGGAAAATGATACGACTGGTATCCACGACGATATGTTATATAATTACCTAAAATCTTTTGGATGGGATGCTAGAAATTTAAATTCAAATAAACAATTGTGGAGTTACTTATTTGGACAAGATGTGGATGGTAACACAGTTGAAGAAATTACATCCGAAAAACGTACTAAAATTGTTTGGAGAAGAATTGCAAATAACTTACCTTATTTATTAAAACATAAAGGTACTAATAGAGGTATTCGTGCATTATTAAATTGCTATGGTATTGCAAACTCAAACCTTTCAATTGTTGAGTTTGGTGGACCTGATACGGATGATGCATTGGAATCTACCAAATATATCTATGATACCCAAACGGCTAACTTAAATTTTACATCTGGTTCGTATTTAACTACGAGATGGAGTGGTTCTAACGCAATTGAGTTAAGAATTAAGCCAGCATACTCTGGTAGTGGTATGACTTTGGTAAAAGGTAATTCATTCACATTATCATTAGTACCCGGTAATCATGCTGCACAAACATCTGGTAGTTTGGAATTAGCAATTTCATCATCTACTGGTACTGGTTCTTTGGAAACTATTGTAACAAATCAGTATCAATTTTATGATGGGAACTACCATAGTATTTTATTAAACAAAGAAACGTTTGGTACATCTTCTACATTCACATTTTATTATAAGAATGGTGAAAAGGACAGAATTGTAAAAGAAGGTACATTTGATTATATCGTAGATAACGCTATATGGAATACTGGTTCAACTGTTCAAATAGGGGGAACTTATGTTGGTGAAATGGATGAGTTTCGTATGTGGAACAATGCATTAAGTGAAAGCTCATTTAACCTACACGTTTTACATCCTGAAGCAATAAATGGTAATCATATATCTTCATCTACAACCGATTTACAAGTTCGTTTAGATTTTGAGTGGCCAAAGAATTTAGCATTAACTGCTTCTGTTAAAAACGTAGCACCAAATAATACATATCAAACATATGTAAGTGCAAGTGGATTTAGTAATATAACCACATATCCAAATCAATATGAAATTATAGATAGAACTGTTAGTTTAGAAATACCAAATTCAGGTGCATCTAGATATAGTTCTAACAAAGTTAGATTTGAAGACCAAACGTTGGTGAGTGATTTATCATATAAATCTCGTTCAACTAGAAAAGCATACGAAACATCTAAAAAAGATAGTAACCGATTGGGTATATTTTTCTCTCCAAATAAAGATTTGGATTTGGATATTGCTAAATCATTTGGTGGTGTAAGTATAGATGATTATATTGGAGCATACGATGACCAATACCAAGATACTTACAAAGATTTAACTGATTTAAGAAACTACTATTTTGAAAGAGTAGGTGAAAGAGATATTTATCAGTTTATCAATTTAATTCGTTTGTATGATAAATCTTTATTTGAAAATTTAAAACAAATGTTGCCGGCAAGAGTAAAGGCAACAACTGGTTTACTTATTGCTCCTCACCTATTAGAGAGAAGTAAGCACAAAGTTCACAAACCAATAGCGGAAGATGTTACTTTGGGTGATACATTTATTGATACTACCGAAACTACTTTAATTAGTGGAGATGTAAATATATATGATACACAATTAACTTTAACGGCATCTACTACATTGGTTGGTGAGTTTAATAGCTATACAACATCAATCAGTTTAGAAACTCCAAATGTATTAGATGTAGAAAACAATACTTATGAGGCAGATATAAATAACTTTGATGTAAATAATTTAATTTTTACTGATAATTATTTCGAAACGAACCAAACGGCATCAATTGATACTCGTATTTTATCTGCAAGTATAACTGCTGAATTTGAATTATTTGGTAGTACTGTTGTAAATGTTGGTGAATTATATAACGATATTGGTTACAATTCTTATTTTGATAATGGTTATACTAGATTGAACTACCAAGATTATGATGGTACATACAAGTCCAGACAAGTAAGGGGATTTGTAGTTACTCGTAGAAGTGATTTAATCGTACCTATGAATGTTGGTGGAATATCCGGTTCAATTTATGAAGATATTTTAACAGATGTATATAAGCAAGAGTTGGTATTACAAGAAGGTTCACAAACTGCATCGTTGGCAAATGATTTAAATATAGTTTCAATCACAACTGCGAGTGGATATTTAAAATCTCACTATATATATACTAAAGATAGAAGTGTAGGTTTGGAAAACACATTCTTCAAAGGTTCTAAACAAACAATAGCAACTACTATTGATGGTAGAGCGGCAATCGAAGAATTTATTTCTAACCCTACTATCCTACGTGTTAATGAGAATGGAAGACCTAATAACGAACCAATATTGGTTGTTGACTAATAAACTTAAAAAAAAAGTAAAAAATTATATATTATATATTTATTAATGATATAAAATACAAATATGGGATATTTAGATAATACTACAATTACTGTTGATGCTATTCTTACAAAAAAAGGAAGAGAGAAATTAGCATCAGGACAATCATTAAACATTACTCAATTTGCTTTGGGTGATGATGAAATTGATTACGCATTATATGATGCAGCTCACCCAAAGGGTTCTGCTTACTACGATGCATCAATCAAAGCTACTCCTATTTTAGAAGCATCGCCAGATGAAACTCAAGTATTGAAGTATAAATTGGTTACATTACCAAAGAATACTACAAAAATCCCACAAGTTTCATTGAACGTTACAACGGTAGCAGCTAGAACAACATCGGGTCAATTCCCAATCACACCAACTACATCTCCTGCCGGTAATAAAAACGCTGGTTATACGGCAATTTTAGCAAACAAAAACGCAGGTTCTATTATTGGTGAAGGTTTGACAAGTGCAAACACAACTACAACAACTTTCTTGGGTTCTAATATTACAACAACCGCAGAAGTTGCTAAAGGTTTAACTTTCTCTTTCATACCTAATAGTTCATTAACTTCTACAATTTCTACTACTATTACGATATTTGGAAATGAGACAGGTGGTTCGGTAACAATTCCAGTTACAGTAACCTATGTAACACCTGAATAATAAAATTGGATAATAAAAAAATATGGCAACTTTAGGACAAAATACAGGTACCCAACTTATCAACGATTTAGCACAGTATCTAAATGCACAAAGGCAAACAGCTAACGGTTCATTAGATACAACTCAATTGGCTGGTATCATTAACAGATATTTAACAACAGGTGAACAATTAGTAACTGAAACTGGTGTTGTTACAAACTCAATCTACAAGCAATTTAATACAACTGATATTGTAACTGCACAGAATGAAATAGTAACAACTGGATTATGGAGTAGTGGAGATGGTAGTTTAACTACATTCTTTACTGGTTCAACACCGGCAGTAGCAGGGCAAAGTGGTTCAGCTACGGATGAGTATTACTATAATATTTACGGAAGCGCAACAACTGCAAGTGCAGAAGTTGAGTTCGCAGTAGCATACGGACACATTAGTGGTGCTGGAGCTCCTAATTTGGCAGCAAATGATATTTCAACTTTACCAACAAAAGCAACGTATGTACAATATCGTTCTCTTTTATTAGATGGACTTGCACCTAAATTTAAGTTTTATAGTGGAAGTGTAGCTGATGGATTGGAAAGTGATGATGTTTATATCATTAACGTTTCTCGTGCAAGATACAGAGAAAGAATGGACGCGGGTAATATCTCATTGACATTATCTGGTTCAGCTGGTACAATTACTTTAATTGATGATAGTGGACAAAAATTCGATTTCCAAACCAACTATGGTGTAAGAGAATTTAATATGGTTTCTGGTTCATTAAATTTAGGAACTAATAGCCCAGCAACTATTACAAGCGTAACTGCTTCTAATTTAGCTGGATTTGGTAAGTTCTATCCAGAGCAAGGTATTATCTTATTAAACCCTAGAGCATTAACAGCAGCAGTTGGTTCTGAATTAACACCATCTGGTTCTTATATTTCTTATGAATTTAACCATAGAAGATTGTTCAACGCAATTAAAGGTGGTGCAGATTTCGAAGCTAGAAGAACAGAAAACGTTTCTACATCACACTACTTTGTAAGAGTGTTTAACAGAGAGTTTAACTACTCAAACAACCCAACTTACACAAGTGGTTCACAAGGTTCTTTCTCACAAGATACTTTCAAAACAGACCCAAAGGCGTATATTACATCAATCGGTCTTTACAATGATGCAAACGAATTATTAGCAGTAGCAAAAACTTCTAAACCAATCGAAAAATCATTTTCAAAAGAATTAGTATTAAAAGTTAAATTAGATTTCTAATCTAAACAAACTATAAGAGTTGAACCCATCCCAAAAAGATGGGTTTTTCTTTTTATTATATTTATTATAGATGAAGAAAATACCTAAAAGTGATATTAGTATAAGACCATTTAAGGTCTATAAATCATACACCGCAACTAATGCGGATAGTGGTAGTGGTTATAATAGATATTTGGCTGAAAATAAATATGCTCCGGAGCATACTTTGACTTCTAACGAATTGTTTTTACATTCACTATGGCATCAAGTACATAGAATGTATTATGACCAAGTTTACAATCCATTAAGAACATATAGTAGAGAAATACCAGATTATGTAATAGATACCACTACCTATGGCAAACGGGTGTTGGGTGCTAAATGCGTTGTATTTACACTACCACAGAATCACTATGGTGAAGAAATAAAACCAAAATCAATAACACTAACCGATATTGATAGTTTAGAAACGGAATCTCCAAAATTAATAGTTGATGATGGGTATGGTAATCTATTAAGTAGTAAAGAAATATTTGATGTATTGGTTTTAAACCTACAAACATCACAATTTCAAATTAGCGATGGTACTAATATTATTGATTTAACAATTGTTTCATTTGATGCGGATACTCAAATTTTAGTAGTTCAAACCGATTTTGGTGATAGTGGATTTATAGTATTTAAATTAACATCTGGTGATGGCGATGGAAGTGACTCGGAACTTTATGATATAGGAAAAGTTGAAACCGAAGCAAACATTACGCAATTTAAATATGCAAAGAATGTTGTTGGTAATGTTAGTTATGAGCATGGTATAATTACTTTAACAAAGAGTACAGATTTTGAAACCGAAGTGGCTAATTTTAAATTAGAATATAAAGGTACGAACACAATATATGAAAACGAATATTATATTATAGTTGGTGAAGATGAATTTAACGTATCTACAAACCCAACTGCGATAGTAGAAATTGGTGGAACAATAGCATCAGCATCTATATTTGATTTTAGTTCTACATCAAATGATAAGAATACCTATACATACAAATATCATATAGATGGTGTAAAGTACATTAAAAAGAAAAGTACATTATCAGATGGTACTGAATTGGATTACAACATAACATCCATGTACAGTGGTTCAGTTAAAGGTGGGTTTGGTGATTACGAAGTTTCATCATCAATAGACCCAACGGGTTCATATCTTGCACCATATATAACAACAATTGGTTTATATGATGACTCAATGACAATGGTTGCAGTAGCTAAATTGGGTAGACCAATAAAATCACTACCAGATTTTCCGGTAAACTTTATTGTTAGAATAGATACTTAAAAAATAATACTATATATTTATATTATATAAAAGGAGAACAATAATTATGGCATCAGTATCTTGGAAAGGTAGTATTTTAGATACATACGAAAAAAATACAACATTCGGTGGACGCAGTGGTGAAAGCGCAAAAGACGCAGATAAGCAAGCAGTTGATTTTATTAAACCAATGGTTGGTGGAAAAATTGCAGTAAATGGGTTTATACCACATATGACAAAAGATAAATCTGGTATGGTTCTAGATGATGATATATTAATTGCAGTTAGAACACATTCAGCTGAAAAATCAACCTACCCTATTGGTAAAAAATATAGCCAAGGAGTAAATAAATAATAAAGTTTTGGCCAAAAAGAAAAGTTACAAAGGTACAGCAATAAAAAATGGATTTAGAAGTGGGTTGGAAGAAGTTGTTTCTAACCAACTCACATCTAATGGAATAGTTACTCAATACGAAAGTAAGGATAATATAATTCCATATATAGTTCCTGCTACAAATCACAAATATCTTCCTGATTTTAAATTGCCCAATGGTATTATAATTGAAACCAAAGGTAGATTTGTATTGTCCGATAGGAAGAAACATTTACTAATCAAACAACAACATCCTAATTTGGATATTCGTTTTGTATTCACATCATCCAAAAACAAAATTAGTAAAGCATCTAAAACAACTTACGCCGATTGGTGTGTTAAGAATGGTTTTAAGTATGCCGATAAACTTATTCCTGATTCTTGGATAAATGAGTAAATAAATTAGGAATTACAAAAATAATTTCGTATATTTGACTTATGCAGTTAATAAGTCTTTTCCAAAAGTATTTAGGTGGTTCTCTCACTCTTAAAAAAGATGAGCACGCTTTCCATTGTCCATTCTGTCATCACCACAAACCAAAGCTACAAGTCAATACAAGAACAAATAAGTTCCATTGTTGGGTATGTAATTCTGGTGGTAGTATAACATATCTGGCAAAACGTATTGGTATGAATACAGATGATTTACAAATAATCTTTGGTGAGTCCAATACAAAACTAAAAGCAGCTATGAGTTCAGATAAGACACTGAATGCGCAGTTTTTAGATATGTGGGAAACGTATGAGGAAGAAGATAATGAAAACCATGTGTACTTATCATTACCTCCGGGTTTCAAATCGGCTTTGGAATTAAAACCAAATGTTACTAATCCAATAGAAGGGCATGCTATTCAATATCTAAAGGGTAGGGGATTGGGTAAGAAAGAAATTATTAAATATAATATTGGATTTACATCGGAGGGTATGTATAAGGATAGAGTTATTATTCCATCATATGATAAAGATGGGATGCTGAATTACTTTATCGCAAGGCATATTGACCCACAAAGTAAATACAAATACAAAAACCCACCAGTAAGTAAAAATATTATTGCTTTTGAAAACCAAATAGATTGGAGTGAACCAATTACATTATGTGAAGGGGCATTTGATGCTATTGCTTTAAAACGTAACGCTATTCCTTTGTTTGGTAAATTTGTACCAAGAAAGTTAGATACTGAAATTAAAAAGAGGGTAGCTGATGGAGAAGTTAAAGAAATGGTAATTGCATTGGATAATGATGCGAAACAAGATTCTTTAAAGATTTACGAAAAGTATAATACAATAATACCAACAATAAAGTTAATAGACTTTCAGGAAAAGGATGCTGGGGAATTAAAGTTCAAAGATATTTTGATATATCAAAAAAATTCCGTAACTTTGAGTTTTGAAAGTTTAATTAAACAGAAACTATCTTTTATTAAATGAGAAATATAGATTTAGGTTTTAAGAAAATTAAGACCATTTATCATATTGCAGATGTCCACATTCGCAATTTGAAGAGACATGAAGAATATAAGGAAGTGTTCCAAAAATTATATTCAGATATTAAGCAACGTGGTACAGAGGATGCAATAATTTATTTAGCTGGGGATATAGCTCATGCTAAATTGGAATTATCACCCGAATTAGTAAAAGAGATTTCAGCTTTTTTAAGAGAGTGTTCAGAATTATGTCCTACATTCTTAATCGCAGGTAATCACGATTGTAATTTAAATAATATCCACAGATTGGATGCTTTATCTCCAATCGTAGATGGACTTAATCTGCCTAATTTATATTACCTACGAGATACCGATGTAGTTAAAGTTCATAATATTACATTTGGTGTATTCAGTATCTTTGATAAGAAAGAGAATTGGCCAAAAGGAACTGATATTCAAGGTGATGTTAAGATAGCACTTTTCCACGGACCTATTGATAAATCCCAAACAGATATTGGATACGTTATCAGCTCTCGTAATTTTACCACAGATATTTTTGAAGGATATGATGCAGCTTTATTAGGTGATATTCATAAACGTCAAACTGTTAAACAATCAAATCCAATTGTAGTTTATCCGGGTTCTCTTATTCAGCAATCACATGGTGAAGCATTAGAAAATCACGGGTATGCTATTTGGGATGTTGAAACTTTGACTCCTACTTACGTTGATATTCCAAACGATTATGGTTACTACACATTACACGTTGATAATGGTATAGTTCCTATTGTAACGGATATGCCTAAAAAACCACGTCTTCGTGTCTATGTATCCAATACGGATGTTGGAGATATGAAGCGGGTTACTACTGAAATTAAAAAGAAATATAATGTTGATGAATTTACGATTACTAAAACAGACAGTTTATCTAAACTCCGTAATGGTGTTAGAGATGGTAAAATTAATGTTGGCGATATTAACGATGTAGATTATCAAAACAGTTTGATTGAAGATTATTTAGTACGTTCATTTTCAATTGATGCACACAACCTTGCAAATGTTAAATCATTAAACACAGAATTAAACAAAAGACTTACAGATGAAGATTTGGCTAAAAACATTGTATGGAAACCTATTAAATTTGAGTTTTCAAATATGTTCTCATATGGAGAAGATAATGTTATTGATTTCACAAAGTTAAATGGTGTAATTGGTCTATTTGCACCGAATGCAAGTGGTAAATCATCTATCTTTGATGCAGTATCATTCTGCGCATTTGATAAATGTAGTAGAGCATTTAGAGCATCTGCTATATTAAACAATCGTAAATCTAATTTCAAATGTAAATTACATTTCCAAATTAACGATGAGGATTTCTTTATCGAAAGAACCGCACACCAAAACTCAAAAGGAACAAATGTAAAAGTAGATGTTCAGTTTTGGAAAGAGGTAGATGGACAACAAATCTTATTAAACGGAACAGAACGTAGAGATACAAACAAAAACATCTCACAATATTTGGGTACTTATGAAGATTTTGTATTAACCGCTTTATCTTTACAAGGAAACAACGCTTTGTTCATTGATAAATCTCAATCAGAAAGAAAAGATTTATTGGCACAATTTATGGGAATAAATGTGTTTGATAAATTATACGCTCATGCATTGGAAGACATCAAAGAAGTTCAAATTTTATTAAAGAAATTTAAATCAAATGATTTCACAACGGAATTGGCTAATGACGAGTTAAAAGTAGTGGCTCTAAACGATAGTTATTCGATTGAGGAGAGAAAGTACGAAGAACTAACTGAAAGTCGTTTAGAACACAACAATACCCTATTAAAACTTACACAACAATTGGTGGCAGTAGATGCTAGTATTGTGGATATTGATGTGTTGGATAATAAGAAACAAAATCAGTTAGATAAAATACAGCAACTTAAAAATGATGAATCTAAAAAGTTGGAACAATTAGAACAATTCAAAGATGCTTTAATTCAAATCTCACAAAGTATAAATGAGTTGGCAACATTTGGTGATACAGATATTGAAACTGCACACACAGATTATATTCGTTTAGCATCTTTACAAACATCATCTTTGCACTCAATTGAAAAGTGTAAAATTTCGTTGGAAAAGAATGAGGAAAAGTTGGTACATTTGGCAGAGCATGAGTATGACCCAAATTGTAATTTCTGTATGAATAATGTATTCGTAAAGGATGCACAAAAAACGGAAGAAGAAGTTCGTAGTCAAAAGATTGTATTAGATGAGTTAGAAAAAAACTACGCAAAAACTTTATATAAATTAGAGCAATTGAATGGTGTAGTTGATAATTATAATGAATACACATCATTTAAACAAAAGTTTGATAAAGGTAAGTTGAGTGCTGAAAAATTAGTAGTTGATATTAAATCATATGAAAGTAAAAAGCAAGCAGCTGAACTTGAGTTACAGAACATTGAAACTTTAATACAAAGGTATCACGAAAATGAAGCTACAATCAAAAACAATAAAGTTCTTCAAAAAGATATTGATATTGCTAAAGGTAATATTGAAATTGCTGATAAAGGTATTGCCTCCGTACAAAAAGAAATGTTGTCAATAACTGGTTCAAGCTCTAGATTGCTAGAAAAGATTGCTGGTATGTACCAAAAAATCGAAGAAGCAAGTGAGTTGGAAGAAAAATATGTAACATACGATTTCTATTTAGATGCAGTAAAAAGAGATGGTGTATCTTACGATTTGATTGCTAAATCATTACCTGTAATCGAAGGTGAGGTAAATAATATCCTATCACAGATTGTAGATTTTGGTATTACTTTAACAATGGATGGGAAGAACATAACTGCTAACATTGTATATGAAGACCAAGAATGGGGATTGGAGATGTGTAGTGGTATGGAGAAGTTCATTAGTGGGTTGGCAATTAGGGTTGCACTTATTAATGTATGTAACTTACCTCGTCCTAACTTTTTAGTATTGGATGAAGGATTTGGAACATTAGATGGTGAAAACCTGCAATCAACATTCCTATTGTTTCAGTACCTTAAAACTCAATTTGATTTTGTAACAATCATTTCCCATTTAGACCAGATTAGAGATGTGGTAGATACTTTGGTGGAAATCAAAAAGGAAAACGGATACTCAAAAATCTCACACAAATAACAAAAAACCATAAGTAGGATATTTATATAAAAGAATATCCTACAATATGGCAGTAGAAGTTAAAGTTGCACCTGATAATCAACTAGAATTAAAATCGGTATTTCTTGAAGATAGGAGAGTAACTTCACAATATTTTAATCTTACCGAATTACCCGATACTTTTACGGGTGGTAAAAATGCGTTCTTAATAGCGGGTACTGATTATTTAGAACCAAACACAGAAGTGTTAGTTCAGATTAAAGATTCAAATGGTAAAGTTGTTTACACAGAAAGTTCAGATGGTTTACCTGAATACTATGAAGGTATATCAAAGGTTATAGCAGTTTATGTTTATCCATCGGATAGTGTAGAACAAGCAATTGACTCAACCGCATTCGGTCCTTGTACAATTACAATTTTAGGGGAGTTAAAGTTTTACGATAATAATGGTAGTAAAACTGAAGTACCTGAAATATGGAAGGGTAAATATAATGTTAGATATATTGGGCAAGCAAATATAAACCCAACATTAGCAAACACAACACGTGTTCGTTTCTTTAGAAGACCACAAGCAACAATTACCGAATTATTAAAACCAATTTATAGTGTATCTGGTTCATCGGTATCCGCATCTGCCATTACCGCTTCATATGCAAACATAAAACTATCTCGTTTAGAAACATTCGCAGGTGATGTAAAACGGGTAAAGGTGTATCGTACATCGGAAGGTACGGTTAGTGATTTTGAATTAATACAAGATATTCAAATTGAAGCAAAAGAATTATTGCAAACGTTTGAAGCAACTGGTAGTGTAATAACCGATACCGGCGTTTTTAATTCTCAAATACTTTCAAAGTTTTGGAATACTGGTTCCTTGTCAGCAACATTAGATACAACACAATTTTCTGGTTCAACGGCAGTTAGATTAAATGGAAGTGGTAATTTTAGATATACATCATCTTTAGATTTAAGTGATATTACCGTTTATGAATTATCATTGGATGGTTTTTATACTGGTTCATCTCAAAGTAATTTAGAAATACACATAAGTGGTTCTCAAAATGGTGATAGAACGATAAATACAATTAATGGATTATTTCCAACTCGTAATTTTACAAATTATGTAGCACAATTCTCATTACCAAAATCAGAACCAACTGCATCATTATATTTCAAACAAACGCAAGGTAATTGGTTTCTAAAAGATATTAGTTTAAGAGCATCTGCGGAAACGGTATTCTCACCAAATGAGGTATCGTTTATTGTATCAATGCCAACCAATATATCAAACGAAACATTCAACTTTAAATTTGAGTTTTTCGATGTAAATAATAACTACATTCCAGTAGCAGTTACTGCTTCAAAAACATTTACTGGTGGTAACGATAATTTAACTACATTAGCAACTACTATAACAGCCGTTAGTGGTGCTATTGATACTTTTTCTGGTTCGTATTTTGAAGATGTATTTAGTGGTAGTGCTAGTTTAAGTGGAAGTTTAACAAGCAGTATTTCAAAATCCGTATCTGAATTGTCTCAAAGTGTAAGTAGAAGTGTTGCAACTTCAACTTCGCAATCATTTTATAATCTACAAAGATTGGCAGATGGTGGATTTAGTGGTACGTTTATAGATGGTACAACGGTATTTGCACCTGTAATTGGTGGTACGGCTGGTTACATTAGTGGTAAATTCACAGTAGGTGCACCACCAAACTCAATTGTATTGGATGCAACCACATCTACTCGTAGAATTTATATAGGAACTGGTACATATAACAACACAAACACAAAAGTATATTTAGATAGTGATGGTAAATTCTCACTAACCGATAAACTTACATTTGATGGTACTAATCTTTCGATAAATGGTAATGGTACATTTAGTGGCGATTTATCAGCAGCTGGGGGTACATTTAGTGGGGCATTGAGTGGAGGTACTATTTCAATTGGTAGTGGTAACAATATATTCAAAGCAGATAGCAATGGTATATATTTAGGAAATGCAACATTTTCATCTGCACCATTTAGAGTAAGTATGGCGGGTGCATTAACCGCAACTAGTGCAACTATAACGGGTACAATAAATGTTACGGGTGGTAATGCTGAAACCACAAGTGGTGCACAATCAAAAGCCGATTCGGCGCGTGATAGTGCAATATCAACTGCATCCGGAGATGCAACTACAAAAGCCAATAATGCATATAATAACGCAGTATCCGTAGCATCTAGTGATGCAACTAACAAATCAGATGCAGCACGAAATGCGGCAATATCAGCTGCATCAACCGATGCTACAAACAAATCAAATACCGCATTTAATAACGCAGCGGCACAAGTAGCATCATTAGCAAATGGTGGATATTCAGGTACATTTATTAGTTCTACTACTATTTATTCACCTGTAATTGGTGGACAGGTTGGTTATTTTAGTGAACAATTTAGAGTAGGTAGTTCTGGAATTGTTTTGGATGGTGTAAATAAACGAATATACATAGGTGGTGGTACATTTGGTTCTGGTGGTACTGGATTTTATGTAGATAATAATGGTAATTTTTCATTAGGTGATAAATTAACTTTTAATGGTAGTACACTTTCTATAAATGGTAGTGGTACATTTACTGGTAACATTACGGGAGCGAGTGGAACTTTTAGTGGAAATTTAAGTGGTGCAAACATAACAGGTGCAACTGGAACTTTTGCTGGTAATCTAGCTGGTGCAAGTTTAAGCGGTGGTGATTTGAGAATAAGTAATGGTGGTCAAATAGTTTTTGAACCCTTTGGATTTTCTACTTATCTACTTCGAGAAGCAATGTTTACTCCACGAATACGATTGTATCAAAATACCGGAGGTAGCGGAGGCGATGATTCATTATCATTTGATTTTTTATATTCGGCATCTGGTTTAACTACTTTAGGTGTTGATGGTCTTGGTAATGTAAAAAAGGTTTCATCATCTAGAAAATATAAAAAAGAAATAACCCCCCAACCATTAGAAACAGCAAAAAGAATTTTGGATTTGAATATTGTATCTTTTAAAGATAAAGATACAACAGTTTCTAATGTACTGCATGCAGGACTTATAGCAGAAGAAGTAGCTGATTTGAATTATACGGATTGGGTAATATATGATAATTCTGGAAGTGTAGATGGTGTATATTATCAATCTATATTTTCATCCATGCTTAAAGTAGTACAAGACTTAAATAAAAGAGTAGAAGAATTAGAGGCAAAAATTAGTGGTTCTCTATAAAATATATATTTATAGTATATGAATGAATTATCAAACTATTTAGTGGAAACTTTCTTGCTAACCGAAGCAGTAAAAGAAAAGATGGTAGTATATGGTGGAAGATTTCAACCATTTCACGCTGGTCACTATAAAACATACAAACACCTTTGTTCGGTATTTGGAGCAAAGAATGTTTATATTGCAACATCAAATGTGCAAGATTCAAATAAATCACCACTTTCTTTTAATGAGAAACGTGATATTGCAGTTAAAGTGTTTGGTATCCCACCATCAAAGTTCATTCAAGTAAAATCCCCATACCAACCAGTAGAAATCTTACGTGATTTTGATTCAACCACTACTGCTCTTATTATAGCATTGGGTGAAAAGGATGCAATGAGATTGGGTGGACAATACTTTAAACCTTACAAAAATGATAAGGATATGGAAGGTTATATGACAAGAGGTTATGTATATTCTAAAACTCCATCAAACTCATTTGGTGCAACCGATGTAAGAAATATGTTTCGTAGTAATTTATCAGCAGACGAAAAGGAAAAGCAATTCCAAAAGTTTTTTGGTAAATACAATAAAGATATATTCCAAATGTTAAATAAAGAATTAAACGAAGCAAAGGAGTTTATACCGGGTGGATTATCTAAAGGTATGACATTGGCTCAAATAGCAGATAAACACAAAGTAGATTTAGATACTATAAAGAAAGAGTTTAAGAAGGGTGTGAATGTGGAAATGGAACACACTACCGATATGAGAGTAGCAGCAGAGATTGCAAGAGACCATATATTCGAAGACCCTAAATACTACGATAAGTTAATGACCATTGAAGGTGATATTGATTATGAACCAGATGCGGTAGGTTGGGAAAACATAATGAATATGGAAATTGCTGACCAGGCAACTGGTAAGAAATACCGTATCAAAGATGCTATTAAATTGGATAGAAAAGAATTTGCATACCAAGAAGCAATGCGTGTATTACATACTCATGCTTTGATGAAACAAAGACAAGTACCGGGTAACATAGAAAAGGGACAATCATCACCAAAGAGTGATAAAGTAAACCAAGTTAATTTGGGTTTATATACTGGTTATGGTGAGAGCATTGTAAAAGAAGCATCCGTAAAGGGTAGTGGGTATTCTCCACAAATCCTAAATCAGTTAGTAAAAAACCCAGATACGGGTGAAGATATTAAAGTAAGTTCCGCATTGAACTATAAACGAGACCATCCTGCTTACAAAGCTGCAATGATGTTGGTTGCAAAAGCCGGTGGCTCGGATAAGCAAAAATTACAAAAGGTTAAACAAAAAGTACAATCACCATCAGTTGCAAAAAGTGGAGAAAAAGATTCGCAAGCATCCGCAACAAAGGTTGCTAAAACGGCAGTATCAAATCCAAAAGCGGTATTAAGAGCAGTGGGCCAAAAAATAAAAAATTGGAGTGAAAAGGAAAAAGATTTTTTCAAAGGAGCACATAAGCCTCAATCTGAAGAAAGACGTAGTGTTGGACAGTGGATGGCTGATAAAGCAAAAGGTATTGTAAAGGGTGTAGTTAGAGAAGCAAAACATTTAGGGCACGAAATAAAAGAAGCAGGGGAAGGATTTAAAGCAGTTTTCTCTGGTAAAAAACCAGATGAAAAACAAAAGAAAGCAATGATTGGTATTGCTAAAACAGTAGGTTTGACTGTTGGTAGTATGTTATTGACGGGGGGTGTTGCTTCACTTGCAGTAGGACCTGCTAAATTGTTGGCAGGTGTAGGTTTACACCTTGCGGAACATATGGCAGTGGAAGTTGCAACTATGGGTATTGGTAAGGCAGTATTAAATGCCGGTGCAGAAAACATTACAGATGAAACTTACATTGAATACTTTACATTACAACTTGCCGATAATATAATGAATGGAGCTATACCACCAGCGGTTTGGGCAAAAGCGGTTGATGGATATAATAAAGACAAGGAAAGTGGCAAGGTTAGTGAAACAGATTGGGAAACTACAAACCCAAATGAATTAAAAGAAATGGCAAAGGTTGATATGGATAAGGTAGAAAAATACGCTGACTCTCAATTATCACCTGAAGATGTTGTATTAGGAAAAGAAACAGACCATTTTTTCCAAAGATTGAATGACCCTCGTAATGGTAAAGAAATATCACCAGCAGAACTAACTGGTTTCTTTAAAAGATTAGCAAAGAATAAGAAAAAGTTTTTAGAGTTTATCAAACAATACAATGAATTTGTAGTAAAGGATAAACGAACTGGTATTAACATTCCATTTATGGTTCAAGCAAACAAATTGATTGCTAAAACTATAATGAGAAAAGATGATTTCAAATCATCAACACCTGTTTATCAAGTAGAAGATAAATTAAATGAAATAACAAAGGGCATATTTGGTGGAACAATCAAAATAGGTGGACAACCTGTAAAGATTGAGGTTGAATTGATTGGTGCCGATAACAAGACTAGAGAGTTTGTGACAAAAGTGGTTCACATAGATAGTAAGTATTTCAGTAAATTACCAATAGGTTCTACATTTAGAATACCAGCAAGATTATTTACAACACCCGGCGGCGGTTGGTATAAAGTTAAACATAGTGCGTTTGGTGAAGCAATTACTAGTAAAAATCACGAACCAGTTGGTACAGCAGATGCTAACTTTAATAAACACCATAAGAGTTCATCATATACACCGGATTACGGATATGAACCGGAGTTTGATACGATAGATTTTGATGATGATAATAGAGAAAAGCAACCAGGCCATCAAACTGATACAAAAGATACTCAAAATCGTGGATACGAACCATACAAAAAGAAAACAAAATCTGTAAACGAAAGTTTGTTAATGGAAGGTGGTGCTTATGGACATATGAATCATCCATTTGATACTGATATAAACCTAACATTTAAAGATTTAAAAACTATTGTTAGTAAAGCATTGGATGGTGAGTTGGGTGTAGTTAGAGAAAAAACGGATGGACAGGCATTAGCAATCAGTTGGAAAAATGGTAGATTAATTGCAGCAAGAAACAAAGGGCATTTGGCAAATGCTGGGGAAAATGCATTGGATGCTTCTGGTATGGCTTCAAAATTTGCTGGTAGAGGAGCATTGAGTGATGCATACAACTTTGCTATGAAAGATTTGGAAAGTGCTATTAGAGGATTATCGCAAGCACAAAAAGATAAAATCTTTATGAATGGTAAAGCATTTATGAATTTAGAGGTTATTTATCCAACATCTGTAAATGTTATTCCTTATGGGCAAGCATTGTTAGTATTTCACAACGCAGTAGAATACAACGAAGCCGGAAACGCTATTGGACAAATAAAAGGAGCTGAAAGTATATTGGCCGGTATGATAAAGCAAGTAAATGCACATATCCAATCTAAATATACAATACAAGGCCCACCAATTGTTAAATTACCAAAGAGTGAAAATTTAAGCTCACAGAAAAGTAAATTCCTTGCAAAAATATCTAAATTACAAGGTGAGTTTACTTTGCCAGATAATGCTGGAGTAGCAGATTACCATCAAGCGTGGTGGAAAACTTATATACAAAAAGGTTCTAAAGGTTTAACATCATTGGAAATCGAAGGTTTAACAAAAAGATGGGCGTTTGGTGATAAATCATTCCGAATCAATTTAATTGGTGATGAAAAAGCTAGAGCTTGGGCTGATGGTATTGAAAAACAAAGTAAGGATAAGATTGCAAAGGAAAACCTAATGAAATTTGAAGAAATATTTTTAGGTGTAGGCGCAGAAGTTTTACAATTTATGCAATCAGTATTGACTGCATCTCCAAATGAAGCACTACAAGCAATCCGTAAAAGATTAGACTCTACGATAGATAAAATAAAAGCAGAAGGTACACCCGCTCAAATTGAAAAAATGAAATTGGAATTAGAAAGATTAAATTCAATTGGTGGATTTGAAAAGATAGTTCCAAATGAAGGAATTATATTCACATACAAAGGTAATGTATTTAAGATGACTGGAGCATTTGCTTCATTAAATCAATTGTTAGGAATATTTTACTAAAATATAAAAACTATATATTTATATATATAAAACAAAACAATAAGTTATATGAGTAAGAAATATATGCACCCATCCAGAAAAAAGATTTTGGATATAGCTTTTAACAGAGATAATGGTGGAACAAACACACATGGTTGGTCTACTACAAAGCAGGATAGAGCAGTTGGTGAAGAGTGGACGGATAGTGATGGTGTAACTTGGGTACAAGAAAAGGGATATAAGATTGTTAAATCTAAATTCGATGGAATTAGGGAATACATACAATCATTATCTACTTGTAAAAGTAAAAATTGTAGAACAGTTAAGAAAACTCAAAAACATTTACAATTTATTCGTAAGACTGGTTACTGTATAGATTGTTTAGCTGAAAAAGAACAAACATTCAGAGTAAAAGGTAATTGGAACGAATACGAAAAGTGGAAAATTGCATCTTACGAAATTGAGTTTTTAAAAGATTTAATTAAAAAGTTCAACGAAGCATTAGTAGATGCAAGTAAAGAACATATATTTGCCAACTCGGATGGTACAACTGAAAAGTGGTCATACGATGGTGATTTGGAAGAGTTAAAAAGTAATATCAAAAATGATATTGCAGAAGCCGAAGAAAACATATCTGGTTATCAGAAAATAAAAGATGATAGCTGGGAAATAATAAAAGAAGATTATGCTAAAGTTTTTACAGAATAATATCAAATGGATTGTGATTTTTGCAACTGCTGGAATCGTATGGTACAAATGTACTAAAGGCGATGGTAAAGTAGGTGAAACTATAAATGTAGATGGAAAAAACTACGAGTTGTTAAAACACAAAATTGATACTGTAATAATAGACCACACCAAAATAAAATATGTTAGAGGTAAAGATATTTACCACGAAACAATTGTTGAAAAAGAAAAAAAAATAGAAGTTCCCGTATACACAAAAGGAGATACAATTAGAATAGTTCAATCGTATAACCAAAAGGTTTTGTATAAAGATAAATTAGTTTTAGATAATGATTTGGGAATGATTGAACTTACAGATACTTTATACCAAAATAAAATATTAGGTAGAAAGTGGAACGCTACGATTAAAGAACGAACTATTACTGATACAAAGATAGTAAAAGAACTACCTAAAAATCAAGTATATGTTGGTATAAACGGAGCATTAGATAAGGTAAATTTCGGCAATTCAATTGGTACAGGTGTAATCCTAAAAACAAAAACAGATAAATTATACCAATTAAATCTTGGTATATCCAATCAGCAATCAACCAATGGTGGAAATCAGGTAGTTCCATACATAGGTGGTGGTGTATATTGGAAAATCCGTATTAAATAATAGGTAAGGCATTATGGCCGTAAATCAAACAAAATCTCTGCAAGATGCAGTAAAAGAACAATACAAACGTTGTGCAAAAGACCCCGTCTATTTCATGCGTAAGTTTTGTAAAATCCAACACCCAGTTCGTGGGAAAATACCATTCGATTTATATGATTTTCAAGAAGGAGTATTAAACGATTTTAAAGATAATCGTTTTAATGTTGTTCTAAAATCACGCCAATTAGGTATATCTACATTAGTTGCGGGTTATGCACTATGGTGTATGATATTCAACGAAGATTATAACGTGTTGGTTATTGCAACAAAGCAAGAAGTTGCAAAAAACTTGGTATTAAAGGTGAGAGTAATGAACCAATTCTTACCAGTATGGTTAAGGGTACAAGAGTCTGAAGATAACAAACTATCTTTAAGATTAAAGAATGGTTCTCAAATCAAAGCAATTTCATCCAAACCAGATGCAGGACGTTCGGAAGCCTTATCACTATTGGTATTTGATGAGGCAGCCTTTATTGATTACATTGAAGAGATTTGGACATCGGCACAATCTACTCTATCAACGGGTGGTGCGTGTATAGCATTATCTACACCAAATGGTATTGGTAATTGGTTTCACCAAACTTGGGTAAAAGCAGAAAATGGTGAGAATTTATTTCATCCAATTAAACTCCATTGGACGGTTCACCCTGAAAGAGATAATAGTTGGAGAGAGGAGCAGGAAAAGCAATTAGGACCAAAGGGAGCAGCACAGGAATGTGATTGTGACTTTATCAGTTCTGGAGCAACGGTAATTCAACCAGAAATTTTAACAAAGTACATAGAAGCATATGTTAAAGACCCAATGTATAAGCGTGGGTTTGATAATAACTTATGGGTTTGGGAAGATGTAAATTATACAAAGAGTTATATAGTTACGGCTGACGTTGCAAGGGGAGATGGGGAAGATTATTCTACTGCCCATGTTATAGAAGCAGAGAGTTGTGAGCAAGTTGCTGAATATAGAGGTAAAATTGAACCAAAAGATTTTGGTAATTTCCTAATCAATTTAGCAACTGAATATAACGATGCTTTACTAATCATTGATAATGCATCAATTGGTTGGACAACTATCCAACAATGTTTAGATAGAAACTACAAAAATTTATTCTGGTCTAACAGAGATATTAAATATGTAGATATTGATACTCAATTTACTAATAAGTTTTACAGAGATGAAAAGCAAATGGTTCCTGGCTTTAGTATATCATCTAAAACCCGCCCGTTGGTAATATCAAAGATAGACACTTATATGAGAGATATGAGTGTTATTATTCATAGTAAGAGAACAATTGATGAGTTCTTTACATTTATTTGGAATAATGGTAGAGCGGAAGCGGCAAGAGGTTACAATGATGACTTGGTGATGGCATTGGGTATGGGATTGTGGATTAGAGATACCGCATTACGTTTAAGACAAGAAGGAATTGATTTGACAAGACGTTCTATTGAGGGGTTTGTTCAAACATCGCATGATAGTTTATACACACCTGGTATGTTTGGTGATGACCCATACAAAATGCAAACTGGGCATGGTGATGAGTTTGAAGATTTAAGATGGTTGTTACGATAGGTTAAACTCAATTTTGTTATATTTATATATTGTATAGATTTAATAATACTAATATGAAACTACGGGATTTACTTAAAGAAAACTCTCCTTGTTGGGATGGATATAAGCAAATTGGTATGAAAATGAAGAACGGAAAGGAAGTTCCTAATTGTGTACCAAATTCAAACGAAGCTATTGAGGATGATGATTACGATGAGTTGGATGTAGAAGAGGAAGATATTGATGATTTTATTGCTTTCTTAAAAGCATATAAAAATACATTAGATGAAGCCAATTGTAATTGTGTATTTGAAGCAGAATATCAAGGTAGAGATGTTAAATTGGGTAAACCAATGAGAGGTGATGTTAAAAAGTTTAAAGTATATGTAAAAAATCCAGCAGGTAATGTTGTTAAAGTAAACTTTGGACATGGTGGTACATCAGCAGCATCTAAAGGTGAAAAAACAATGAGAATAAGAAAATCTAATCCTGATGCAAGAAGGTCTTTTAGAGCAAGACACAATTGTGACCAACCCGGTCCAAGACACAAAGCAAGATATTGGTCTTGCAGAAAGTGGTAAAATAAAAATAATAAAGGTTATATAATTAAACAAACAGAAAGCTAAATGGCAACAGATAAATCATTTTTTGGTAGGTTAAACAAACTATTCTCTACATCGGTAATCGTAAGAAAGCAGGGGAATAAGTTAAAGGTAATTGATTACGATGAAACTCAATCAATTGCAACTAATCTACGTGATAGATATATGAGATTACACTCATCGGCTATGAATAATACCTATGAGAATTATCTTGCATACCAACAAATCCGTCAAGAACTTTTTAGAGATTATGATGCTATGGATGCTGACCCAATTATTGGTGCCGCATTAGATATTTACGCAGAAGAATCTACATCTAAAAACGAGTACGGAAAAGTATTAGAAGTTAGAACAAACAACGAACAAATAAAATCTATATTAGAAAACTTATTCTATGATATTATAAACGTTGAGTTCAACTTATTCCCTTGGGTAAGAAGTTTGGTTAAATATGGTGACCATTTTTTACATATTGAAATTGCAGAAGAGTTGGGTGTTGTAGGAATACAACCACTTTCAGTTTATGAAATTACTCGTGTTGAAGGATATGACCCAAACAATTGGCAATCAGTTAAGTTTGTACACACTCCATTAGCAACTAAATCACTTTATGTAGCTGGACAAAAAACAGAATACGAAAACTATGAGATTGCTCACTTTCGTATGTTGACTGATACTAACTTTTTACCTTATGGTAAATCAATGTTAGAGAGTGCAAGAAGATTGTGGAAGCAAATTACTTTGATGGAAGATGCGATGATTATACACCGTATCAGTAGAGCACCACAAAAACGTATCTACAAAATTGATGTGGGTAATATTCCTACAAATGAGATTGATAACTACATTCAACGTATTATCAACAAATCAAAGAAAGCACCTATTATCAACGCAGATACTGGTGAGTACAACTTAAAGTATAATATCCAAAACTTGATGGAAGATTTCTATCTGCCAGTTCGTGGTAGTGATAGTGGTACTGAAATCTCTAATTTAGATGGTTTAGAGTATGCTCCTATTGATGATATTAACTACTTAAAAGATAAAATGTTTGCGGCATTAAAAATACCAAAACAACATTTAGGATTTTTGGAGGATGGTAATTCTAAAGCTACATTAGCAGCTATGGATATGAGATTTGCCAAAACTATTGAAAGAGTTCAAAGAATTGTAACATCTGAATTAGAAAAGATAGCAATCATTCACTTATACTCACAAGGTATTGAGGATGAACAATTAACTGATTTTGAATTATCATTGACTATCCCATACACAATTTATGAGCAATCTAAAATTGAATTATGGTCATCTAAAGTAGATTTGGCTAGAACGATGGGCGATTTAAAATTGATTTCTAAAGATTGGGTTTACAAAAATGTATTCAATTTCAGCGATGATGATGTTGAAGATATGAAAGAAGGTTTAATTAAAGATGCTAAAAATCTATTTGTATTAACTAATTTAGAAACAACTGGAAAGCCAGAAGGACAACAAGAGCAAGGTGGAATGATGGGTGGACAACCTGAAATGGGTGGTGAAGAACAACCAACAGAAGACCAACCAGAAGAAGATGAGTTCCCAACAGGTGAACCATTGGATGTTGAAAAGACTATACAAGATTTAAAATCAAAGTTAGGACAAACACCAAACGAATCAGTAAAAGCAGCAGGTAGACCTCGTCATGTAAATCGTATGGGTAAAGATGACCATATGTATGGTAGAGATGCGTTAGGTGATAAGGAGTTGAGGAAATTGAGTAGAAGTAATGAAAATTTCATCAAATCAATCAAAAAAACTTTGAAATCGGGTGGAGCAAAGGTGATAATGGAAGGTAAGAGTATGATGGATGAGCAAAATATAATCGAATAAAATTATTATTAAATAGATATTATATATTTATATTTGGAATAAAGAATAAATGAAACAGATAAAACACTCAAAGTTTAGAAATACGGGCTTTCTTTTCGAACTATTGGTTCGTCAAGTAACCTCTGACATCCTTTCCAATCGCAAAAGTATTGCAGAAGGGTTGTTAAAGAAGTATTTCAACTCTAAAACGGAATTAGCAAACGAATTAAAATTATATCAATTCATTGTAAATGAAAAATATAATAATGAAAATCGTGCTGAAAGATTTATTGATGCGGTAATTGATAATCGCAAAAAATTAGATGAGAAAAAAATACTTAAAGAAAAGTATAATCTTATCAAAGAAATAAAAGAAAATTATCAAATAGATGATTTTTTAAAATCACAAATTCCAAACTATAAAGTTCTTGCTTCGGTATATAAGATATTTGAATTTAATTTGAATACTGAAAGTTCTTATGACCCGAAAGATTTTGTAAATACTAAATTTGCAATCGTAGAACATCTTACATCTAAACCAGTTGCAAACGCAAAAGCGATAGATAAAATCAACGAAGCTCTTAAAAAAGAAGATAAAGAAATCCGTTTACTAACATACAAAATGTTGGTGGAGAACTTTAATAAAAAATACAAATCCTTAAATGATAAGCAAAAGGGTATATTAAAAGAATATATCAATTCATTTACTAACTCGGATAATCTTAAAGCATTTATTACAAACGAAGTTGTTGCTCTAACTAAAGAACTAACTAAAACGGGTAAAGAAATAAAAGATAAAGTTACCAAAATTAAGTTGGCTGAAACAATCAATCAGTTAAACAAAATTAAAACCGCATCTAAAATTACAGATACACATATTACATCTGTTATTATGGGATATGAGTTAGAGAAAGTATTAAGAGGAACTCAAAATGGCATTATCTAGTAGAGATAGATTAAAGGAAATTATCCGTACAAAACTTCGTGAAAGAAATACAACAACTAACGAAGAAACTACAACTGCTTCAGTTGATGGGTATCAAACTCCATTTGCATTCGGTAAAAACACACAAGCTGATAAAGAGCGTAAAGCTAAATCATCTGGAACTGGATATGAATTAGCTGAAAATCGTTGGTTAGCACTTAAAAGAGATGAAACTCGTTCACCAGAACAAAAAATCAATTTAGGTGTTAGAGAAATCAAAAACCAATTAGCAGAGGTAGAAAGATTTTTAGGTTGGTACAACAAACTTAAAATGGAAAACGGAGTAAAGAACGAAGATTTCTACAAAAGAACAAACACAAGTATCTTTCGTATAAAAGAAAGATTAAATAAAATAGCAAGAACAATTATAGATTTTTAATATGAGACATTTATCAAAATCGGGTATCGTTACTCTTCAAGCATTAGGTGGACCAATTGGTTCAAGAACTGCAAAAGTTCAAGAGCAACAATTAGAGGAAACAAAGTTCATCGCATTCTTTATGGGTAAGAAAATTGATATTGATGGAAAAGACCTTTATGATGCAAAACAAAAAGCAATTACTCAATTAAAAGTTCCTAAATCAAAAGTTGGTTTATTAGCAGTTGTAAGTGCAGAGTCTCAAAAAAATCAAGACTTTAAGTTTGAATCAGTAAACGAAGGTAAGAAAGTATTCAAAGTAAATCCTGGTATTGGTAGTTCAAAGTATAGTATCAGTTCTCACGATGGTGTTAAAAAACACAAAGATGGTAGTGATTTTTATGATATACAGATTTTTAAGAACAAAGTAGATTTGGAAAGGGGAATTAAAGATTATAAAAGTAAAGGATTTGTTGAAGAAAATATTGAAAATGTAGCAAATGGTTTACCACAAACTATGGGTAAACAAAAATCATTAAAGAGAGAAGCATTAAAATCAATCGTAAGAGAGGTAATGCAAGAGGAAGCAGAATACCAAAAGTTTTTCCAAAAAGTAATGGATAAAGCTGGTAAATCTATTCCATCTATGAGTGATGATGAAAAGAAAGCATTTTTTAATAAAGTAGATACAGCTTGGAAAGCAAAAACGGAGAGAGATTAATTATGTTACTAAAGAGAGGTGATAATAACGAAGATGTAAAGAAATTACAGGTTAAATTGGGTTTAGACCCAGTTGGTAATTTTGGACCAAAAACGGAAGATGCAGTTAAAGCATGGCAAGCAAAAAATGGTTTGGCAGCAGATGGTATTGTGGGACCTAATACTTGGAATAAAATTATGGGTATTACCGTAGTTCCAAAGCCAGTAGCAGCACCTACACCTCCTCCAGCTCCTGCACCTGTTGCAGCACCTGCCCCAACAGTAGTATCATCGCCATCTTATCCTGGTTTAAAATTAGATAAATTAAAAGGACACATTCCTGCTAATGTAATCGCTATGATTCCAGATACTGCAGTAAAGTTCAATATAAATACTCCTTTAAGATTAGCACACTTTTTGGCACAATGTGGACATGAGAGTGGTGGTTTTAAGGCAACACAAGAAAACCTAAACTATTCTGCAAAAGGATTGATGGGTATATTTAAGAAATACTTTCCAACGGTAGCAATGGCAACGGCATATGAGAGAAAGCCAGAGATGATTGCAAGTAGAGTATATGGTGGACGTATGGGAAATGGAGCTGAAGCAACTCGTGAGGGCTATAAGTTCAGAGGACGTGGGTATATTCAATTAACTGGAAAGGAAAACTATACCGCATTCGGTAAGTCCATCGGTGAAGATGTTTGTGCAAACCCAGATGTGGTTGCCTCCAAATACGCTTTACTCTCGGCAGCTTGGTTCTTCTCTAAAAACGGATTACATAAGTTAGCTGATGGTGGTTCTTCCGATGCGGTAGTTACACAAATAACAAAAAGAGTAAATGGTGGTACAATAGGATTGGCAGACCGTATTCGTCATTTTAAAGAGTATTACTACTTACTATCATAAGATATGGCATTATTAATAGAACACAACCTTTTTGAAGGTAAGATACAAGAAGATGAAAACGGAAAGTTTTTGGTTAAAGGCGTTTTGCAAAGAGCAGATGCTCCTAACCAAAATCATCGTATCTATCCTCTTAACATATTACAGAGGGAAGCAAAGAAATACGAAACCCTAATACAAGAACGTAGAGCATTAGGTGAATTAGACCATCCAGAATCAACTGTAATCAACTTAAAGAACGTATCACACAACATCAAAGAGATTTGGTGGGATGGTAAAGATTTATGTGGTACAGTAGAAGTTCTTTCAACTCCGTCTGGTAACATCTTAAAAGAGTTATTCAAACACAATATTCGTTTGGGTATTAGTAGTAGAGGTATGGGTTCAGTTAAACCTATGAGAGAGAATACGGTAATGGTACAAGAAGATTTCGAACTAATTGGTTGGGATTTTGTATCTAACCCATCTACACATGGTGCATTTATGTCTCCAACGGCTATGAATGAAAGCGTACAAAGAGAAATTGAAGAGTGTGGTAAGTGGTGTAAAGCACAAGACCTAATGAGACAAATAATAGAAGAATTAAACTAATAAAAATATGGCATTTAATATAACGCAATATATGGCTTCTAATAAGATTAAAGCCAAATCCAATGAGCAAGAACGAAGAGATTTATTAGAAGCAGCAATGCACGCTATGACTCGTGAAAAATCATTAGATAGATTAAAAGAGGTCAAACACAACATTGCACCTTATAGCAAAGAAGCTATCAAGCACATTGATATGGCAATCAAACTTATAGAACAATTTGAAGCAAAATAATATGATAAAGTTAAAGAAATTATTGGGAGAAGGTGAAGATAAAAAAGCACCTAAACAAACTTTAAGCAACGAAGCAAGAAGACACTTTTTAGAAATCATTTCTACTTATGGTTCATTTGGACCAAAGTTAAAGAATGAGAATGATTTGGCACAAATTGCTGAAACATTGGGTGCAATCACAGATGCAGCTAGTGAGTTTGCTATTAAAGAAGCCGGTAATCACTTTGATGATGTGACTGTTAAACGTAATATGAATGAGTTGAACAAACTATCATCTCAATTCGAAAAGATAGCTAACGAGGCAAAGTCATTACATTCACAAATGGAAAATCTATACGAAGATATGGGACACATTATAGGACGTTACTATGGTGTTAGTGAATTGAGTGAAGAAGAAGTAAACCAAAGATTGGGTATCCGTAGCGAAGAATTAGTTGGTAATCAACATAAATTAGATTTGGATAAGGATGGTGATATTGGTTCAGACGATTTGGCAGATTTAAGAGCTGGTAAAAAAAAAGTTGAAACCGTAACCGAAGCAAATGATTTGAAAGTATATCACAAATCATATACCGAAGCAATACAAACTGCAAAAGAATACGCTTTGAAACGAGGGTATATGGTAGATGATGATGACTCATTTAGAAAAATTGGAATGGGACCAAAAAGACCATCCGAAGGTAAAACTAATAAGATGTCGGTAGAACTTACCAAAGGTGGTAAACCAGCAAAACAACAATTACACATTCAGGTATACGGAATGAAAAACGGATACGAATTAAACTGCTATATAGGATAATGATAAAGTTAAAAGAATTATTGAACGAGGAAACTTGGAAAGCAGAAAAAAGTGTAATAACTTTGGATGGTGAAAAAGTTGGCGATTATTCATACGATAGAGATTCAGATTCATTTTGGATGGACAACATAAAAGGTTCAGGTCAAAAATCATTTGATACAACAGGTGAAATGTTGGCTTATATAAAAGCACACAAAGCCGATTATCTTAAAGCAAGACACGCATATGTTAAGAAAGGATATGTAAAAGAGGTTAAGTATCCAACTAATTTATATGTTGGTTCTGTAATTTTAGGAATTGGTTTTACCGGATTAAAAGGAATTGAAGGTGGTAAATACTATAAAGTTGTTGAAATGGATGATACAACCGCAACATTAGTACCATCGGATGAATATGGGAGAGTAAAAGGTTCAAAGAAAGTTAGACATAAATTATCTTCAATTGAAGGTGGTATTAAAACTGCTAGCAGAGGTGATGAAAATGGAATAGAATCTGTAAATTAATTAATAAAAGTATGATAAAGCTAACCGATTTGATGAAAGGACATGGTAAGTTTGAACAAGGAGTTGTTTATTCTAACCCATACCATACTGCATTCAAACCGCAAGTTAAAGAAGAGGTATTAGAAGAAGCACAATCTGTTAGTATTGATTTTGCTAAAGCTGGCGGAGTTAAGTTCTACGCATCATCAAAAGATGGCAATATTGTTTTAATTCCAGCTTCAATAAAAGATTCTACAAATGTAGATACAATTAAAAAGAGTTTGGGAGATAATGATTTTTTATCAGCATTAGAAACTCGTATAGAAAAGAAATTAGGATTAAAAGTAGTTGCAAATAAAAGACATAGTGGTGCTGGGTATTCATTTGAAATAGATATGGATACATTATTGAAGAAACTATAATGATTAAGTTAAAAGATATATTAAACGAAAAGGTAGAAGGAAACAAAGTAATTTGTGATAACTGTGATTGGATGTGGGATATAGCTGAAGGTGGTGATAAACCATACACTTGTCATAAATGCGGTACTGATAATACACCTATAAAAGAAGACCTACGGAAATGGTTTAAAGAAAAGTGGGTAAACATAGGTAAAAAGGTTGATGGAAAACACCCACCATGTGGTACATCTGGTGAAAAGAGTGGATATGCTAAATGTGTTCCTGCGGCAAAAGCAGCTGGAATGAGTAAAAAAGAAAAGGAGTCTGCAACTCGTAGAAAGAGAGCAGCACAAAACGCAGCAGATAGAGGTGGTAGTGATAGTAAAGGACAAGGTAAAACTCCTATATATGTTTCTACAAAGAAAAATGAGTTGGCAGAAAAGTTAGATTTATTTTTAGAAAAGAATTGCCCAACTGACCCAGCAAAATGGTCTGCTTCTAAATCCGCAGCAAAATCAAAGTTTGATGTTTATCCATCTGCATATGCAAATGGTTGGGCAGCAAAAAACTACAAATCAAAAGGTGGTGGTTGGAAAACCTGTAAATAACATGATAAAGTTAAAAAGTATATTAAAGGAAAAGTTAGATAATAACGAATACCAAATGGTAGATGGGATTATTGATATTCTAAATCAAGTATTAGATGTAGAAAATCGTAAATCTATTGCCGATAATATGGTAAGACAATTCAAAGATGAAGGTATCAAATTTGATTATAGTAAATTCTACAACGCAATTGGGTGTTCGGAGTCTATGGTTAAAGAAGATGGATTTCCAGGTGGAGCAGGTGTAGGTTTATCATTACCAGGTGGATATATAAATGGTGCTCCATCATATGATAAAGTAAAATCAACAAAGAAAAGAATACAAAACGATAAAAATCAACGTTACACCAAAGTAGAGCAAAAGTAAAGTTATTATGATTAACATTGAAGTAAAAGACGGTAATATAACCGGAGCATTAAAGAAATTAAAGAAAAAGTTTGATGCAATTGGTGTTGTTAAAGAATTAAGAGATAGACAACAATTTACAAAACCATCAGTTACAAAGAGAGAAATGATGGAAAAAGCTGAAAGAAAACAATTAGTTCAGCAAAAAGACCTTTACAGAGGTAAAAAATTAAAAGAAATACCAAAAAAATTTCGTAGTTTATACAAATAATTTACTTTTTTTTCAAAAAGTATATATGTATATTATGTAATACCAATATAATTTGGTTAATATCCTGTTAGTTGATGAATAGTTTATCCTTATATAAACTCACCGAAAATCTAACACAATTCTATTAGGCCCGAAATCAATGGGTTTAGAAAAAATCAAGTATAAAGAATGGCAAGTTCAAAATTGTTAAAAGAAGCAATCGCTGATGCTAAAGCTGTAAGAGAAACTGCATTAGCAAACGCAAAACTTCAATTAGAGGAAGCATTTACTCCTCGTTTGAAGTCAATTCTTTCTCAAAAATTACGTGCAGAAGCTGAAGATATGGAAGCTGATGACGAAATGCATGAGGAAGAAGAAGAAGACAAAATGGAAGAAGAATTAAGTTCTTCTAACATTGGGGGTGGTGCACAACCAACTTTAGATTCAGCAGAAGCTGAAGATGAGTTAGGTGCAGCAGACGTAACTAAAACTTCTGGTAAGCCAGAGGATGAGGTTGAAGATTATGATTTCGCTAAATCAATCACAGAAGAAGAGGAAGAAGAAATGGAAATGGAAGAAGGTGAAGGTGAAGACGAAATGGAAATGGAAGAAGGCGAAGAAGAAATGGAAGCTCCATCTGAAGATGATTTAGATTTAGAAGCTATTATTCGTGAATTAGAAGACGAATTAGGAACAGATGATGAAATGGAAGAAGATGCAGATGATGTTGATACTTACATGAACGCAGATGATTCAGATTCATCAATTTCGGAAGAAGATGAAGAAGAAGAAAATCCTAACGCAGAAAAAATCGCTGAATTAAGAAAAGAAATAGCTAAATTAGAAGGCTATGGTGAAGACGAAGAAGCTTCTGAAATGGAAGAAGGTGAAGAAGAAGGTGAAGAAGAAGAATTAAACATCGAATCTATCATCAAAGAATTAGAAGACGAAGAAGCAGCAGAAGAAGAAGAGAAAGCAGCAGTAGCAGAAGCAAAATCATTGAAAAATGAATTGAGACAAGCAATATCTGTAATCAAAACTTTGAAGTCTACAATCAATGAGATTAACTTATTGAACGCTAAACTTTTATATTCTAACAAATTATTTAGAGGATACAACTTAACTAACGAACAAAAATCTAAAGTTATTGATTCATTCGATAGAACTGGAACAATTCGTGAAGTTAAATTGGTTTACTCAACAATCGCCGAATCTATGAAGATGGGTGGAAGTGTTAAGAAAGTAGAATCTGTAAAAAGAATTACTGAAGGAGCTTCTAAACCACAAAAGAGTACAGGTGTAAAAAAACAAATCATCAGCGAAAATTCTGCTTACTCTGATAGATTTAAACAATTAGCAGGATTAATTAAATAACAAATAAGGAACAAAAACAAATGGCACAATTTGATTTAAACAAATTAATGGAAGGCAAAAACCCAACTGCGGTTATGCTTGAGCAAACTCGCGGGTTGAAAAACAAGTGGGAAAAAACTGGTTTATTAGAAGGCTTAACTGGTGCAACTGAAGAGCACGGAATGGCTGTAATTTTAGAAAACCAAGCAAAACAATTATTAGATGA